GGGGGTCAGGCCACAGCCGGTCGCCAGCACACGGTCAATGACGTACTGCGGCTGGTTGCTGATGGCGAAGTCCCGCTGACCCTGCTCGACGTGCCACTTCATCCGGCGAAGTCGCGCCTCGACTGCCGCCCTGACCAGCTCTGTGCTGTCGTCCATCAGGACGACCACACTCGTCGGCAGCGCCGTGGGCCAGAAGGCTGACCAGTCCGCGTTTGCGGCGAGGGCCGCAGCAGCCTTGGCCAGCATTTCGTCTAGGTTGACGAAGTTCCACTGGGGTATGGCCCTGAGCTGCTTCTGTTCGGCTTCGTACATGGTGTCTCCGGGGCTACTACGGGGTGGGTCGGGAGTCTGAGCCGCTACCAGCGACGGTAGCTGCCCCGACCTTGGCTCCGGCCCCGGCGGGGCTGCTGGTAGCTCTGGTTGCTGCGGTTCAGGTCTTCAGCCGTCTTCCAGCAGAGGTCGGCACAGACCTGGTTGCCGCCGGTCTTGACGCCCGTGTGCTTGTTGGTGCGGACCTTGCTCACGAACTTCGGGGCTCCGCAGTGGCAGCGCGGGATGCTGACCACAGCCTTCCAGCAGTCCCGCATCCGCAGGATGACCCGCTTGGTGATCTCGTCGATGACGCCCGTGCGGTTGACCCGCTTCTGAGCGGAGGCGATGCCACGCTCGCGGCCGTCTCGGCTGCGGTACATGACGCAGACCCGGATGGCGTCCTTGGCGACCGCTCTGGTCATGTCGCCTTCGATGGTCGAGTAGACCAGCACCCTGATCTTGCCGTCCGTGTTCGGGACCTCTCGGGCGAACACTCGCTCCTTGGTTCCGTCGATGGTCGTCTCGATGAAGAGCGCCCTTGCGAACAGGGCCAGCAGTTCGGTCGCCAGCGTGCGGCGGTGGTCTCGGTCGCGGGGGTCGTACTTGCTCGTCGGGTGGGTCATCGCTTGCTCCGTATCGTTCGTCCACCTCCACTACTGACGGGGTTATGTTTCTGAGCCCCAAATCGCAGATAGTTTCCGCGAAAATAGGGGCTCAGAACGCAGGGCACGTCAGTAGTAGGGGTGAAGGAGAGACATGGCACGACGACCCCGAACGCTGGTGATCTTGAGCTACGGCCTTGGCTGGGACAGCACCGCCATCCTGGTCCGCTGGCTGCTCGACCCCTCCAGCCGAGACTTCGACCTCCGCGACCTCATCGTCGTCACGGCGATGACGGGGGACGAGTTCAAGTCGATGGGCGTCCTGGTCGAGAAGTACATCCTCCCCCTGATGCGAGCCCACGGAGTCCGCTTCGTGCAGGTCGCTCGCGGCGGGGCCAGCACCCGCGCTGGCGTCACCATCCTCGATGACTCCCGCTCCCCCACGAAGGTCTACCTCGACGGCGTCTACAAGCTGTCCGACGAGATGCTGGAGTCAGCCACCGTCCCGCAGTTCGGTGGAGCCCGACTCTGCTCGCAGAAGCAGAAGGGCGTCCCCCTCGACTTCATCATCGACAAGCTGACCAAGGGCAAGCCCTTCCGACACGTCATGGGCTTCAACGCCGACGAGTTGAACCGGGTCGCCCGCGATGCCAGCTACTCCACCGTCACCCGCAAGTCCGAGTACCCGCTGGTCACCTGGGGCTGGGGCCGGGCGAAGCTCTCCGAGTACGTCCGCGAGTCCCTCGGTGTCGAGTGGGAGAAGAGCTGCTGCACCTTCTGTCCGTTCGCTGGCTCCTGCAAGGCCGAGAAGATGGAGGCCCTGACCTCCCGCTACACCGCCGAGCCCGAAGCCGCCGTGCTGGCCCTGACCATCGAGCGTCGGTCCCTGGCGATGAACGTCCGCCAGCCCCTCTTCGCCAAGACCTCCCTGTTCGACGTGCTGGCACAGACCGATCCCGCACTGGTCGCCCTCTTCGAGAAGGACTGGAACTCCGCGAAGGCCTGGAGCCTCTACCGCGTCCGCCGCAGCTTCCGTGGAGTCGGACAGGCCGTCCGCAGCCTGGAGTGCATCGCCACCGGCCCGAAGGCCCGGATGCTTGCCCGGCAAGCATCGTTCGGCGAGGTGGAGCACACCGCTGGTTCGCCCCGTGTCTTCGTGCAGCGCAAGGTCGAGGACGTGTTCCCCGTCAACGAGGATATGTACGTCGTCGCCCCGGCTGGTGTCGCCCCGAAGACCAACGCGATGTTCGACGCCTACTGGGTCCGCACCGGAGAGGTCGAGGCAGCCCGAGCGACCGGGGCCGATGAGCCCTGTCCGAAGGCACGGGCGATGAGCTTCGTGCTCCGGTACGTCGTGACCCACGCGGCCAACACCTTCACCAAGGGCGATGTCCAGCGAGCCGCCGGAGCCTCCGGGGTCTTCACCAAGGAGGCCGGAGCCGCCTACGACGAGCTGAAGGCCGAAGGCCGGTTCGGCAAGGTCGGCAAGCGCATGACTCTGGCCCCCGCCGCCTGGGGCTCAGTCGAAGCCTCACCCGCGTAGTCGGAGCAAGGAGATCCATGCCCAGGTACACCAAGGCGCAGAAGGAACGAATGACCCGCTGGGCAGCTCGGTGGTGGGCTCAGTGCTTCAACGAGTGTCCGCCCCGGCACCCGAATCGAGAGCTTCACGCTCGGGCCTACGGCTTCTGGATGAACCGCACCGACCCGCTGCTCTCCCTGGATCTTGACGCGCTGTACGCGAAGACCGACGAGCTGCTCAGCACGAGACCGCCTAGTCGTCCGTGAACTCCGGTGCGGGGACGTGTTGCCCCCCGCTGAAGTAGCAGGCCGGTCCCGGCAGATGGAACGACCCGAGGTCGGTCTCCCACCAGGTATTCACCATCTCCAGGTCGAGCATCCCGTACAGGTCGTCGGGGAGGCTCCCTAGCCCCGGCTCGATGAACCACTCGCCCTCGTATGTCCCCTGCGAGTGGAAGCCCTGTAGCGCCCTGTGGACGGCTCTCTCGCGTGGTCCCTGGTCCAGTACGACCAGGATGATGCGGAGCTTGAACGGGGAGCCCACCTGAAGGTCTTGTAGCCGACGTGGTGGGTTTGACGACCGGCCGACCTTGAAGGCTCCGGTCGTGTGGGACTGGATCAGGTAGAGGTGCTCACCGCCCCGCATCGGGCTTCTCCGGCTTCTTGAACCCATCGCACTTGCAGGCCGCCCCGTCGCACTCCTGCCACAACGGGAGGAGCGGACGGAACTCGCGTCCGTGCAGGTGGCGGGGGTGGCCGCAGGTACAGACATCGGCCCACTTGGGGTCGGGCTTCACGGTTACTCGCCGAGCAGCTTGTCGAGCTTCGCCAGCAGCTCCTTGCGCTCCCGGCCCTTGCCGAGCTTGGAGCCTTCGATGGCCCGAGCGATGACCACCTTGCGGTTCAGCTCGTCGAGGTCCGGGAGGACCGCGTGCAGGAGGGTCCGAATCCCCTGCACGTCGAACCGGGACAGGTACATGCCGTTGAGCCGGTAGTCCTCGAACGCCTCCCAGGCCCACGGCACCCACACCTTCACGATCTCGGCGATGGCCTCGGCGTAGGAGCGGATCTCCTTCTGGGCGTGGGGGTCGAGCCGCAGGCCCAAGAAGTGGAAGAGGTTGTGGAGGTCCATCTTCCAGTACGCCTCGGTGTAGGTGGAGAGGGGCAAGTCCTTCCGGGCCACCTCCTTCGCCACACCGAAGGCCAGCCGCTCCTCGTAGAGCGCCCTTGCGTGGCCGTGAAACTCCGCTTCGCGCATGGAGAGGTAGGTCGGGGCGCTCATGTTCTCCGGCCCGCCGATGTTCGACAGGGTGTCCCTGGTGCCCCGGAACCCGAAGCCTTTCGGCCTCTCGAAGCCGTCCGGCCAGTCGGTCACGACCCCGCTGGAGCCCTGCTTGTTGTCCTTGCTCTGCGACCGCCACTCGGTTGCGAGCTGTGCGGAGTCGATGGCGGGGGCGTAGCGGGTCGAGGACTCGTTCACGTTCGCCGTGCGGTGGCGAATCCACTGTCGCCAGGCGTCCATCGGCACCCGGACGCGGATCTTCAGCTCGCACATCTCGAACGGCGTCGTGTGGCGGCAGCGCATCAGGTAGCGGAGCAGGTGCCGGTTCGAGGCGTCGGTGCTGGTGTCCGCAGACCCGAAGAAGCTGACCCGGGCCGCGTCGATGATGGAGCGGTCGTCGCCCATCACGTCGATGAGCTGGACGTGCCCATCGTTCAGGACAGGGATGGGGGTCGTGAACGGCAACAGGCGGTCAGGCAGACTCATGCGGGGCTCCCAGGGTGAGGTGGTGTTCTGTCTATACCCGCAGGGCTAGTAGAACCCACCCTGGGGAGATGCACATGCCTGAGACACCACCGCCCGCCGCTCCCACCATCCCCTCGCCGGGGAAGTGGACTGATCTTGCGTTCAAGGTGCTGTCCATCCTGGTGGTCCCCTTGTGCCTGTGGGGGGTCAAGCTGGAAGTCGGCCAGGCTGTCCAGGACACGAAGATCGAGACCCTGGAAGTAGAGGTGGTCGCCGCCAAGGCCATCAAGGCTGGCGTCCAGGCCAACACGGTCACCCTCGGACGGGTAGAGGAGAAGCTCAATGGGACGAATGCCCGGCTGGACGAGATTCGGTCTGATCTGCGTCGCAGCCTGCCTCCTCGGTAGTTGCGGCGACCCCACCCCCGTCCTGGAGCCCAACCTCGACGAGCTACTCAGCGGGGATTTCGATCTCATGGACATGGATTCCGATGGCGTCATGGACGTTCGGGACGATTTCCCTGGCGACGACGACTCGTCTGGCGACGACGACTCGTCTGGCGACGATGACTCGGCCCCGCTGTTGACCGTGGACCCGGTGGCGGTAGCGAAGGCCTGGGGAGTAGAGCCCACCCCGAAGTCGGAGCCCGCCTACGAGCCGGACCGATCAGGGAAGAAGCACGCCCCGGTCCCGGAGCTGATGGTTGAGGCTGCTGCGATGCAGGAGCAGCGGGTGGTGGTGAAGCGGACCGACGTGAAGACGGAGATCCTCGATACGGACGTTGAGGATCTGGCAGCGGCGATCAGAGCGGCCCGGTACGCCCGGCTCGACGAGTACGCGCAGAAGTGGCACTGGAAGGTGGAGGCCCCGAGCGACTGGCTCGTCAGGCACCCCGAGAAGCTGGAGTGGTGGAAGGAGTGGGTGGAGCTGAAGCCGGAGGCCGATGCTCTTGCACTCGCTCGCGCGGCTGTTGCGGTCAAGGAAGCTGCTGGCGAGGTGCCTGGTGACTGAACCGACCAAGCGTGAGATCCAGGCTGCTTTCGGGCAACGGGTCTACGAGTATCACGACGACAAGGGGACGGTGTACTACTCGTTCACCCAGGCTCCGAACATCATCTCGCCCCCGAAGCGGCTCAAGATGCAGAACCGGATCGGTGTCCATCTGGTGAACTTCGTGACGCGACTTCGGCGATTGAGCGACTCCATGCAGGTGCCGGAGGGGACGGCGGGTAGGGTGCCCCGCGTTGAGCAACACCCCCCTCCCGGAAGAAAACCATGAGCGACAACGGCACCCCCCAGCAGCCTCCCCAGCCCCACATCTTCGGTGAGGTCGAGCCCGACGAGCTTCAGCGGCTCGCCGGTCTGAAGCAGCAGGCGGACGGCATCATTCACCAGATGGGCGTCAACCGCGTCAACGAGCACCGGCTGATCATGCAGCTCAGTCAGTGCGAGCAGGCGACCAACGAGATCGTGAAGGTCGCGGGCGAACGCTTGGGCATCCCCAATGGCACCGCATGGTCCGTGACCAGCGACGGCAAGGCCGTCTCGGTCGGTCCGCAGCCGACACCTCCGCAGATGCGGCCGAACCTGTCCGCCGTCCCGACGCCGGACGCGGGCGAGGACACGACGCCGGAGGCGTGAAGGGCAGGGTGTAGATGACGACCAACCAGTGGGAGAGCGCCGGGCCAGTTCCGCTGCCCCCCAAGAACACTCAGGTCGTCAGCCCGTTCACCATCGGGATGCTCGATTTGCGGTGGGAGGACCCAGCGGTCCTCGCCCGCAACGTCGGGTTCACTCTCGTTGGGGTGAACATCTACCGCTCCGAGGCGTCTGACAGAGGCCCCTTCCGCCGCATCAACGAGTTCCCCATCGGGGGCACGTTCTTTCGCGACCGCACGGACTACGCACGCATCGACCGGGAGGCCGTGCGGTGGGACTCGGACTGGCTCTACAAGGGCAACGCCCCGAACGACCGGCGATGGACCTTCTGCACCCGCAACGTCATCTCCAAGCGGTTCAACTCGGCCCCCAATCAGGACGCTGACGACGCCGACTCGCCCACCGACGTACAGCTCTTCATCAACGGCGAGGAGATCCCCGTCGCTGATGTCTTCGGCTCCACTCGCCAGGTCACCCTCGTCAACGCCCCCGGCTTCGACGCAGCCACGGAGACCATCGAGGACCCGGTGATCCCCACGGCTACCGACGTGGTGGAGATCAGCTACTACACGCCGAAGAACCACGTGAAGTCCGGGCTGGACATGAACCTCTGGTACCGCTTCACGTCGGTTGCCATCGACGCCAGCACCCCCAGCGGCTACGTCGAGACCCCGCTGGACTGGTGCGAGCCCCGGAGCCTGGTCGAGGTCGAGTCACTCGACTGGATCTGGCGGGAAGCCATGCGGCGGAACGCCTGGATTCTTCAGCAGGGCGGGGAGCGGGTGAAGCTCTTCATCCGCAAGACATCCGGCGTCCCCTGCGATTGCCAGATCGAGGACAAGACCAGGGAGTACAGCAAGCAGCCCTCGCAGCGGTGCCTGGTGTGCTTCGGCTCCGGGTTCGTGGGGGGCTACGAAGGCCCCTACGAGGGCATCATCGTCCCCGACGATGCAGAGCGGCGGATCTCGCAGGCGGTCGGTGGTCGTCGCAAGGAGCACACCTACGAGGTCTGGACCGGCCCCAGCCCGCTGTTGACGCAGCGGGACTTCGTGGTCAAGCAGACCAACGAGCGGTACAGCATCGGGCCGGTACGACGGCCCAGCCATCGGGGCAACCTGATGCAGCAGCACTTCACCATCGCCTACTTCGACCAGGGCGACATTCGCTACAAGGTGCCCATCTACGGGACCACGGAGCTTGCCTGGCCGCAGACCAGAGGTCAGCAGACACCTCGCGTCTTCTCTCCCCGGCCCGTGGACCAGGCCCTTGAGGGTCTGCCCCAGTGGCCGGAAGGTGCTGACGGCGACAACCCGCAGATGACTGAGAAGTCGAACATCCCGGATGCACGGGAGCGGAGAGGCCGTTCCCGCGTCTGGGAGAACACTGAATACTGATGGCCGGTCACGGCAAGGTGAAGGGCATCTACGCAGGCCCGGTCGCCAAGGTGCTGGACATCCCGGTCACCAAGGGTCTGCTGGAGAAGCTCGGCAAGTGCATGGTCGCGGCCTACGTCAAGGAGGCCAAGAAGGACTTCGCCAAGCGCGGCTGGTCCGGCGAGGCCCGTGACGGTTCGGCCCCCATCTGGGACTCATTCTCGTACCGCATCAGGGGCGACCGGACCATCGAGGTGCTGAGCACCTTCCCCGACATCGAGGTGTTGACCACTCAGGACATCCCCTCGCGGCGGATGACATGGCTGACGCAGGAGGGCAAGAACATGAAGCCCTCGCAGTACCCGGTCACCCCACGGGAAAAGAAGCTGGGGATGAAGCTGGGTGGCCGCGTCTCACAGAACAAGCGGATGCCCCTCGTGGTCCCCATGAAGGACAAGAGCGGCACGGTCGTCTTCCGCACAGCCCCATTGAAGATGCAGGACGCCTGGGTCCACCCCGGCATCGCGCGGTTCACCTTCATGGAGCGGGCGGTACGCACCGGCAAGGCTGGCTGTGTCCAGATCCTTGCTGATGAGGTCAGGAAGTCGCTAGGGCTGGAGCTGACGAAGCGGATGCGAGGATGATCGAGGCCGAGGTCACCTGCCAGTGTGCTCAGATTGCTCTGCCGGATCTGCGGCTGTCCATGGTGAACGGTCAGGTCGTCTATCTGGATGAGGCCGATGCAAAGGCATCGGTGGACCTTCAACGGGCGTGGAGGGCGAAGGCCGTCATCGTCAAGTACATCAAGCGATTCCGAGAGCGAAGGGCAGCCCGGCTGGCCCTCCCGGAGCCCCCTACGCAGCAGGGGGTAGGGTTCCTGCCGCCGGGACCGCTGGAACAGACCGTGGTGGTCGATGTCGAGGCGATAGCCCAGCGTGTCGCAGAGCTGCTGGAGCCTCGCCTTGTAGCCAGCGTCACAGCCTCCGTGGTGGCCGCTCTGCGCTCCGAAGGCCCCGTGGTGGTCGCTGGTACCCCGGCTGTGCCCGCCCCGCCACAGGCGCTCGTGGGGGATGACGTGCCGGTGTTCATCCCGTCGAAGATCGGCAACGCCCTGGAGGCCGACCTTGAACTCCAGGCGACCACGGCCACTGAGGGGGTAGTGTCTGACGCGGCTGCTGCCTTGCGGGCCGCCCGGAAGAAGCAGGAGCCGACATGAGCAAGAAAAAGACCCTTGGGGTCGGGCTGGACATCGGGACGATGAACATCGTCTCCGCTCGCAGCGTCGGTGGCAGCATCGAGACGAAGCGGATGCGGGACGCCTTCATGTCCATGCCCCCGAACAAGACCCGGATGCTCAAGCTCTCGGAGACCAGCTTCGTCGAGCGCGAACATGATGTGCTCCTGCTGGGCGATGCTGCGATGGAGATGGCCAACGTCTTCGGTGGCAATCCCCGCCGTCCCCTGGCTGGTGGGCTCATCGCTGCCGGGGAGTCCGATGCGCTGGGCGTGTTGAAGCTGCTCATCAAGAACGTGCTCGGGGAGCCGCAGATCGAGAACGAGGTCTGCTACTTCAGCGTCCCCGCTGCCCCCCTCGACCAGCCCGGCAAGGACATCATCTACCACCGGGGCGTCTTCGAGCGCATCGTCGAGGAGTGCGGGTTCGAGCCGTACCCCGCGAACGAGGCCATGGGCATCATCTTCAGCGAGTGTGCTGCCGAGGGCTTCTCCGGCCTGTCCTTCAGCTTCGGCTCCGGGATGACCAACGTGGCCCTGGCCCTCAACACGACCGAGGTGCTGTCCTTCTCCGTCCAGCGGGGCGGTGACTGGATCGATGAGCACGCAGCTCAGGCGGTGGGGATGACCCAGGCTCAGATGTGCGCCCTCAAGGAGAGCGGCATCGACCTGATGACCCACGAGACGCAGCCGGAAGAGGCCCTCACCCTGTACTACAAGGCGATGATCGACTTCGCGCTCGACCAGGTGGCGGCCCACTTCGTCGCGCAGTCCGGCCAGTTCACCTTCCCGAAGCCCATCCCCATCATCGTCTCCGGCGGGACGAGCATGGCGGGCGGGTTCATCGACTTTTTCAACAAGGTCTGGCGCAAGAAGAAGCGGAAGTTCCCCATCGAGGTCAGCGAGATTCGCTCGGCCAAGGACCCGCTCAACGCGGTGGCCTTCGGGATGCTTATCCAGTCCATGCAGGAGTACGAAGAATGAGCCCCCACATCGAGCCGACCGACATCCAGCCCGACGCCCCGGGTCCGATCCGCATCCGCCACATGCTCTGCGACGCCGAGAGGCCGGTGCGGGGCAACGACGGGAAGGACTACAGGTTCACCTGCCAGTCGAAGTGCGACAACGAGACCACCTACGCCTGCACGGGCTCCGAGCACAAGGTCCCGGGCACCGAGGTCATCTGCACCTGCCCCTGCCACCAGTCGATGCAGGGCGTCACCATCGAGAGCTTCGACAAGGTCACTGTGACCCCGGACGGCAAGCTGAACGTGGAGGGGTTGAAGCTCAGTCCCGTGACGGCTGAGTCGCAGTGCCGCGTCCGCATCACCGTCGAGATCCTCGACTACCCGGACTCCGACCTGGACGTGCTCAAGGTGGACGCCCGTGGGACCACCTACTCGTTCATCCTGGACGAGGCGGTCATCTCCAACAACCGTGAGGTGAAGCGGGTCGATCTGCCGGACGGCGGGTGCGAGCTGGTGGCCAGCCCGGATGTCGCGTGGTCCATCGTGGGTACGGAGCACGGCGTCCCTAGCCACTGATCTCCCTATCCCTGGCAGGAGGTAGATGTACTTCCAGCTCACAGAGGCGCTCAAGCGACGGTTCATCGAGGAGCTACGACGCTACTGGTCGTATCACCCGAAATACCGTGACGACCTTGTGCAGAACATCCAGGGGAAGTTCAGCTTCAAGGAGCGGCCCCAGCACGGGATCATCATCAAGACCGGCTCGGGCAACCGGGTAGACCTCTCAGCCGACAACTACATCGGCGTGGTCGAGTCCTACTGCCTGATGACCCGGGTGAAGAACAAGCCCGGCCTCTCGGTCGAGTGGGTGCGCGAAGACTCCGTCGCCATCCAGAACAACAACGGCTACTTCCCGTCGCCTCCCGGCCTCTACTACCTCGACGTGCAGGAAGAGGGCGGGAGCCTGGTCTTCTACGTGGACCCCCTCGTTGAGGTCTTCCACGAGCCCGTGAGCATGATCGACACGACGAGCGGGCAGCTCCAGCAGACCCCGGTGACCGGGAGCCTCCGGCTCTACGAACAGCCGTCCCGTTTCCAGCTTGTCGAGGGCGTGAACTACGACCTGAACGCCACCGGGGGCATCACCCTGACCAACCCGCTGACGGGCGGCCGGTGGTTGCAGGCCGACTACCGCTACCCCACACCGTCAACAGGGCCGTACCCCATCACGGAGATGCACGCGAACAACGTGGCCATCCCCGGAGTGGTCATCGCCTTCGGGCGGCGGGCACAGGCTGGCGACCAGGTGGCCATCATGGTCCACGACATCCGGCGTCCGGCCTACATGGAGTACGGCGGGAAGTGGGAGCTGACCCTCGACTGCGACGTGATGAGCCGGGATGTCCACGCCCAGCAGGAGATCGTGGATCAGACGGTCATCTACCTCTGGGGCGTCCTGCGCTCGCACCTCTCGCACAAGGGCATCGAGATCACGGATGTCTCGATGGGTGGGGAGTCCGAGGAGGTCTACGACGAGAACGGCGACGACTACTTCTACAACGCGAACTTCACCATCACCTGCCAGACCGACTGGTCCATCCATGTCCCCATCGACGGCTGGATGCGGCAGGCGGCTCCCCTGACCCGCGCCCAGGCCGCCCAGATTGCCGCACTCTCCGACGATGATCTTCGGGGTGAGGACGGTAACATCAAGGGTCTGGAGGCCCTCGGTGTCGAGGCGGTGCAGGACCCCTTCTGGTCCGGCCGACGAGGGACCTTTGAGATGGTGAAGTAGGAGCGAGCATGGAAGAGGTCCGCCACAAGACGGCGAAGTCGTGGTTCGACGCCATTGAGACAGCGAACGGCCATGAGCTGCTGGTGGGTGACGTTCCCACACGGCGGTCTCTCGGCTTCTTCGACCACACCGACGAGAAGCACCACCTGATCGGCCTGACCCTGATGGACGTGACCTTCTCGGACTACCTGGACCAGTTCCCGAAGGACCGCCGGGAGGCAGTGAGCCACAGTGTCCGGGAGTATCTGAAGACCCCGGAGAGCCGCAAGAAGCTCATCGAGAGCCGCGCCTGATGCCGACCTACGAATACCAGTGCGAGTGTGGCGTCCAGTTCGAGGCCCGTGCCTCCATCGCCAACAGGGATCAGACGAAGCCCTGCCCCGCCTGTCCTGAGCAGGGCAAGCCCATCCCTCCCTCCGGCGTCCACGGTCATTTCAAGAAGGAGGTGACCGGCCCCGTGCCTCAGAACACGGGCATCCACGACCTCGACACGAAGATCGACCGCGTGATCGGCCAGTCCAGCCACCAGGGCTGGGAGGTGGCCGAAGGGCGGAAGCGGATGAAGCAGGAGGTCATGCACCGTGAAGGCGTCACGGGCCACGACCTCTCGAAGAATCTCGACGGCTCCTACCGGGTGCTCAAGCCGGAGGAGCGGGGTCTCCACGAACGCAGCCAGGCGATTCACCAGGCGGCGGGGGAGCGAAAGAAGCCGAAGGGGTAGTCGATAGTTTGACTATCCCGCACCCTTATCAGCGAAGGGCAAGTTCCTAGAACGCGCCCAGGCACCTCCTCTCCGCACCGGAGATGGTCAGACAGACGACAGGATGAGTCCCAGCTTGTGCTTCCCCTGATGGGGACCTGCCTCCCGCGCTTCGGCGGGGATGGACACGATGAAGCCATACGGACTGATGCTCGAACCCTGTTGACCACTCTCGTGAGGTGCCCTGATGTCGTTCCCCGGTCTGAACTACGCCCCGCCCAACGTCTACACCCGGACTGAGTTCGAGAACCCTCTTCAGGGGGCCATCGAGTCTCTGAAGGTCCCGATCTTCATCGGCGAGGGCAACGAGTACCTCTCCCAGGTGGATCTGGAGGTCGTGCGCGGCTCGTCCGCGACCATCGACCAGCGCATCGTCGGCGAAGACATGACGGGCCGTGCGGTCGCCAGCGTCTCGGCCACGGGCGTCGTGACGCGGAGCGCCTTCGACGGCGTCCTCAACCGGGTCCAGGTCCAGAACCTCCCCGTCGTGGACGGCACGGGTCGGGGCACGACCAGCAACAGCCGCAGCGACGTGACGGTGACCCTCAACGGTCTGCCGGTCGTGGTGTCGGCCCTGGACGGTGCTTCGGGCATCCTGACTCTCGCGCAGTCCCCGGCCCTGGGTGACCTCGTGCGGGTGAGCTACTTCTTCAACCGTGAGGACACGCTCGTCACGGACGACCTCTCGGAGCAGGTCACCCTCCTGGCGGCCATCATCCAGGCCAGCGTGGGCATCAAGGACGTGAACGCCCCGACGCCGGGCACCACGACCATCGACCTGCACGCTGACGTGCTCGGGCCGACCGGCCAGGTCATCGTCCCGGCGAACAACGTCCTGAACCTCATCGTGGACGGAGTCACGGCGGCCATCACGCTGACGCCGAAGGCCGACTACACGATGCAGCAGATCGCCAACGTCATCTCGGCGGCTGGTGTCGGGACGCTGACGGGCGCGACCTTCGTGAACAACCACGGTGAGAGCACCCTCTCGCTGAACTCCGACCACGACCTGACGGTCATGGAAGGCACGGCGAACGCCCTGCTCGGTCTGGTGACGGGCTCCGTGAGCGTCCGCCGGAAGGCCTTCTACACGTTCAACGGTCCCATCGTGGACGGCACCAACGGCGGCGTCACGACGACTGACCCGAGCCACGTCACGGTCAAGGTGGACGGCGTCCAGGTCATCCCCGTCACGGTGGACGGTGCGACTCGGGCCATCACCCTCGCCCAGGCCCCGGAGGCCGGTTCGACGGTCACGGTGACCTACTGGTTCAACACCTGGCAGGACACCTACGACCACCTGGCCCACGTCAACGTCACAAGCGTCGAACGGGTCGGCGACGTGCCCGGTGGCAGCCAGTACACCCAGGAGGCCGACTTCGTCCTTCAGAACGACCGGGTGATGTGGGGTACGGCGGCCACGGTGGTCAGCGGCATCACGACCACCGGGTCGGAGCTGCTCGATGACACGCAGGTCACTCCGACGCTGGTGGACAACCGGACCTTCATGTCCCCCTGCCTGGCGGTCACGTCCGCACAGGGCGCGGTCAGCACTAGCGACTTCCAGCTCCCCCTGAACCCGACCCTCGGCAACGGCCGCTCGACGAGCCTCGGTCAGAGCCTCTTCCAGAGCATCAGCAACAACCGCATCGGCGTCCCGGTGAACCGGCCCGACGTGGTGGATGTCTACTGGGGCTTCTCGGTGGCAGACGCGCTGGTTCGCGGCAAGGTCGAGGCCATCAAGGTCGAGGGCAGCGTCATCACGCTCCCGGTCGAGGTCCCGGTCGGAGCCAGCGTCTTCGCCAGCTTCTATCACAACATGATCGTGGACATGGAGTACACGCTGGCCGTGGTCCTGCCCGGCATCAGCGGCGTCGGTACCTACACCATCGCGGACTCCGGCGGGAACTCCGTCTACACCCCGACCTTCGACAACAGCACGAAGTCGGCGGGCCTGACGGGCATCGAGATCGTCTTCCCGAGCGGCAGCGAGCTGACCCCGGACCTCCACTTCGAGGGTGGTGCCGGGACCGGCTTCACCGGCCCCATCGAAGAGGTGGTCACGGTCACCCTCGCGACGACGCAGGACACCCCGGCGAAGTTCACGGTCTCCGGCCCGTCGCCCTATGCCTTCATGCCCGGTGAGTCCGACCTCATCGCCATGACGATCAACGGGGACACCGTGCTCCCGGTCGCGGGCACCGACATGGACGTGCTCTCCGGCGGTGGCCTGGGTGTCATGGCCCACTTCGTCAGCAACGAGATCGCCTACCCGGACGGCATCGACTTCGACGTGGCCGACTTCACGGGCGGCGACGAGCAGGTCATCCTCACCATCGACGCTGTGGAGGTCACGGCGACCGTCGAGTCACTGGCCAACCAGACCATCGACGCCTGGGTCGCCTCCATCAACGAGGCGGCGGACGGTCACCAGGGCGTCGCGGGCGTCGGTGCCCCGACCACCACCAGCTTCGAGCTGGCAGCGGGCAGCCGTTCCGCCGTGGACAACTACTACGCCGGGTGGCGGGTGGTCGTCGGCAGCGGTGCTGGAGCCATCACGGCCGGTACGGTCGGCACGGTCCTCAGCTACGTCGGAGCCACGGGCATCATCACGCTCACGGCGATCATCGACGGGGCCAACGCCTTCGTGGCGGCGGACCCCTACCGCATCTACAACCCCGACACGATGGCCGAGATCAAGGGAGCCACGCGCTTCAACGGTCCCATCGACCTGTCGGGTGCTGCGGGCTTCGACACCCTGACGATGCGGTTCAACTGCCTCGCCACGGCGGGTGCGGTGAACATCACCGCAGCGGTGGCGGCCCTGCACTCCTCAGTGTCGGTGCTGGCGTCGGCCCTCAACACGGCGTTCCGTGGGGCCTCCGGTGACGACATCCTGACGCCTCCGGCGGGCGGCTCCCCCATCGCAGTCGTCATCGGCGGTGATGTCCTCCTCTCGGGTCTGGACTTCATCTTCACGGCGGACGGCAACGGTCGCCTGACGGTGGTGGTGCAGCTCCCCGGCCTCTCGACGGCGGGCTTCCTGGAGTTCGTTTCGCAGGGTGCGGCGGTCGATGACTTCTGCAACCTCGCGGGCTTCGACGCGGGCACGGCGGGCAGCGGCCAGATGAAGCTGAACATCGGCGAGGTGGCGAAGAGCTACCGGCTGACGCAGGGCGGCGTGAACGTCCACGACCGGCTGATTCTTCGCAACCGCATCCACCCCGGCGGCTTCTCGATGAGCGCCCTGGACGCGGTGGATCAGTGCCAGCTCCTCGTGGGTGCGGGCTCCGGCAACGCCAAGGCGGGTCTGGCGAACGCGGACTTCGGTGAGGCGGCCCACGGTGCCACGGTCCACGGGGCCACGATGGTCGGCCGGGTCGGCTTCGCAGGCGGCACGAACACGGCGGGCGAGCCGCAGGTGACCTTCTACGACGGCACGGGGGCACAGCCCGCGAACAACGTCCTGGCGTTCACCCTCGACGGCGTTCCCTTCAGCGTGACCTTCGCGGCGTCGGCAACGGGCACGGTGAACCTGCTGGGCATCGCGGCTGCTGCGGGCGACCGCATCATCCTCCAGATCCAGACGGCTCTGGCTGCTCTGCCCGGTGCGCCCTTCGGCAACCTGGCAACCATCCAGGGTGCGTTCATCTGCCGGGCAGAGGGAGCGGGCATCCGGCTCACCAGCACGACGATGCACGAGAGTGGCGTCATCGTGATGGGTGGCGGTTCGGCCAACGCGGTCCTCGGGTTCACCGAGGGCACGGTCGCGGCCCGGCAGCTCGTCACGGCGGGAGAGCTGGCGTCGGCACTGAACTCGCACCGGGAGAACAACATCCCGGACTTCCTGCACGACTTCTCGGCCATCAACGCGGCGGCTGCTGAGTTCGCTGCGCAGGCGGTGGCCAAGGTGGTCGAGGACACGGCCTCCCGGAAGTTCCTGACCATCGCCTCGGCGGGTCCGGCCACGACCGACTACGGCACCGGCTCCACCATCGCCCTGCTGGGAGCCACGACGCGCTCCTGGCTCTTCGTGGGCACGGGCATTGACGAGTTGAGCAACGCCGGTTCGGCGGGAGAGGCGGCCCTGAACGGGTACTTCGTCACCTCCTCCGATGGTGTGAACGGCTCCGGCTCGGCGGACACTTCGGTGCTCAACGCGGGCACCGGACAGGATGGGACCATCGGCCAGACCTACCGCGACGCGGTGACCGGCCTGACGTTCACCATCCTGCCTCGCGGCTGGCACGACAACCCGGCGGGTCCCTGGATCGCCTACCCGGCGGCGGCGACGTTCCGGTTCGCGGTCAGCCAGACGGTCACGACCGACGCGAACATCCCGGTGCGCTCCATCCCCGGTCTGGAGATGAAGGTCGCGAACACGGCTGATGTGGGTGTGAGCGACACGGCCATCGTGCAGACGTACCCGCGAGGGGGCGAAGAGCCCGCCATCGGGGACATCTACTACGCCAGCTACGTCTACCAGAAGCAGGATTTCACGACGGGCTTCTTCACGAAGATGTCGTCCATCATCGCGGCCTACGGTGCCATCCACCCGGAGAACCCGGTGTCGCTGGCGGCCTACCTGGCGATGATCAACGGTGCCGTCCTGGTGGGCGTCAAGCAGGTGCCCCGGGCGACCGGGACCAACTTCGCCAGCGTCACGACCTACGTGGCGGCGGTCACGGAGCTGGAAGGCGTCCTGCCCGGCCACATCGAGCCGGACCTGATCACACCCCTGCTGGGTAGCTCCACGCAGCTCTTCCAGTTGCTCGCTCGCAGCAACGACATCCAGAGCAGCATCCGCTACCGCAGCGAGCGCACCAGCATCATCGGGATGTCGGCGGGCGCGACGGAGGCCCAGGCGAAGACCCTGGCCGGTGTGATGTCGAACGACCGGATGCGGATGGTCTACCCGGACATGGCCCTCATCGACATCGAGGAGGACGACGGGACCAGCAAGGAGCACCTCATCGACGGCCCGATGCTGGCCGCGATGCTGACCGGCTCCGTGGTCAGCCCGAACTACGACGTGGCGTCCCCCTGGACGCGGCGGAAGTTGATCGGGCCGAGCCAGCTCGCCAGGACGCTCGACGCGGTGCAGCAGAACCAGCTCGCCCAGGCGGGCGTCACGGTGCTGGACGACAAGCCCCCCTTCATCCGGGTGCGACACGGTCTCACGACCGACATGACCAGCATCCTGACGAAGACGCCGACCGTCCGGCTCATCGCCGACCACGTCCAGCAGCAGAGCCGGTCCACGCTGGACCAGTTCATCGGGCTGAAGTTCCTGCCCGGCGTCCTCTCGCAGGTCGAGGGGCGGCTGGCCAAGATGTTCCAGACGCTCGTGAAGCAGCAGATCATCGCCATCTACACCGGCCTCAAGGCCCAGGTGGATGCCGAGGACCCGACGACGGCCAACGTGGAGGCCTTCTACCAGCCGGTCTTCCCGCTGCTCTACATCGTCCTGACGTTCCACCTCCGCGCGAGCCTGTAGCCCCTAGGCGGGGTCAGGGCATGAGCCTCTGACCCCGCATCTAGGCCTCAGAGGATGCTCACGGTCGTCTTGGTCTCGACCTTGAGCTTCGCAGCGACCTTCAGCACCGCGAAGACGGGCGGCTTGCGACCGTAGGAGTGCTTCGGAACCGCCGAGAGTTCATCCACCTTCTCCTGGAGCCGGGCCTTGTCGGTGGTGACCCAGTGCTCGAAGGTGTCGGTGGTGACGGTGTGGGCGGGGTAGCCGTGCCCAGGATTGGTGCGGCTCCGCTCGTCACCCTCAACGTGGTGGGAGTCGGTCTTGTAGATGTGGACCGCGAAGTGCGGCCCCTCGGGGATGTCGGCGGGGGTGTTCACCCTTTGCATTTCAGTGCTCCTGTTCGTGTTCACACGCGGTTCAAGATCGCCCCACCGCTGGCGGGGGTCAGATCGAAGATGCGATCCTCTGCCTCGCGGAGTAGCTCCGTCAGCCGCTCGACCTCTTCGGCGTGGGCCTCTGCCCTGGCGGCAAGCACGTCCTTCGCCTGACGCATTTCAGTGTTCGCGGCGTTCCGCTCATCCATCGCCTCATGCCACCGCTTCTCGGCAACTTCGGTCTCCTCACGGGCGGCCTTGACCTCCAGCTTCATCTTGTCGTAGTCCACCATCGCAGCCCGATACTTCGCGGCCTGCCTGCCTGCGACCTTCACGTCGGTGCGGGCCTTCCCCTTGGGGAAGTAGTGGCCCCACACCCCATGGGACGAGACGACCTTGGAGACCTCGTGGGAACAGAGGGTCAGCCTGGTCCTTCGACCCGCCGCTCGCCATTCCTCGTACCAGACATCGTCGTCAGGCCCCAGGTAGCTCAAGTGGGGGAACAGGAACCGAAGCTCCGGCCGTCTGAGGACGTTCCCTTTCCTGATGGGCTCCGTCATGTAGGGGCGGATCGACTGGCTCTCACGCTCGCCAGCCCACCAGTGCCCGCCCTTGTCCTGACGCACGCTGGTCAGGCTGTCCGGCGAGAGGTGGCCCTCGACCACCTTGTTGGTGCGGGTGGATGACTCCTGCGGTAGTCCGATCTCCGGCAGATCGAACATCCGGGGGTTCGGCTTCGGGAAGTCCCGTGTCTGTCGATAGGTCTCCATCTGGGCCTTCGTGAGCCACAGCTCCTCGACCACTCCTGTGTGGAGGTTGAACAGGTGGTGGCTGACGTAGACGTTCATGTCCGCCGACGTGATGTACTCCACGTCATCCAGCGTGACCCGCGACACCACCTGAGCGTAGTGCTGCGTCACTCGATAAGACGAGTCGGCTCGAAGGACGAATGCGCGGGTCTCATGGTCCATGGGGCTACTACGCTCGCAGTCGTGCATCTGAGCCCTAGACGTTCAGGGCTTCCAGAGCCCTTCTGACGAGCTTCCAGACCGGGTAGCTGAGCCGTGGGTAGTCGAGGACATCGGCGGTCCTGGAGACCGCCTTGGGGCTCCCCTTGCGCATCAGACGGATGGCGTAGTTGCCTCGCCTCGCCTGCTTGCCAGTCCAGCTCGTGTTGTGGATGAGCATCCGGCCGATCTCGAAGGCTTTGCTCTCCCGGCCTCCGGGCCACATCTCGATCTTGACGACGAGCATCAGGTGATGCCGCCGGGGATGTTGAAGATGCGCTTCAGCGTGTCCCGGATCACGTCGGGGTCACGGACGATCTGAAAGCACGCCCCTGCTGAGATATGGGTGGTGGTGTCGCAGAGGTCCTGGCCCTGCACCACGATGATCTCGCCCTTGCGCATCAGCTCGTTGTCGGCCTCGGAAAGCAGGCAGCCCACGTCGTAGTCCGGGTGGACCTGCATCGGTCGGGCTTTGTCCCCGTCGATCAAAGTGACGTTGATGGCAGGCATCAGACCGGCTCCTCCGGCTCCATGGCCTTGCGGCGGTGCTCTGCGCCAACGCTCGTCGCCAGCGTCGTGAGAGCCGAGCATTCCAGCATGGCCTCGAACTCTGGCTTCGTCTCCACCGTCCAGTGCCAGAAGGGCGTCTTGCCGTTGCGGACTCTGTATAGGGCGGTCGTGCAGATGTGCTGGAGCAATCGCTTCTGGGCCTCCATCTGGAAGGCGGGGCTGTAGCCGTACAGGGTGCTTTGGATGGTCTCGTGATCGACAAAGACGGTGATGTCGATCACGACACGATCCTCATCCGCGTCGTTGATGGATACGGTGAGCAGTCGTTTCGACGGCCAGTCCGGGGGGAGATCCTTCGCCGTCACCTGATGGATCTGCGGGCTGACCTGATCTGCGCTCGCCGTGTCTGTCGCCCCACCGCCCTTGTTGGTGGATGGCTGGGCCTTTGGCCCCAGCGGGCGGAGCTGGATCGACTGCTCCAGAGCAACACCATCCGGTGTGGGCACCGAGACGTAGATCACAGAGGGGATGTCCTTCTGGCTGATGTTCCCCCTCACCTTGAGGCGGGCTTCCCCATACGAGTCCGTCCATGTGATCGACGCTGGTGTCGAGGTCCACGCACTACGCGGCATGACGTGAAAGGGCGTGGTCCCATCCGGGACGGCGTTGCAACCGAGCCGGAGAGTGATGGTTCCGCCGACGTGCGCTCGAAGCGCCTCCTTCGAGTGCGTGATGAGCCGGAACGGCCCCTTGGGGTTGGGGAAGGTCGGGTTCTGTGAGCGGGCCTTGGACACCTGGCTGGTCGTACTTCTGAGGAATCGGACGTGGGCGTGGGCGTTCTGCGTGAACGCATCGGACCCCGGAGACTTGAACCCCTTGACCCTTTCGGCCTCGTAGCGGTCGCGGGCCACTGCCAGTACACCGGCATCACCCGAGATGCGGGTCTGGATTGCCTTCTGCATCCGCCGGACGATCTCGTGGCTGGTTCGCAGCGTCCGGTCTGACGAGACCATCTCGCGCTGGAGACCTCTGGACAGCGTCGAGAGGTCCACGTACAGGATCATGTACTTCCGCAGGCTGCCGATGATGGACCTGTTCCCCATGTACCAGTCTGGGGTCGCCAGATGCACCGTGAAGGTGTCCTGCATGATGATGACCTGCTCTGGAATCCTGCCGTTCCACGTGGTCAGGGGCCGTTCAAGTACCCGCCCCTTGCGGCGCTTACCAGCAGCGTTGCCATCGTTCTTGGTCTTGGTGGGCAGCTTGTAGCGGTCATCCTGTGCCTCGACATCTGTCCTGGCGATTCTCTTCGTGATGAACGCCTTGACGCCCACCTTCTCGAAGGCTCCAGAGCGGCTTTCAAACTCGATCAACCAGTCGAAGGACGCCTCGAAGCAGTTGAGCTTGCTGGTGTTGTTCTGGGCGCGGTGGGGTCGCGCCATGTTGTCGAGGATTCGGGTGATGCCGCCTTTACACACCTTCCTTGTCGCCCCCCGAACCTTGTCGGTGGCCTTCGTGCGTTTGCGGGGCTTCTCCGACACATTCCGAAGTTCCACCAGGAGGTACGGAAGGAACGGTTCTGGGCAGATGCGCTCGAAGTCCCGGTAGGGGGAGTTCCCGTGGACGTTGATGAGCTGGGGGGAGATCCCCTGGTACTCAAAGTGGGTGATGGCTGTCCCGGGTCTGAACGGGACCCCGGTGGATGGCACCCAGTTCTTGTCCCGCTTGCGCTCACGGGCTTCTGCGGCCAGATCCCAGTGATACGCCTCCTCTGGCGTCAGCCACGGGACCTGACCCTCGTTGTTCGTGAGGGTCAGCCAGTGGGTCTCCTCGGCCTTCGTCCAGGGCACCTTGACGATGAACATGATGGAAACGCGGTCGTCGTCACCAGGCTCCAGGAGATCAGGGCTCCGGCGGGTGAGGATCAGCGTGCTGTCGCTCCACCGAAGCGTCTTTGCGCTCCCGTCGTGCCAAGTGCCGATGGTGTAGGGCTTCGCGGTCTTGGCGTTCTTGTGGACTCCACCCAAGGTCTGAGGGACCTGTGCGTGCGTCTGACCGCAGCCGTAGTCCCGGTAGATCACGTTGTCCAGCGTGTCGCCTGGCGTGAGGGCGACCACGATGTTCTCTGCGAGTTCGGCTCTGCGGTCACTGGATACCCCGGCCAAGCCCGCGACCCCAAACTGACGCAGCACCGCTTCCTGGGGGGAGCCCGGAGCATCCTCACCCCGCAGCAAGGCCCGCTCCACACCGAGTTCGATCATGGCGTCCTGCGAGTTCTGCACCCGCTCGCCGAGCTTGAGGACGGCACTGTTGCTGCCCTCAATGGTGGCCCGGTGTCCGAAGGGGACGAAACGGTAGCCGTGGTCTGCTACCAGCAAGTCGGCAGCCACCCTGGCTGCCGAGCTGGTCCGGGCCATCATCAGATGGCGAAGAGCTTCGATCATGGGGTCTCCTGTTCCGCACTACGGGCGTCGGTTTCGGACTGAGCCCCGCAGTCAACGGTCGGTCCTTCGATCAGCCAGGACCTCGCGGGGCCATGGTCGTTGCGCTGGTCCCAGCCGGGGCGGTTCTCGGTCAGCCACTTGCGGGCCTCTGCCTCAGCATCGCGGCGAACGGCGTTGTTCGCCCTGTCCATCGCCTGCCTGGTCGGCATCGGCATGTCGTCGGGGAACTCCAGGTAGTAGCTGGTGTAGTGCTCGTAGTGGTTGATGTTGTCGCGGGAGTGCGGGTACTCCACGGGGAATGCCTGGATGGAGCCCTTGGCGTCGAGCACCTGGACGGTGCCGTGCTTCGGCCCCAGCTCCTTCAGCCGGACGGAGTAGCGTTGCCCGATGCGGACATCGACCGGCTCCCAGCCGTGGATGTACCACCAGATGCGCTGGATGCCCTTGTCGTCGAACAGCCCGTTGTGGCCGTTGCTGGTGGACTTGGCTTCCCACCCCTCCGGGAGCACCACGGAGAGCGTGTTGCACCCGCCGACCATCTGCGTGATCCGGCCCCCACCTTCGAGGATCTCCATGCCCCACAGCTCCAGGGCTTCGCGGGAGCCGTCCTTGTCCGGGATCTTCCCGGACGCAGCTCGCTGCGACATCTCGACGGCGACTCCGACCCCCTCGCCGGGCTTGCAGCCACCCATGGTGATGCCCATCGCGGCCATCTGGAACGGATTGTCGTCGCGGTCAACTGTCTTGCGGCCCATAGGTCTCCCTTGTTCATCAGGGACTACGCCCGCCGGGATTCTTCTGAGCCCGCTAGTTAGCCGATAATCCGGGGGAGGTAGAACCCGTGGAGGCTTCCGATGACGACCCCCCTCAATGACCGCGAGGTGCCCGAGCGCATCGCCAGCGTGATCGACCGTCTGGCGATGGCCTACATCAAGATGACTCGTCAGGCGTCGGCCGTCATCGTCGGGGACATCTTCACGTCGAGCTGGGGCTGGGAGCAGACCAACGTGGACTTCTACCAGGTGGTCAAGACGACCCCGAAGATGGTGATGATCCGCAAGATCGACTCGAAGACCCACCGGCAGACCGGCGATATGAGCCGGTCGGTCATGCCCGTCGTGAACACGATGAAGGGGCCGGTGCTCCGCAAGAAGCTGGATGCGTACCAGGGCACGCCGATGCTGAAGATCAACACCTACAGCCGGGCCTACAAGTGGGACGGCAAGCCCCAGAATGAGACCAGCTACGGCTAGGCCTCCGCTGCCTGCTTCTCCGCGATCATGGCCTGGTGCTTGGCGACCCCCGAACCGTCCCCGTCGCAGGGCCGGAGGTGGTTGAACAGGGCGAGGCGGATCTTCTCCTCGTGCCGGTGGTTGAGCGCACCGAAGTAGCCACTCAGCGTCATCCCACAGGCCCTTGCGCTGGCGATGTGGCTTGCCCGCACCTCCGTGGTGACGCTGTCCCAGTCGTAGGGGTCGGTGACCTTCTCGACTTCGGGCTCTACGCTCGCGAAGGTGGGCTCGGGCACACTGAGTCCGAGGGCATCGGGGTCGGTGGTGAACGCGGCCATCGGGGCGTCGGCCTTGTCGTCCTGGAGGATCTTGCCGAGGGCCAGCGGGAGCAGGTCCTCGTCGTCCGGCTGGTCCGGGGGAGCATCACCAGTGGTGGCCCACCCCTCGTCCTCGTCGATGCCCGCGAGTGCATCAGCGATGGGGTCCGCCTTGGCGATGCCGGAGGGGTCGGAGAAGGCGTCCGTGCCCTTGCCGATGCCGGAGACGTTCGGAGCCCCGAACGCGGCAGCATTGGCAGCGACGACCGCCGGGTCACTGGGGCCGACCGGGACCGCGACGACTGGCAGCTTGTAGGTCGGCGTCCGGTGCGTGCGGTCCTCGATCACGGTGTCCTTGGCGGCCAGGTCAGACAACCCGCGACGAGCTGAGTCCAGCGAGATGTTGGCGATGGTGGCGACCTCGCGGGGGTTGGCGGCTCCCTGTGCGAGTCGCTGCCGCTGCTGGAGCACGGCGAGGGACACCAGCTCCTTGTAGTTGTCGATGAACCGATCTGAGCAGGCGTCGAGTTCCGCCAGCAGGTCGGCCATCAGCGACCCCTTCGCCGTGAACAGGTACTCGTTGTCCTCCAGGGTCAACAGCCCCTCCCCCGTCGTCATCCGGTTGAGGATCTGCTGCACCGCACCGGGGGCGATGTACGACCGGCTGTAGATGGCGGGGGCGTCCTTCCGGCGAGCCATGATGAACGCCGAGACGTGCTTGGCGGTCGTCGCGAGGTCAGCGACCGCTCGCTCGCGGATGATGTAGAGGATCTGGAAGGTGCGGGCGTTGATGGCCATGTCGTGTCTCCTGGTTCTGGGTCGTCTACCCCTGACGCCGCATGGTGAACCCCCTCTCAGACACGCGACCACTAATTCGACACCCTCTTGACAGTGGCGAGAACGACCATTAGGGTCGTGGGCATGACGGATTCACCCCTGCACTTGAGCCTCACAGAGCTGGCGGACAAGTCGGGCTTCACGGCCCGGACCATCCGGCTCTACATCAGCAAGAAACTGCTGCCCCCGCCGCTCAAGGCAGGTCGAGAGGCGGCTTACGGCCAGGTCCACCTGGATGTGTTGCACAGCGTCAAGGGGTTGAAGGACTTCGGGCTGACGCTCGAACAGATCCGCAACCAGCTTCAGGAGCAGGGGGTCATCGACCCGACTCTGCCCGTCCCCGTGCCCTGGCTCATCATCCAGCCCGCAGACGACGTGGCGGTGATGGTGCGTTCCGATGTCGCCCCCTGGCGACGCAACCTGATCGACCGTGCCCTCGTGGACTTCGTCCGCGCAGTCACACCGAAGAACCTGGGCGACGAGCCCACGGGAGAATGAAGATGGAACCTGCTGTGAACACCCTCATCGACACGTCCACCGGCAAGGCCATCGACCTCGCCATGCAGAGCCTGGAGGTGACCGGACGGGTCTACCCCGTGGGCTCATTCGTGCGCGTCATCCACCGCTTCCGCTGCCTCGGCACCCGACCGATGGAGGCCATCTACGTCTCGCAGCTCCCGACCAACGGGGTGCTCCGGCGGTTCAAGGTCATCGGCGAGAACTTCGAGTCCGACTCCAAGCTGGAGAAGCGCAAGAAGGCCCGCGAGACCTACGAGGAGGGCGTCGCAGGCGGTCACCTCTCCGTGCTGGCCGAGACCAACCAGGACGGCATGGTCAGCCTGACGGTCGGCCAGGTGCAGCCCGACGAAGAGATCAGCGTCATCATGGACGTGGTGGTCGGCGTGGACATCAAGGACGCGGGCTTCCGCTTCCGCTACCCGTTCACCCTCGCCCCGAACTACCACCCGCAGGCGAAGGCCACGGCGACCGAGGCCGGAGGCACCATCGAGCTGCCGTCCGACGTGTTCGGTGACCTGGTGCTCCCCGAGTGGAAGGCCAGCGGCTTCGGTCTCCACGAAGTCACGTTCAACCTGCTGGTCTTCGGCGGTGGCGACCTGGTCACCTGCTCGTCCCCCTCGCACCGCATCACGGTGTCTCCGCAGGGCGACGGCTCCCACAAGGTCAGCCTCGCAGGCATGGCCGACACCCCGAACCGCGATCTCGTGATCGACGTGTCGGTCCCGGAGGCCAAGCCCCTCCTGTTCGCTGACGCGACGCTCCTCGGTGCGACCCCCACGGGGAACGAGCCGGTGACGCCCGCTGATGCAGCTCGCTGGACGGCCCTGGTGCCCTCCACAGCCCTCCCGAAGACCACAAGGCAGCCCCGGAAGGTCTGCTTCCTCCTGGACCGCTCCGGCTCCATGACGGGCGGCTACAACCACGACCCGACTGCCCCCATCCTTGGGGCCAAGAAGGCGCTCCTGGCCTGCCTGTCGCTCCTCCAGTCGGATGACGAGTTCGGCATCGTCCACTTCGGTTCGGACGCGACGAAGTTCGACAACCGCATGGGCAAGGCCGACGACGTGAACCGGGCTCGTGCCGCGAAGTGGGTCGAGGCGATCCAGTGCGCAGGTGGGACCGAGATGCTGACTGCCCTGTCCGCCGCGACCCAGGTGCTCGGTGGTCCCGGAGGCGACATCTTCCTGATCACGGACGGTGAGGTGTACGGCACGGGTGCCATCGTCGAGCAGATGAGTGCGAGCGGCAGTCGCGTCCATGTGCTCGGCATCGGGACGGCAGCTCAGCACCGTTTCATGGCACAGCTCGCCCGCCGGACGGGTGGGGTGGCCGACATGGTGTCCCCCAGCGAGAACGTGGCGGCCACGGGCCTCAAGCTGTTCGGCAAGGTCCGCGAGCCGGTGCTGACCGACACGACGGCCAAGGTGGACGGCGTGGACGTGAAGAACGTCGGGACGGTGTGGGGCGGCCTGCCGGTCCTCATCAACGACCCCAGGGGCGACGGCTCCCTGCCGGGGACCATCCTCATCGACGGCAACGGGCTGAAGAAGGCCAAGGCGGTCAAGAAGTTCGCCAAGGTCGAGCTGCCGGACGGGCTCGTGTCCCTCCTGTGGGCTGGGCGTCGCATCGAGGATCTGTCCTCGAAGCTGGACATGGCCGGACAGGGGCCGATGAAGGACCGCATCGAGCAGAAGATGGAAGACGTGTCGGTGGGCTACAGCCTCGCCAGCCGGGTGATGAGTCTGGTGGCCGTGGTCGAGCGCATCGGCGACCAGGCGGGCGTCACGCCTGACCAGACGGTCGTGCCGGTGGGCGTACCCGAGGGTTCGGGGACCGTGTTCCCGGCCGCCGTCGCCCACGCCTCCATCCTCGGTCAGGCCGGTGTCGGGATGGGGAACACGGGGATGCTTCGCAGCATGACCCTGAGCAGCCCGCTCCGCAGCCGCAGGGACTACTCCTCGACTGGTCGGAAGGGCTTCGCTCCCCAGATCCGCCGCCGGGCCGGTCACATCATCCCGGAGAGCAGCCGGGGTGGTCAGCCGATCAGCGTGAACTACTCGATGTCCATCGACAGCAACCTCGGTCCGGCGACCAAGGGCGGGAGCTTCGGCGATTTCGACGATGGCGTGCGCAGCGCGGCTCCACCGACGATGGACTTCATGGACCTGGAGCGGGAGCGCGGCCCGGTACTGAAGGACAACCAGGATGCCTTCGACGGTATCTTCGACAGCTACCAGAAGGGTCCGATCCCGGTCGCGGCCGTCTGCGGTGCCGCCACCTCGTCGGAGCCCTACGACGACGGGACCTTCTACCCGCACAACGATCTGCTGGTCAGCCTCTCCGAGCTGCTGGCGGACGGCGGAGTCCGGGGCAACACCCTGGAAGAGCGGGTGCTTCACACCCTCCTCCTGCTGTTCCTGGTCTCCCTGGAGTCCCAGAAGCAGCCCGGGGTCTTCGACGCCCACATCGTCCGGCTCGTCGAGTTCCTGACGGCGAACAAGCGGTCGGTGTCCGGCCGGGCCAGCCTGGTCCACAAGGGCATCAAGCTGGGTGTCAGCGGGGAGGCACGGCTCCGGGAGCAGTCGATCGTCAGCCTGTTCCGCAAGCCCACGTCGGACGCCTGGGAGGCGGTACGGCTCGCCGTCTGACGCTGATGCGACTATGGATTCACCTCCTGTAGGGGCGCTGTCCCCTACAGGAGGTCCCATGCCCCGCAAGCCCTACGTCTCGACGTACTTCTCGCCCCGCAAGGGGGCCGCAGAGCAGGTGGCCGGGTTCATCGACCACTGCACGAAGTCCATCGACATCGCGGTCTACTCCCTGACCCACCCCGACATCGAGGCAGCCCTGCTGAGAGCACACGCGAGAGGCGTGAAGCTCCGGGTGCTGACCGACGACCTCCAGTCCCGCAGCAAGTGGTCGGCAGATGAGCGGCTGGAAGCTGCTGGTGTGCCCCTGCGGAGGGACACTCAGTCAGGCTCGATGCACCACAAGTTCTGCATCGGCGACCGCAAGGCGGTCATCACCGGCTCGTTCAACTGGACGAAGAATGCCGACCGCAAGAACGCCGAGAACTTCGTCATCGTCCGGCTCCGCAAGACGACGGCCACCTTCAAGGGCGAGTTCGACCGCATCTGGGAGCTGAACGCCTAGTCCTCCCAGACCCTCTTCCGCCGGGGCTTCTCTGGCTCCGGCAGGGGGATGTGCCTCCAGGTCTTTCCGAGCCCGATGTTCGCGATGGTCTGCCTGGTGACCCCGTAGTCGGTGGCCACGGCAGCGGGCTTCTCCAGGTTGGCGAGCCTGACTCGGATGACCGGGATGTCCGTAGACGACAGCTTGCAGCCCCGCAGGGTGACCTCCGGTGGGTCAGGTCGGTCGAGGTCCGGCCACGACTTCCCCTTCACCAGATTCGATACGGTCCCGGCCGTGACCTTGAACTCAGCGGCGAGGATCTTCTGCTGCTCACCTTCGGCCACACGGTCGATGATGGTCTGAGCCTGGTCCTCTGTGAGTCGCTTGTTCACGCGGACAGGGTACTTCGGCCCCAAAATCAAGTCTATTTTGATTCTCGCTAGGGCTTCTATATGCCGGGAGTAGTGAGCGACAGGCGAAGCCCCCGCCACGGAGAACGATCATGCCGAACCTGGACAATGGCCCCGCGAACGGACTTGGAGGTTCCTCGTACCTCTACGATTTCGGGACCTCTCCGAACACTCGGACGGCGGTGAGCCAGAAGGTTCGCCTGCTGACCCCGCACTACGGGTCGAGCGCAGCGATGCACCAGATGGGCGTCGTCTCCAGCTTCAACCCCTCGCAGAGCCGGACGGTCGAGCCCGTGCGTGGCGTCGGCTTCGGAGATCAGGTCGCGGAGCTGGTGCCGAGCGTGACGGAGCCGACGACGGGTTCCTTCGAGCGTGCGCTCCTGTACCTCTGCAACCTGTGGCAGGCCACGGGCTACGCCTCTGGCGTGGACGGGCCGGTGCGGTCGCTGGCCCACCACAAGTGGCCGTTCGACATCGAGCAGCAGCTCGTCTTCTCGACGCTGGCGGACATCGATCTCGGCGTGGCCAACAGCGGCCACGCGGGCGGCACGGGCTCCTTCGACGGCGGCATCAAGCAGACGGTCTACCCGGCGGTGACGCCGGACTTCGGCGGTGGTGGCGGCCCGAGCGGGCACGGCTCCGGTGGCCCCGCCACGGCTCCGGGAGCAGCCCGTGGTCACTCGGCCATCATCACCATCTACGAGGCCTGCTGGTTCACCTCCTGGTCCGCCACGTTCGCCAAGGACAGCGGCATGATCATGGAGAGCGGCGACGTGACCGTCTCCGATGTCCACGACTTCGCTTCGATGTACGGCGAGTTCCTGGCGACGGGCAACGACCCGACCATCGGGCAGCTCGGCTCCATTCGCTTCGGTGAGAGTGACTCTGGGTTCCAGATCGCGCAGGTCGGTGGCGACCTGACGGGTGGTTCGCCGCAGTCGCCCTTCATCAACACGTAGCCGTCCGGGACAGGTAGCCGGGCTGGGTAAGATGTAGACGACCACCTCCCCTACAGGGGGATGGTTCATGTGACCTCGGAAACAGCCGGTGGCCCTCAACGGACCAAACGGACAAATGTGACGACCCTCGCTTGCTCTGTCCTCCTCTCCTACGGGAGATGGCTGAATGTGCTGACGACGGATATGGCCTGATCACGACCGCTTGTTCTGTCCAGAGCCCCCGCTGCTGTTCCCGTCAACAACCAGGGGAACGTGCAGATGCAGATCGACTTCAAAGCTCTGGAGCAGGCTCTTGCTCCCATCGAGGAGATCGGCCAGGGCGAGCTGACCTTCGAGGCCGCTTCGACCACCATCACCTTGCGCGTCCTGTTGCCCGCCGAAGAGGTGGAGGCCCAGAGGTACGCCGCTTCGGTGCTCCAGGACGAGGTCGAGGGTGACCACTCGGCGGTGGACTATCTCGACCGCTTCCGTATTGCCTGCCTGTCCCACTCCGTCGTCGCCATCGGTGACATGGACTTCCGGGGCCTGGAGTACGTCGAGACCGGCGAGGTGCTCCCCAACGGGAGCCCGATCAAGGTCACCAAGTCGAAGGCGCTGCGGACGCTCCTGGCTCGCTGGACTCGCTCCACGCTGACGGTGGTGTACTCGAAGTTCAGCGACCTGACATCCAAGGCCGAGGCCGCTGCTGAGAGCCTCATCGAATACACGCCTTCGGATCTGTCCGCCGAACTCGACCGGCTCAACAAGCGGGTGGCCGAGATCACGGCGAAGATGGAACATGAGAAGATGATCGAGAAGGCGAAGTTCACCGAGCAGGTGGGGTCGATCTCCAAGGTCACCACAGAGGCCATGGAGCGGTCCCCCGCCACACCGGCCATTGCCGCCCCGGAGCCGAACCCGGAACAGGCGTTGCCTGCGGCGTCCCGCCGCACCGGCCCCATCAGCCCCACCACCGCCCCGCCACCGGCCGCCAGGGAGCCCAGAGCGGCCCAGCCAGCTCCGGCAGAGCAGCCGGTCCATCGGGCGGCCCCGCCGCGTGCGGACTCGTCGTTCATCAACCCGGACGACGACGAGTCAATGAACGCTGCTCTCGACGCGGAGCACAACCGCATCGTCGCGATGCGTCGTCGTGCAGCCGAAGGACAGCCCGCTGTGGATGATGCGTCCGCCCTGGAGCAGATTCACCCGCAGACGGCCCACCGCCGAACGCCTCCGCATCTGGAGGCCAAGAAGGCAGAGGCCGACGTGGGGGTGCTGGACGCTGCGGCACAGACGGCTCAGGAGATCGGCGAGATCGACGGCAAGCCGGTGTTTGCCCTCCCCGCACAGGACTTGGGGGTGAAGGCCCCTCCTGCTCCGGCTGATGCACGGTCAGCCATCAACCCGCCTGCGGCCACTGTGTCCGAGAACCCCCGGTTCAAGGCCCGCATCAAGCCCTGATCGAGACGAATGCTCCCGAAGACCACACCAGAGCAGCGCACCCGCTTCTACACCGACATCGAAGGACTCCTCTCCCCAGGATTCTTGACGCATTCGGTCGTGGTCAACGGTGTGCGCCTGCATCTGCGGTCCCTGGGGGCAGGCGACCTGTTCATGCTGAAGGCCCGAACAGAGGGGGCCTCGGGTCGTGAATGGCGGGTGTGGTCGGTCGCCACGGCCATCTGGATGGTCGAGGGGCGTTCCGTCCTGGGCCATGACGACGTGATCCCCTTCCTGGCCCGGTTCATCCGGGGACTGCCGAAGGTTTCGCTGGAGATCCTGTTCTCCCTCCTGCTCGGGTTGTGGATGCGGGTGGGTGCCGCCGTGAACTCCACGGAGGTCTTCTGCTTCGAGACGGCTTCCCGCTACAAGTGGAAGACCGTGGGTGCCGCTGGCCTGCTGAACACTGGTGTCCCCGGAGCGAACCGGCTCGGCTTGAACGCGGTCCAGCGCATCTGGACTGCCTTCAACGAGATGGAGGACTCCCGCCGGGACGATGAGACGGCGTGGGAGGGGTTCAAGCTGGTCGCTAGCTCCAACGCCCCCAAGGCCGTCAAGAAGCTGGACGGCAAGGACACGCAGCGGCGGACGGAGACGACGGAGACGCGGCAGAAGCAGCTCGACATGCACTACTACCAGCAGCTTGGTGTGGTGGACGCCAAGGGCGCTGTCCACGGCACGGACGGCTCGATGCACCGCATCCAGGGGGCCAAGACGGTCGAGGACCTCGAAGACGAGATGCGTCGGTGGGTGACTGACGACCAGGACATCCACGACCAGGTGGTCGCTGACTACAAGGCCCGCATCAAGGCCAGCCGCGAGGCAGAGCAGGTCCAACGGGCAGAACGACGAGCAGCCATCGCAAAGAAGCGGGAGCAGATGGGCTGGGAGGCCGGGGACTTCCGACCGCAGCCGCTCGTGGCCATGACCACCCAGCAGCTCCAGCACATGCTGGCGGGCCGGGGTGCTGGTCGCCCGGATGGTGTCAGCTTCATCCCGAAGGCTCCGAGCGCGGATCGGCTCTACGACAAGTACGTGGACGAGGCGGCCGGTGCAGGCCAGTTGGAGGTCGTGGACGGCAAGGTGCTGGACGCCGGGGCGAATCCCGATACGGATGAACGGACGCTCAACCAGTTGATCAGGGGTCGCAACCCTGCCTTCGGAGCGGGGGAGTAAGCCATGTCCATCAACGAGGTTATGAACTGGACCGTGAACTTGGAGGCCAACACCTCCCAGTTTATGAAGGACCTCAACGATGCCGCCAAGGGCATCAATGTCGAGTTCGACAACAAGGGCCTGGTCAAGAGCTTCGCCCGTGCGCAGGGCGACATCCAGAAGCTCCTCTCGGACACCGTGTCGGCGGGTGCCACGGCGGGCTTCTCCAACGCGAACATCAAGGGCCTGAAGAACAAGCTGAAGCCCATCAGCGAAGAGATCGAGACATCCCTCAAGAGCATCTTCGACCTCCAGGTGAAGGGTTCAACGGAGGCCGCGAAAAACTGGAGCCAGGCCGCCAAGGACATCCACGCCAAGGCCATCGAGACAGAGCGGATGAAGATGAATGAGGCGGAACGCCGCTTCAAGCTGGAGAAGAAGAGCACCGACCGGCTCATCAAGCGTCGCGCGACCGCTCGTCAGGATGCTGACCGTCTGGAAGACCGGAACGCGAGTGAGCGGGCCAAGGACTGGATGGAGTCCATCGGCGGGTCCTTCGCCAAGCTCAAGAGCGGGGACCTGGCGGGGGTGCTGTCGGGTGCGGGCAAGGGTGCGACCGCTCGTGGCGTCGGGATGCAGGACAAGGCAGCGGCGGCGGGCGAGGCCGGTGGGATGATGGGCAAGATGGGCGGCCTCATGGCCAAGATCGGCCCCATCATCGCGGGCATCGGGGCGGTCGTTGGTGGCTTCGCGGCCTTGGCTGCGGTGGTGATGCTGGTGGATGCAGCCGTGAAGGGGCTGAACAAGACCATGCTGGACAGCGGGGTGGCTGGTGCCGACATGGCGAGCCAGTTCAACCAGCTCGGCGACACGATGGACAACATCCGAAAGTCGGCCACTAGGTCGTTCGGGTTCAACCAGATCTGGGGTGTGTCCGGCAAGGACCACCTGGAGATCCTCGGGGCCTTCAACGCGGCGGGCCAGACCATCCACGAGATGGGCACCGAGATGGACCGGCTGCGGCAGTACACGCAGGCGGCCCTGACCTACAGCAAGCTCCTGGGGCTGAGCACGCAGGAGGTCAGCTCATCCATGGCCTCCTACATGGAGGAGCTGGGGCTGACCCTTCAGGGCGTCCAGGGTCGCTTCTCCAACATCACGTCGGCGGCCAAGGAGAGCGGCTTCGGGGTCAAGCGATTCTTCAATATGGTCCTCCAGGCCACGTCGGGGATGTCGATGTACAACGTCCGGCTCGAAGAGGCCGCCGGACTACTCATCCAGCTCGGGGACATCCTGGGCGAGAAGATGGGCGGGGACTTCCTTCAGACCTTGACGCAGGGGTTCAAGCAGGAGGGCACGCAGGACCGCATCAAGAAGACGATGACGACGGGTGTGGACCTGTCGTCCCGCATCCTCCGCAAGGACGCGGTGTACGCCGCCGAGGAGTTCCAGCGGAAGGTCGCTGAGCTGACCGAGGCGGAAGGTGGCCCGGCGGTGCAGGCTCTCCTCAAGGCGTCTGGTCTCGAAGGGCTGGAAGGTGAGGACTTCGCCAAGAAGGTCGGCAGCATGTCCCCGGATGATCTTGCGCTGTTGCAGGAGAAGCTGCGACAGACCGGATCGGCGGGTGCTGGCCTCTCTCGGTCGCTGCGGGATGTGGGGAGCCTCGGCAAGTCCTTCAAGGGTGGTCTGGCGGGGACACAGGCAGCCCGTAGCTCCGCTGGAGCTGGCGCGACCCTGTTCCTCAAGCTCAACGAGATGAACCGCCTGCTCGGGCCTTTGCAGGACATCGACATGTCCTCTGAGGCAGGCATGAGGCAGATGATGGCCTTTGAGCAGCAGACGGGCATCTCTGGCGAGGAGGCCATGAAGCTGTCGGAGACTGGCAAGGCGATGGAGGCGAAGTTCCAGCTCATGCAGGAGGCACAGGGCGGGACTGCTGCTGACCGGGCTGCCTTCAACGATGCGGCGGGCAAGGAGTTCGGCATCGCCCTGGACGAGGCGACGGGCAAGGCGTTCCGGCAGGACGCCGATGGCAACCGGGTCGGCAGCGAGATCAAGAATCTGGAGGACTTCTTCATCGGCATCGGGTCGAACCTGATCGGCTGGGAGCCGTCCCAGATCGCTGAGGACATCCTGCTGGCTCAGGAGATCGCCAGCAACACCACGGACATCGCCAGCATCCTCGAACGTGGGATCGAGTGGCTGCTGACCGGCATTTACGACACCGTGAAAATCATCGCGGGATTCATGGGGGCGGGGCTCGACAAGTCGGAGAAGGCCGCGAAGTCGGAGGCTATCGAAATCCTGTCGGAGCAGGCGAATGCCGCTGCTGATCAGGTGCGGGCGTACCAGAAGGAGATCGACGCGCTGAAGGACAAGCGCAGGACAGCGGACTCATCTGAGTACGCCGGGATCGACGCTGAGATCGCGGGCAAGGAGGGCTTGCGGGATGACGCGGGCATCGGGGCGTCATCTTTGAGGCGGCAGCTCCGGTCAGTCCAGCGGATCAACGACAAGAAGGGCTTTTTCGACTGGGACAAGGCGTCCGACTTCACGGGCAATGCCGACCGAATGGATGCTCCGGGGCGACGAGCGGACTACGAGAAGACTTACGGGGAGGGCTGGGAGGACAAGTACGTCGAGGAGCTGCGCAGGCTGGCTGTGGCAGCCGACCCCTCGCTGGGTGACCAGACCACTGACATCCTCGGGTACGAATCGGATGCGATGTTCGATGCGATGAATGCCATTGACCCCGAGTGGGTTGGTAGCGGGGAAAACGTGGCGGCTCGCTGGATGGACGATGACAGGGCCGTGGACTGGGACGAGCTGGAGGCAGAGGCAAGGGCAGCCGATGACCAGCGGACTGGTGACCAGACCACTGACCTAGAAGCCGCCTTCGACAAGCAGACCGACGATCTGGACAGGTCTGCTGATGAGCGTGAGCGGGATGCACTCCAGCAGCAGGTGGCAGGGCTCATCAACGAGTCTGGCTTCAAGGGTGATGTGGACAGGGCTGCGGCGGGCATCCTCGGGGGCAACCCCGGCAGCGTCGCGATGGGTGCCGAGATGCCGGGCGGCGGGACGCTCTTCGATGCCCTGGCCGCCATCGGTGATCAGGATGTGATGCGGGCGGCTTTGAGGGGCAACAGGCCCGCCAACGACTTCCTCATGCAGATCGGGGCTGGTGGCCGGGTGAAGTTCGCCCAGCGCATCAACTCAGCCGACACCGTGACGGCGACGGCATCGAAGCCCGGCGGCCCAATTCAGTCGTCCGGTCGGAAGGGCTCCGGTGGTTCGACGGTCGTGATCAACAGCTTCGGCAACGCTGCCGAAGTCGTGCGGGGCATCCAGGCGGCCGTGGCGGCGGGGGTCGTGTAACCCATGCCACGGGACAACACCCCGGTCTTCAAGAGCGCCTTCGTCTCGGCTGAAGATGAGTTCAGCGGGCTCGGGGTGCGTCCGGTGGTGTTCGACATCCTCGGCCCGGACCTGGCGACCAGCATTCTTCCGCCCGACCTGCGGATGGTGCTGCACGTCAACCCCTCGTCGATGTCCCCGCAGTACAGCAAGCAGACCGAGCGCATCCAGACCAAGGGCGGCTTCGTCGAGCAGCACTGGGGCGAGGCGGCGAGGTCCATCAACTTCAACATGGCCACCGGGGGGTTCAAGCGGCTCTACAGCGGCCTGTCGAACGTCACGGGCGGCGGGCACGACACAGAGGGCACCCGCCGGGAGACTATCGCCTACGACAAGTACCTGGACCTCCTGGCCCTCTTCCACAACAACGGGAGCATCTACGACGCCTCCGGGCAGATCGCCTTCCAGGGCATCCTCAAGGTCACGTTCGACGGCGGCATCTACCTCGGCTGGTTCGCCTCGTTCAACGTCCAGGAGGATGCTGAGAAGCCCTATCAGTTCGACCTGACCGCTGAGTTCACCGTGGCCCACGAAGTCCTGCGGCTGCGGACGACCCTCTCCACGGCCAACCCCGGCGTAGGGAGCTGATCATGGCGAAGCCCATCCTCGGCAGCCTCCAGGTCGGAGCAGCGACCCGCTTCGCCAGCAACGGGCAGCCCGTCGCCAACAGCGGGTACGCCCCGGATGTCACCCAGGCGCAGTTGGAGTCGCCTCCGGCTCCTGGGGAGTACGCAGGGCTGAAGTCCGGGCCTGAGTTCGGCATCGAGTACGAGGCCAACCAGACCACGCCCATCGACGGCAGCAAGGACCTGCTCCGGGTCCTCTCGCCCTTTATGATCCAGGTCGAGCCGCCCCTCATCACGGGCAGCTCCCCGAACGTGCAGGGTGGCAAGAAGGACTACGCGGGCATCTACGGCGGGGGCCACAGCGGAGCCCCTGGAGCGTTCAACGCGGCCCGGAACCGGATCATCCAGGACCTCCCCGGCGGGGAGCAGATGTCCAACGCGGGGTCCGTGGACAACTACGTCGCTGGTGGGCTCCAGCGACGGGGTGCTGGTGGTGACTCAGAGCGAACTATCGACGTGAAGGGCGAGGGGCCGACTCGTCTGGGTGCCCCTGCCATTGCCGACCTCTACACGGCGGTGGACATCACGATGCAGCTCCGGGCGCTGGTGAACACGCCCCCGCTCATCCTGCTCATCAACCCGCAGTCGCTCTCGATGAACTACACGAAGATCCAGCAGTTCAGCGACCGGACGCGCTACGGCTTCGTGTTCCAGGCATGGGGCGAGGAGCAGCCGAAGCTGACGATCTCGGCGAAGTGCGGTGCCTTCATCACCAGCGGCAAGGGCGTCCAGTGGGCCAGCCGTAGGGACTCCGCTGCGTGGCAGAACCTCGCGACGGCGTTCCAGTTCTACCGGCACAACGGGTACATCTACGACACCGTGGGCAAGTCGAACGCGCACCACATGGTCGGGGCGCTCTCCATCCACTACGACGGGTGGGTCTACTACGGGAACATGGAGTCCTTCTCCTACGCCTTCGAGGAGGAGACACAGCTCGGCGGTATCGTCTTTGAGATGGAGTTCACCGTGAACGCGATGGTGGACACCACCAAGCAGTCGGTCGTCGTCACCCCGATGCGGTCCCCGACCCCCTCGCGCTCTGACCCCCGCTACCAGGGCTTCGAGAACCGGGCTCTCCCCAGCCCCGGCGATGTCTCTGTCGGCCAGGGGTCGGGCGTCCACCTGGGCGGGCACGACTTCTACTCCCTCAACGGTGTCGAACGCCCGTCTGACGTGGCTCCTGACGGCACGACATCAGCCGCCATCACCGGGGCCTCCGGTGGCCAGTCAGCTCCGAAGTCCTCCGGCGGTTTCCAGTCGGCTACGGCTGTGGAGGTCGCGGACGCTCCGGCCGCACGGCCCCCGACGCCCTTTGGCGTGAGGCGGTAGACCATGGGTCTCGAATCACGGCCATACGTCGGCACCTGGCGGCTCAACGGGCGGCAGCTCATCCAGCACACGCCGGATGCGCTGGTCTACGTCAACGGGGAGACATCGCTCCCCGGCTGCTCGAAGTGCAGTGGCCGCATCGACATCCAGCGATTCTTGACCGAGGTGTCGGTGGACGCGGGCACGGAGCCGGGTTCGGCCTCTGCCAGCTTCTCGCTCGCCATCCCGCGACACCACAACGAGTCGTTCGCCCGGGACGCGAAGTTCCTGCTCCGGCCCGGCCTCGAAATCCACGTCTACATGCGGGGCTACTTCCCCGTGGCGGGCCTCTACAACAACCTGGCCGAGGGCAAGGTGCAGAACGAGATCACGTCGCTGGGGGACGTGACCCCGGCCATGATCGAGGCAGAGCAGCTCCCCGACCCTGCATCGCCGGGCACCTACGGGGTGGACGACATCCTCGGTGGGGCCGATGTGGACGCTGAGACCAGAGCGAACGCGGCAACCACGGCAGCGATGATGAACACGCTGGAGTCGTACCTCCAGCAGCGGTACCCCGGAGCGAAGCTCTCCGTGAACTCGGCCTACACCCCGGCGAGGCCCCAGGGAGGGCACGCCGACAAGAGCCAGCACTACCAGGGCAGCGCGGTGGACATCCAGGCCACCTCCGATGCAGGGCCAATCTCGTCCCCGGACATCTGGCGGTCGGTCGAGAAGCTCCGTGAGACGGGCCACCTCCCACGGGGAGGCACCGGGGCCTACGTCTACGACGGGAGTACCCCGGACAACCCCCTGTGGGCCGGGTACGTCCACATGGACCACCGGGGCAGGAGCGCCTGGTGGGTCCATGATCAGGCGACTCAAACGATGGTGCCTGACCCCGTTGCCTACAAGGGGGTGCTCCAGACAGGGCTCGGTGGCTTGCCGGAGCCGAACAGCACCGTGCAGGGCTACGACGCCTCTGAGCCGCCCCCGGCTGTCGCCCCGCCTGCGACGACAGCGGGAATCCAGGAGCCGGTGACCCTGGCCACGACAGCTCAGGTGGGGCCGTCATTGCTGGAAGAGCAGGGGCTCGCCGGGCTGGGCATCGAGGACACGCTGGCCTACCCCTACTACCACGTGTTCCACGGGGTCATCACTGAGGTGAGCCACAGTGCTTCGGGTGGGGTGGGCAGCATCTCGGTGAGCTGCTCGTCGATGCTCCACTTCTGGCAGTACCAGAACATGAGCACCAACGCCTCGCTGTTCGGTGCGAGGCCCACGAACTCGAAGCTCAAGATGAGCCTCGTCGGCCACAACTTCACGGGGATGCACCCCTACCAGATCATGTACACGCTGCATCACGACATGGTCGGGGCAGCGGGTGGGGTCGGCTGGGCGCTCTCCAACAAGACCAACCAGACCGCCGTGAGCGAGGTGGGTGGCGAGTCCCTCTACTCGCTCAACATCCGGTACTGGCAAAAGCGGTTCTCCGGCAAGGCCATCCGGCTGCGGATGCACGGAGCCACAGGCGACCTGTTCAGCACGATGGCCGCAGCCTGGCTGGGTCGCACGTCGTCGTCGAACATCATGTCTTTGATGCGGAAGCGGTACAGCACGGCGAAGCCGAGCGCGGTCAAGGGTGTGCTGGAGCGGGTCGGCCTCTACAACAGGAACAAGCGGGCAGCTCTGGATGCCCTGGAGGCTCTGGAGTTCGCAGACCAGAGCCACGGGGGGAACGTCGCGAACAAGCCCGACTTCGGGATCAACATCGTCGAGATGCAGGCGTTCGTGTCGAACATCGGCAACTGGGGCCAGGTCAACCTCTTCGAGTCGTCCTACGAGAGCAAGCTGGACGTGGCCCAGAAGGTCATGGAGATCACCGGCTTCGAGTTCTATCAGGACGTGGACGGCGACTTCGTTTTCAAGCCGCCGATGTGGAACCTCGATACGAGCGGGAGCCGCGTCTACCGCATCGAAGACATCGACATCATCAACATCGGCTACTCGGAGAAGGAGCCACAGGTCACCTACATGACCTGCAAGGGCAGCCAGTTCAAGAACACCGCAGGGACGGGGCTGGAGAACGAGTGGGGCGTCCGGGGGCAGTACATCGACTACCGGCTGGTCGCGCAGTTCGGCTGGCGTCCGGGCAGCTACGAGACGGCCTACTTCAACGACTCCAAGAGCATGTTCTTCAGTGCGGTCAACCGCATGGACGTGCTCAACATCGGCATCAACTCGGCCAACGTGACCATCCCGGTGCGGCCGGAGATCCGCCCTGGCTTCCCCGTCTACGTCGTCTACATGGACGCCTTCTACTACTGCAACAGCTTCGCCCACAGCCACGCGGTCGGCGGGCAATGCACCACGAGCCTCCAGCTCGTCGGCAAGCGGGCGAAGTTCTATCCGCCGGGCCGCCCCGGGTCAGGGGGCGCTGGGTTCCTGGCCGACGTGGACCTGGGCAACACCATCCTGCCGCAGCGACCCATCCAGGTGCTCTCCCCCGATGGGACTCCGAAGCTCTCCGGGTTCCCGAACGTGGTCATGGCCCTCGACCCCACGGCCATCAACCCGTTGTTCTTCGTCGTCGGCAACGACATGGCGGACATCAGCGACGTGCGGGTCATCAAGTACCTGCTGAAGTTCGGTGAGGAGGACGGGCGCATCTTCGACAGCGTGAAGACGCTGGAGAACGGCGGCAAGGTCTACACGATGACCACGGGCCAGAAGACCGGAGCTGGTGAGGACTCGCAGCCCATCACCGTCCGCTTCTACTTCCAGGAGGACGACTTCAAGGGCACGGCCTCTGTGCCGCAGAGCGGGGACCCCAACGCGGAGCAGCCGTTCAACATCATTGCGGAGGCCATCAACTACGAGCGGCTGGTGGCCGAGGCCACGGTTGCGCAGGAGAAGGACCAGGAGGCGGTAGACCGTATCAAGTACGACATCATCACCATGCAGTCGGAGAAGGCGAACCTGCAACAGTCGGCGGATAGCAACACCGACCAGGTGCAGGCCAAGCTGGAGACCTTGTCGGCTGATGTGGCGGTGCTGGAGGACGAACTTCGGGCCAAGGTCGCTCAGTTCAACCTGGCGAAGAACATCATCCAGGAGAGCTGGAAGGACCCCAGCAACCCCAAGGCTCGCGGCGTCGCATTCCTGCTGGAGATGCTCGACCAGGTGGGGGCCGCCTACCGGACCTCCGATGACTTCCAGGGTCGGGGTGACCTCGGCAGCGCGACCGCCCTGCTCGACATGCTCTCCGACAAGAAGGCCATCTTCTCCAACGGCTCCCAGCCCGGCAGCTACCGCTACTACTCGGCCTCGCACCCCGACAAGGAGCACCAGGGGCCGAGCGTCATCGAGTACGTCTCTGACGTGAAGGGAAAGACACAGGAGTCGGCCCCGGCCAAGATCGACGGGGCCATCCCCACCATCAAGATGTTCTCACCCCACCCCACGGCACCGTTCGAGGGGGCCATCGTCCCAGAAGCGGAGCTGGTGGATGGCCAGCCGGAGGTCGGCATCAGGGTGCTGGATGGCAGCGGGAAGGAAGGTGGGGTCTCTCTCGCTACCAGCGACATCATGGAGCTGATGTTCTCGGTCCAGGTCGTCACGGTGGTCAAGAGCGTCACCACGAACTTCCGCACCACCAACATCGGCAGCCTCGGTCCGGCGGCACGGGCGAAGATCAGCGCACAGCTCGCTCCGGTATCGGCTGCGGCTCTCACCGCGACCATCGCGGACATCTTCGAGCCCCAGTGGGACTCCCTGAAGGCCAAGGTCACTCAGGGCATCACGGCCATGAAGGCGAAGGCCACCGAGGGTGGCTGGAACGTCGGGACGGTTCTGGCTCCAGCCTTTCCCGCCACGGTCGTGCTCTACAAGCAGTCCGTGTCCACGGGCACCAGCGGGGGCGATGACCTGTTCGGTGACGCCACGCTGGCGGACCTCATCTTTGCCGACAACCCCGATGGGACCATCGACCTGGGGCCAAAGGGTGCGCAGGCCACGCAGTTCGACCTCCTGAGCCACGCAGGGGCAAAGCTGGGGTCCGACTTCTATCGGAAGCTGGAGACCATCCGCCGAACAGCCGCCACGGCCCTCAAGGCGGCCGGTGCCAAGGGGCCAGAGTCGGATGAAGTGATCGGCGTGTTCAACACCGCTCTCGGGGCCGTCATCGGCACGTCGGTGGCCCCCAGCAACACCCGCAAGGGTCGGGAGACCCAGCGGAAGACAACGACTACTTCCAGCCCGGTCTTCCCGGTGTCCGACGCCCGTGGCTACGAGGTCATCGGGTCGTACCGCTACGGACGCGAGGTGAGCATCGAGCCGGAGGGGGTGTTCGACCAGCTCCACAAGACCGACCTGTTCAGCCTCCTCGACAAGACGCTGGTGGAGCAGATCCTTCGGTCCTTCGTCCAGGGTCAGAGCATCGCCACTCCGTCTCCATCGCCGGTCCAGGTCGGGGACAAGACGGTGACTCGCCCCGTGGGCAACGGTGAGATGAGTGTCCAGAGCGGAGCTGCCACCTCCCGCTACCTCAACGACGAGGTGGTTCGCCAGCTCCGGTCGAAGAACCTGACCGACAAGCAGATCCTGGACTACGGCTTCCTCCTGGACGGCGGCGAGTCGAACCAGCTCCAGTTCAGCCTGGCGAACATCTTCACGGAGCAGAACCTCGACGGCATCCAGAAGATCCCGGTCATCAACGCGGCCTACTCGCTTGCCGACATGGACCTCCAGCAGGGCGGGCACATCTGCGACTGCAAGGCCGCAGAGGCGGACGTTCACATCCTCGCGTTCGGCCAGGAGCAGTTCCTTTCCTTCTCCCAGGCAGGCTCTCCGGCCCATGAGGGGCTCGGGGATGACCCGGCGGATGCTGGCACCCGATGGGTGGCCATGACGGCAGCTCAGGCGTCTGTGTCGTGGCAGCAGCAGCAGGAGGCTCTGCGGGGCCAGGTGCTCGACAGAGGCGGGAGCCACATCGTCAAGCAGGTCGTGGAGACCCTCGGCATCGACACGGGGCCGAGCGGCAACGACTTCACGGAGACCCTGGGCATCGAAGGTCTGGAGCCCGGCATCAGGACGAGCGTGTTCGAGAAGACCAACGCCGAGGCACAGCGCAACTTCACGGATGAGGATGGGCCTCTCCAGGAGGCCATCCGGGAGGCAGAGCAGAACGGCCTCAACCTGACGACGCCGCCAGGGGGTGACCAGTGACCGACCAGTACGGCAGAGCGTGGAACACCCTGGGCCGTGTCCATCGCGGGCACCTGACCCAGGAGCCCTTCGCCAAGAAGAAGAAGCTCGACGACATGAACCCCGACAAGGGGGGCAGCCTGGGGCTGGGCGTCGCCCGTGTGGTGGGCATCGACTACGAGGAGCACTTCGTCACCCTGCGTACCGTCGTCGGCACTGAGCAGGAGTTCGAGCGCGTCCCTGTCCCCCTGACGTACCCCGGTGCGGGCTGTCGGCACTTCTTTGGGGCCATGCCGGAGGTGGGCGACTACTGCGTGGTCGGCTGGCTGCCCCAGGAGTCGTCGGAGAAGCACGGCGGCAGCAAGACCCCCGTGATCCTCAACTGGATCATCCCCGGTGTCTGGCCGGGTCGTGACTGGCTCGCGCTCTCGAACTTCACGGAGGACGAGCACGACTCAGGCACCAGCCGCAACCGGGAGGAGGTCAAGGGGGTCTTCGACCAGATCCGGCACAAGCTCAGGCACCTCCAGCCGGGCAACATCCTTGCGTCATCGTCGCAGGGTGCCGACATGGTGCTGGATGAGAACGTCCACCTGGCCAACCGCCGGGGCAACGAGTTCATCCTGCGAGACGCCGATCAGGCGGTGGTCACCCGTGCGCTCCAGCAGTTCACAGCTCTGGCAGGCAGCCGCACCTACGCAGGCATGGTCCAGCGTGACGCTCTCCGGCTCCCGACCACGATGTTCAGCGACGGGTTCGTGTGGGACGGCCCGACCCAGGCATACGCAGGGGTCGCCCTGCATGAGGGTGACCTCCCTGTGGATGGGACATACCCCGAAGGGTATGTGACCCCTGACCCGCAGCTCACCCGGACGTTCGATGCGGACGGCAAGCTCACCAAGGGGCTGTACCAGTACCCCGCTTTCCTCGACCCCTACGTCTTCCTGCGGAACGGTGGCTACATCGACGAGGATGGCGTCGCCGTGGACTCCCGGCACCTCAACGACGCGGTGTACGGCGGCAAGGGCATCTACCGCATCGGCACTGGGTCGCTCGCCAACACCGTCCTCGACCCAGGAGTCCCCTCCCTGACGGAGCACCGGATCGAGGTGTCCCACACCTCCGATGGCCTCCTCCCGGTCACGGAGCAGACGGATGGCTTCGATGCCGAACGGCTCCCAGGCTCAGACCCCGATACCCCGGGCGTCTCCGGCAACCAGCCCTACATCGAGTGGGTCATGGGCTCGGTCGTCGGCAACGACCCCTTCTCCGGGCAGGGCCGCAAGGAGTACGGCCTCCCCCTGGTCGCCCGCGTCTTCGATGAGACCGGGGGCCTGAGCCCCACCATCCAGGCAGCTCGCGTCGCGTCAGCAGGGAAGTCCGGCGGGACTCCTCTGGTGGAGCACGCGGCGACGTTGTTCAAGCTGACCCCGCCCTCTGGCCGTCTGGCTCCGACCTGGTGGTCCATCAACAAGCAGGGGCAGGCTCGTGTCAGCCTCTCCGGGCCGCCCACGGGCTACGGCCTCGACATGGCTGTCTCCGGCGGGATGCGGCTGGCTGTCGGTGGCGGGCTGGAGCTGCTGCTCAAGGGCGGCATCCACATCGGCACGCTGTCGAAGAATAGCCTCCGGCTCCGTAGCGAGCAGGGGCCGCTCATCCTCTACGGCGGTGGCTCCGACCGTGGTGATGCGAGCACCCTGGAGCGCCTCCAGGGCACGAACGGCGGCGAGAGTGGTGTGCCCAGCGTGGACATCCACGCCCGGACGAATGCCGTGTTCCGTGCCGAGAAGCAGATGCTCATCAAGGCAGAGCTGCTGGAGGCCAACGCGAAGGCGGTCAAGGTCGTCGGCCACGACGAGATTGCCCTGACGACCTCGAAGCAGCTCTCGGCATCTGCCGAGGACGTGAAGTTCACGGTCAGCGGCAAGCGAACCGACAACTTCTCGGGTCCGAAGCAGCTCGATTCGACCAACGGAGCCCTACACGAGCGGAGCTACACCCCGAACTTCCCAGGCGTGGTGTGCGAGGAGGTCAACTACGAGTCGGGTGACCGCGAGGAGACGTTCCAGAACGGCAACCACACGACGAGCATGGTCATCGGCGACATGACCTACGAGACCGACCAGGGCACCTGGAAGGCACGGTCGGGCCAGAACAGCCAGGAGGTCAGTGCGGACGGGGTCATCGGTACGGCCACGACCGGGAGCGCGAAGCTCACCGCGACGGCAGGTGCAGCGGTGATGAAGGGCTCCACCTCGGTGCTCGTCGAGGCGACGGCAGGCCCGCTGACGCTCAAGTCGTCCAGCTCCATCTTCTTGCAGTCCTCCGGGAACGCCCCGGACATCGGTGGGGTGCTCTGCGCAGGTTCGCTGGAGCCCTTCACGAACCTGCCCTTCTCTACCTGGGGCCTGGGTGCCTCTGGAGTGGTGGTGTCCTGATGGCCTTGACCCGTGCCCTCTACTACGCCGACCTGGTGGCCCTCAAAGGGGCTGGCCTGTTCGCGTTCAACGGTGTGCCCTTCGATGACGTGGCTCAGAGCATCGCGGCGGCGATGATGGCCTGGGGGCCTACCGTCCAGCTCGAAGGGGTGGCGGTAGGGACGGCAGGGGCCGGGACCATCAACACGCCCACCAGCAAGATGATCCTCGCCCCCAACGCTCCGGTGGTCATCGCGGGGCTGGCCTCTGCCGGGATGGTCGGGCCACTGAGCATCTCCCTAGGCACCGTGGTCAGCTCCGCCCTGGCGAAGACCATCTCGGCATCCGGCGGCTACTCCGGTGCGGTCGTCGGCGTCGGTGTCGGTGCTGATGTATCGAAGGTGACGGTGGCCGGTGAGGCGAAGCTCAGCAACACCCTGGCCGCTCTGCTAGGCACTGGACCGGCTGCCTCGATGATGGCCCGGGGCCTTGCCTCTGGCATTTCAAAGCTGCTGTTGACGGCCACGGGCGCGGGTAGTGTGGTGGGCTCCCCAAGTACGGCCCCAGCAACGGGCACCTCTACCTCGGTGATGGTCTGATGGGTATCGAGTTCACAGGTCACGTCCTGCGTGCTCCCCGGATCGCTCCGGGGAACTCGGCGACATCCAGTCCCCCGGAGAACGGGGTGGTTCGAGACGTTCAGGTGCCCCCGGCACGGACGGCTGCCGATCCCCTCATCGTGGACTTCGCGGGTGACCAGTACCGGGCCGCCGTGCTCGAAGGCCCCGGCACCTCCCCGCATGAGTACCTGGTCTGGACCGCCGTGTCCTCGCAGCTCGCTCAGGTCGAAGACGCGACCTGGTGGATGACCGATGGCACCGGCAGCATCCCGGCCGGAGAGACCTTCAGGGTCATCGTCACCGACGACGGCGGGCGGGACATCGGCCAGGTGACCCACCTGGTCATTGCCCGTGGCGACGTGGTCCATGTGGACGAAGGCTGGGTGGACGTGAACAACCCGGCGGCAGGACGCCTGGGCTCCCTGCCCTTCTACGTCGTCGTCCCCGCTCTTGCAGACCAGGACCCCGTGTCGGGCGTCGTGACCCTGAAGGACAGCAACGTCTTCACGGCCACCGGAGCGGGCCTTGTCGCGAGCACCCTCGCCACCCTCTTCGGTACGGGCCTGTCCCTCGACCGGGGGGATGCCGTCATGGAGGCCCGCTACACCCTGTCGTCGGTGAAGTTCTGGTGGACCCGGAACGACCGCTACGAGACCCGGTTCGGCTGGAACAACGCCCTTCAGCGGTGGATGCCCTACAAGGGCTCGGCTCCCGTCAACCTGGGGCGGCTGCTCTTCGACACGACGTACAAGCTCTCCCCACCCTTGAGCAACCTCCCTGTCGGCTCTGTGCTGCCTGGTGACGCCCTGGTGGGCGACCAGTACGCCATGCTCCGGCTGGGCTCGTCTGCGGGCGCTCTGAGCCTCCCTGTGGGCGTCAACGACGTGGACGGGTTCACAGGTGTCGAGGTCGTAGCCGACTCGGCTGTGGAGTCCCTGTACGACTTCACGGCATCGACCATGGCAGCGGTCGTGGGTCAGACCAACGGCATCCTCCAGTTCAACCCGCTCTACACCCAGGAGCACGCGGGCCAGAGCCTCTGGTACGTCTACCGGGGCTTCGCCGCTGATGCCGATGGCGTCGTCGGCACCCTCATCGCTCCCGACGACCTGTTTCTTGCTCCCGTCCCCGGCCCGACCGACCGTCCCTTCGTCCGCATCAACAACAGGACGCCTCTGGCGGTGACCCTGGTGGCGGATGAGGCAGCTCTGGGTGCCGTGGCTCCAGTCGAAGGAGCTTGCGCAGTCGCCCTGACGACGGGTCGGCTGAAGCTGTCCACGACCGACATCGACAAGTCGGACCCGACGAAGCTGGGCACCTTCGACAAGCACTTCCTAGGGGCGGTCATCGTCTACGACGGGGTGGCCCTCAACGCGACCCCACAGCCCACGAAGGGGCCTCGACCCCTGGTGCAGGCAGACGGGGTGACGACGACGGTGCATCCAGTCGAGCTGATGTACCTCCCCGCTGCCTTGCCCTGGCCGGAAGACGCAGGAGGCGGGATCTTCTCAGGGCTCGGCATCTCCGGCGTCTTGCACATGCCGGACAAGACCGGAGCAATCCCCGACCCGGAGGGGGTCAACCCCGCACTGGTCGTTGTCCCGGTACGGCCGGGTGGTGATGCCCTGCCTGCCCCTGGTGGTGGCGTGCCTCCGCAGACCATCGGGTTGATTCGCCAGATCGAGGACGGGGTAGGAGACACCATCCTGTTCTCGAAGGCCGGAGCCGTCGAAGAGCTGATCGTGGTGGACCGCAACAGCGACCTGCCGGACTTCCCGTTCAATGTCCCTGGTGGGGTGGCGTACATCACCCGCGAGGCGACGACGGTGGCGGCAGCTCCGCACTCGGCGGTACAGCTCGGTTCGGAGACCCGGACGGCCTTCGCCGGTCAGGTGGTCTACTTCCTCCAGGCGTCCCTCAACCCCTCGACCTACACCGAGACGGCGGTGCTCTACTCCAAGAGCCGCATCGTCTTCCGGTTCGAGGGCGACGAGGTGCTGTACTTCGCCAGCGACGGGGTGGCCCACGACTGGCTCGCCAGCTCTCTGCCCGTCCAGGCCTCCTACACCTCGACGGAGGTGGCTGCCTCCATCCAGGCCCGCATCACCGCGCAGGCGGGCACGGCCACTTGTCGGGCTGCGGGTGACCGGGTGGTGCTCGAAGCGGCAGACCCCACGACCGGCTGGGTCGAGATCGGCTGGGGCTTCCCGAAGGACTTGAGCGGGGCGTCTGCCCTCGGATTCTTGCCGGGCTGGCGAGTCCTGGGCGGGCAGCCGAACTGGCTGACGGATGCGGGCGTCTCGATGGGCCTGTCCCGGAGCCTGCTCAACCTCGACCGCAGCAAGCCGGACGCGGACTACCTCGCCCAGTACCGGCTCGAAGACACGGTGCTGGCTACCGCTGTGCAGGGGACGCCCTTCACCTTCTTTGACTTCCCGCCTGTCGAGGACATCGCCGGGTTCGATGACGGGGTGTTCTTCAACCTCCAGACCATCGCTCTCCAGGGTGACGACCTCCGCATCATCGACAAGCGGCTGGGTCACCTGGATGAGATCGAGCACAGGTTCACCGAGGGCAAGTTCGCCTGGCTGGACAGCACGGTCTCATCGAACCTGGTGCAGCAGCGCACTTCGGTCGTCAACCTGGGCAACCCCCTGGTGGTCCCTGAGTCCCTGCTCCCCGCCCCCGGCATCAACGGGAACTTCATGGCAGCCGAGGATGCTGCCCGGTACGTCGTCCAGCAGCAGGGCGTGGACTACCTCATCACTGACGACGGGGTGTCAGGGAACGTCCAGCTCGTCACCCGCTACGGGGCTCGGGTTGACTTCGGAGGCCAGGGAACCTTCACCCTCGCCGGGACCACGTTTGAGGACCCCGACGCGAACTTCGTGGCGACGATGCAGCCTGGTACACGCATCAAGCTCCCCGAAGGGTCGTACTTCGTCGATTCCGTCACGGATGCAACCCATGTGGAGGTCTCGCCGCCCTTCATCTCGACCGCGACTAGGGCGACCCCGTGGGAGGCGTTCGCAGGCTTCCCGGACAGCGTTTACGACCCGGCAATCGTCGCGGATCAGGTGTTCAAGCCGTTCGATCACCTGCCTGACGAGCCCTTCCGGGTTCGGGTGCTTTCACCGCTCGGCAATATTGTGATTGCGGATTTCACGGCGAACGTGGAAGACGCGAACACCAGTGGTCGTCCAGTCAGTCTCCGGTTCGGTGCGGTAGCTCCGGGAGCGGGGGTGACGGCCTCGCTCTCGCCCCTGACGTTGACCACGCTCGGCGTGGTGGCGAACAACCTCCTGGTGCTGCCCTCGACGACGCACGTTGACGAGGCGGCCTTCAGCATCCGGGTGGGGACAGAGCTGCACGAACAGGGTGTCGGCCTTCTGCCGGTGGCTGCCTTCACGGCTGACCCGGTCAACGTGGAGTACCTGACGGCCGCGTGGAACGACGGCACGGTCGTCCACCCCAAGGGCGAACTGAAGTTCAACTCAGTGCTGCTGGTGGACCTGGAGTCCAGTGCGGTCGTGCTGGTCGAGACGCTGAGGCTCGCTGCCAACCTGACGGCGGGGGCGGCTGAGTACGACCAGAAGACGGGCGACATCCGCATCGCGGCAGCGGACGTGACGACCCACGCTGGGACACAGCTCTACTTCACCGAGCAGATGATCACGCGGAAGCCTGGGGCCGACGTGGCGATCAGCCCGATGGTCGGGGCGGTCTCGTTCCGCAAGCCCATCAACAAGGGCAGCCTGGTCGAGATCGAATACTGGCTGGCCGACTCAGAGGGCCGCCGCGTCGGCACCCCGGCGGACCGGACCATCGAGTTCTTGCCTGTCTTCGTCCGCCGGGAGGCGATGGTCAGGCTCACCGATCACGAGTTCAATCTTGACCCAAACGGGTCACACGTCATCGACACCCGCATCAAGCCGGTCGTCTACCTGGGACCGAAGCAGCAGAACTTCGGCAAGGTGGACTTCACGGTGGACACCCCGAAGCACCTGCTGGGGCAGCGGCTCTCGTTCAACCGGGACCTGGCGACGTGGATCGTCCCGGAGGTCAACTACGCCGTGTTCGATGCACTGGGCGGCGAGCGTGCCTTCCAGACATCGCAGAAGCCGGTCTATCGACCCCCCTTCTTCATCAAGGCGGGCAAGGACAACTTCGGGCTCCGTGGGGATCGGTCGGCCGACTTCGAGGTCGGTCAGATGCTCCGCATCGGGCCGGAGTGCTTCTACATCACGGAGATCCGCTACTTCGCTGACCCGGACACGACCCGGTTCGACATCTACCCGTCCACCGTGGGCGAGGTGGGGTCCCGTTCCCCCGGCAACGATGTCCTGACGCTGGTGACGGCTGGCCCCATCACCCCGGTCCTCGATCCCGATGGAGCTGCCCCGATTGCGACAGCAGCTCCGCTGGGGTTCATGCAGGAGATCGTGCTTGCGGACTTCCCGTTCGAGCCGGTCAACGCGAAGCAGAACAGCATCACGTTCCTGGGTGACCTGACCACCTTCGCTGTGCCCGGTCACATCATGGAGATCGCCGGGCTCCCCTTCACCATCGCCTCTGCATCGTTGAGCGAGGATGGCACCCGCACGAAGATCATCTTCACCAGCCCCTTCCGGCTGGCTATCGACCCCGCAGGGCTCCCCACGGTCCGGCTCTCGTACCGGCCGGTCTACCCGCCGGAGGTACGTCAGTTCGTGGGCGTCGGCCCCTACGTCGCCTCCGAAGGCGTCGATCTGACCCTCTCTGGAGAGTTCATCGCGGGCGTCGAGCAGCCGGGCCGCACGCTGGCCGAGGGCACTGAGTTCGAGGTTGACCCAGAGACGGGTGCCGTCCAGTTGCTCGCCCCGCTCCAGGAGCCCCTGGGGCCGAAGCAGAAGCTCCTGCTCTCGTTCACGAAGATCCGGGTCATGGAGCCCTTCTACTCGGGCGGCCAGGTGCAGTTCCCCCGGTGGGCAGCTCAGTACAAGCACATCGTCGTCCCCTCCGTGGACAACGGCTACCTGGGCGGCACGCTGACGGCCCGGTACACCTTCGACAACCCCGACTCCTTCTACTTCCGGGCGCTCCCCCTCCGCAGCTACCTGGGCGAGGCGGTCGCACAGGCGGTCGCAGAGATGCAGCAGGGGCAGTCGTCGGGCGGCCCCCTGCTCTCATCGTCCGTGGGGACGAGCAACTGGCAGCAGGGCAACCTCGGTCTGGCGTCCCAGCGGCGAGACCTGCTCGACAAGGACCGGGCGGCCCGCAGTCTGCTGACCTTCTACAACAACGCCGTCGTGGCGTTCGAGCAGGTCGAGGAGGCCATCACCGGGAAGTTCATCGGTGACCGCGACGGCAAGTTCCGCTTCTGGGTCGGACGGGGCGAGGAGTACGCCCCGCCGGGCTTCGAGGACGAGTACACGGGCGAGCTGAACCCCTCAATCGTGTGGAGCAGCGTCTTCAACGCGACCGACCTGACCCGCGACATCCAGTTCCTGACGAGCGATCCCCTGGTGCGGCCGACGCTCTGCACGCTGGTGGATCTCCAGTTGTTCGGGGAGCCCCTGGGGGCATCACAGCTCCGCGACCTGATGGACCAGCAGCGCGCGCTCATCCGCAACGACGTGGACGACGTGGTGCTGCTGGCGTCCTCGACCCCCCGCACCATCCCGACCAACGCACCTCCGTACTTCACGGTGGAGGCCGATGGCTCGTTCGCCCGGATGGGCTCTGCCCACAGGTACTCCCGGCTGTTCCCGACCACGACGGAGGTGTTCTTCACCCTCATGCCGGGCATCGAGGCTGACGTGTCGGTCGCGGGCGACGTGGGCTCCTACGCCTGGAACCGCATCACTACGACGGGGACAACGGAGTCCACCTACCGGGCTCCCATCGGCCAGGTCGGCAACCCCGTCATGGGGGCCATCGGCAACATCTCCGAGAAGGTGCTTCAGATGCGGCTCCCGCGAGCCCGCATCCTGAGCTACCACCCGGAGGGTCTGGACAGCTCTGCCTTCGGTCTGGCAGTCACGCTGCCCTGCGTAGTCGTCTCCAACGTCCCGCTGGCTGACCTGCCGATGGACCCCGCGACGGGCTTCCCCGACGTGAGCCGATTCTTGTCACAGAACGTGACAGGTGACACGGCGGACGCCGTGGCAGGTGACCCCGTGTTCGCGCTTCCGGGCTTCGAGGTCGGTCAGAGGGTCGGGTGGGGCAAGCCGGACGGGCGGCTCCTGGCGGCCCTGTTCCCGGAGGAGATCGATGTCTTCGGGTCGAAGACCTACACGGGGCTCTTCATCAACGAGGTGCTCCACGGCTGCGTGCTGACCTTCCGGGACCGCCAGGACAACCCCATCAGCGACCCGAACCAGATCCTCGTCGGCACGTCGCCGACGAGTGGCATCGCTGCGCACATCTTCGGACTCATCGAGTCCGACACCATCTACGTCGTCCCGCCGGACACGGCCAACCCCATCAGCGACCCGGCCACTGAGTCGCCCACGATGGAGATGCAGCAGCAGGCCGCCTTGCTCTCCCCGGCCTTCCGGCAGGGCTTCGACCTGGCGGTGGACACTTCCGGCCAGGTCAAGGATCTGTCCCTCCCGTCCTGGGGCGACCCCTCCCTGTTCCCCATCAAGGAGCTGCTGGGCCAGAAGACCCCGGAGCCGATGAGCCACCTTGAAGGGGTGGTGGACTTCGCCAACGTGGACCAGCTCCCGCTGCGGACACCGGCCCTGCTCGGCAATCCGCAGGACGACGCGGGCGACTACGCCATCCCCTACATGAAGGGCACGAACACGGAGCTGGCCCGGTTTGAGCAGGTCACCAACGTCATCGGCCCGCTCATGGCTGCCGATGCGGTGGACGGGGGCTACTTCCCTGACGAGATCCTGTTCGTGGACGGCGAGGTCCCGGCAGCTCCGCTGCTCATCGCCGGATTGAACTACCGCGAGCCGGGTGCCCTGATGGTCCCGACGAAGACCGACCCGGCGGCGACGCTGGGGACGGCTCCTGGCCGCGAGGGTGACTTCCTGCTGATGGAGGTCAACACAGCATCTCCGCAGGGCTACCAGGGCATCCTGACGGTGGGTGGGCTGCGCAACGTGAACACGGGCGGGACGGACTGGTCGTGGATCGAGCCGCCACGCTTCGTCACGCAGGTCAATCAGGGGTCGGCGACCCGGTTCATCTTGAACAAGTACGCCGTCCACACGACGCCGGGTGTCTACCCGGTGGACCCGCAGGTCGTGAGCCCTCCGGGCGTGCGGATCTTCGATGACATCGCCAACGGCAACACGGTCCTGTCGTTCCAGGACGTTGTCTTCGGCCTCAACGATGCTGCGGCCATCAACGTCGGCAACCTGAACACCGTCCTTGCGGCCCATGCGGACAACGCGGTGCGGGTCAACCTCATCTCCCGGCCTGACGACACGGTGGTCAACGGTCTGGCTGGTGCCGTCTCCGTCGCGAACATGAAGGACGGTCGGGTCATCCTGACCATCCACATCCGGGCGGGCTTCGCGCGGATCACGGACTACCAGGGCGGCGACACTGGCTGGATCGCCCATGCCGGTGTCACCTTCGGTGGCTTCGACCCCGTGGGTGGTGAGCCTGCTCCGGGTGCGGTGGCGGACAACCGGCACATCATCATCTCGGGCTGGTCGGGGCAGGTCCCCTTCACGCCTGCCGTGGGCACCGAAGTCCAGTGGTTCATGCCCCATGACCACCTCGACCCCGCAGGAGCGAACGACCGGAAGATCAGCAAGTACGGCTGGGAGTTCGGCATCGACCTGGACACCAGCGTCACAGGGGAGAGCACGTCGGCCTACATCGACTCCGACCGGCTGACCTTCCACGAGGTCGTGGACTTCCGCCTGGCACGGCCTCGTGGCTTCCAGCACGACAACGGCGTCGGTGCCATCCGGGTCTACCAGACGATGTTGCAGGTCACGGAGATCACCCTTGGCGGGGCGGTCTTCTCCACCGTCAACGACGTGATCGGGGCTGGCCTGTCCATCAGGAGCCGGGACGGCTCGACCACGACCATCGAGGGCACCTGGAACCCGGCCCCCACTCCGGCAGAAGAGGGCTCCATCCGGGTCATGGCTTTCGAGTATGCCAACACCGGGATCACGGTGGGGGACAGCACGGCCTCTGTGGTGGCCTCGCAGACCACTGACCCTTCCGGCTCCGACATCCTGGTCGGTGACGGCTGGGCAGAAGCGGACCGGATCGACAGCATCGTGGCTACGACGGGCGACATGGACAACGTCCAGAAGGGCGATGCGGTCTACATCGACCGTTCGGCCACAGCTCTCCCGGACGCGGCGACGGAGAAGGCGGGGACGTTCATCACCCGGTTCGCCATCAAGCCGACCGCCGGGCCGAACCTGTACCTCCCGGTGGCCAAGAGCACCTACGCAGGCACGGGCAACGGCTTCGTCACCACGCGGTTCCCTCGCGTCCTGTCCATGGACGTGCTCCTTCAGCGGTTGGAGATCGACGACCACCTGATGCTCCCGGCCACGGGCAAGCTCTTCATCGCCATCCGACCAGCCGACCTGAACTCCGCTGTGCCGGGCACGTTCACGCAAGCTCTCTTCAGCGTGGACTGGACCGGGTTCGACCTCGGCGGCCCGAACCCGAAGCTCATCCTTGGGGCCTTCGACACCTGGCGGTGGGCTGACGACGCCCCCATCGGGGCGAGTCTCGCGGCCATCGCCTTGCTGATCTCCAACGCTGATGTGGTCGGCCGCCAGATGACCTGGCACGACAACGCAGTCGGTGGAGCTGGAGCCAGCCCGTCCGGGGTCATGCAGGTGAACGTCAGCGTGCGGGGTGGCGACCTCCCGGACGATTCTTCCGTCGTCGGGCATCACAGCATCGGCCCTGGTGCGACCGATGCTGCCTACGGGTTCCACGGCATCACCTACGAGACGATCTACAACCCCACCAGTGTCCCCGTGGTCAACATGGTCGCTGTGGTCCCGCTTGCCGGGAAGGTCAGGGTCACCCCTGGGACGCCCCACGCCAACGAGACGTTCGACCCCACCAACGAGGTGCCGGTCTATCTCAACGTCCCCTCGCTCCTGCACTTCCACATCGACGCCACCCAGGGCGACACCCTGAACAACCCACAGGGCCACATCGGTCTCGGCAACGGCATCGCCTGTCTCCTGCCGGGGACTGAGATCCGCACGGAGGACGCCGCCAACAACCCAGCATTCTTCGCTCTCGGTGGGGTGTTCCTGGAGCCATCGACTCCGATGTTCCCGCCATCCCTCGATCCGGTTTCGACCCCGAACGTGGTGGATGCCACTCGGTCGATGGGTCTAGGTGCGGTGGGAATGCGCTCATCGACCACGGCCGAGGAGGTCCACTTCGAGGTCCGGCGAGTTCGACGGTGGCACGGGCAGCAGAACGCCATCAACGACGCCTTCCAGCCCTTGCAGTACGCCTACGAGATCCGCCGGGGCATCGTCACGGCCTTCGCCCGGAACGAGCAGCAGGTCGGCATGGTGACGGCCCTGAACTTCCAGATGAACTGGGCCGTGGCGAATCCAGCCCTGCCCCTCGTCGCGGACGTGTGGAACGACAACGACGGGGATCTGCACAGCGGCACGAACCTCGGACCGTTCAACTCCGGGGACGTGAACATCAACCCCGGCGACACCTTCCGGCTGCTCGACGACAACGACGTGGTGCTGGAAGAGGCTGTCGTCGCAGAAGTGGTGTCGGGCTCAGCCCTGAAGCTCCGGGCTCCGGGCTTCTCCACTCAGACGGCGGCCAGTGTGGTCGGTCGTCGGTTCGAGGTCTGGCTCCGTCAGGCCCCGATCCCGCATGAGCAGAGCAACGAGCAGCTCCTCGAACTCATCACCGACTCCGTGGTTCACGTCACGGCGGCAGACCACACCGACCCCGACCCCCAGAACTGGGTCGGCGGCTACGTCCCGGAGACGGCTGGCGGTAGCGCGTGGGCGGACGTGAGCAACAAGCTGCTGGACGACTCGGCTGGTGGCGTGGACTTCACGGCCCTGGGCGTCCGGGCAGACGACATCGTGATCATCGACCCGATGGGCACGCTGCCGGTCGTGGACGAGCGGGGTGCCCGTCCGCTGGGCGACCGCAGCGTTCCGACTCGCACGCCCGCCGGGGCCTACCAGGCAGGCCCGGCATCCAGCCTGGACGACAACCGGGGCTTCTACCGGGTGGCCACGGTCGCCGCCGGGGAACTCGGCATCGACCCCATCCACCTGTTCGCGGGGACGCTGGGTGGCGACGTGCTGATGGCTGCTGTGCGGACCAACCTGGTCTACGCCATCTATCCGACCGTCAGCACTTCGGTCCTCTCGACGGATGGTGCAGAGGGCCAGAACGACCTGCGACCGACCCGCAAGGCGGTGGGCGGCACGTTCACCAGTGGAGTGCCCGTCGAGGACAAGCACTCGATGAGGCCCTTCAGCTACCGGATCATCCGGCCCAGCTCGCTCTTCAGCTCTGACATCGTGGACACGGTGCTGATGATGCGGGAGCGGATGCTCTCGCTCATCGAGCTGTTCCGCAGCTCGACCAAGGGGACGAAGGGCGGCTTCTACTGGACCTGGCAGGACGCGGACCACGTCGAAGACCTTGGTGACCCGGCGGACCCAGACTCCGGGCTGGGGCTCTTCCCGAACCGGCTGGTGACGACCATCGTGGGCGAGACGAGTCGTTCACCATTCGTGAACACGAACGACTGCCTGTCCATCCTGGACCGCCGCTTCTGGATTCACGACACGAAGCTGGACCTCCGCGAGCCCGACCCGAACAACCCGTTCGGTATGCGTGAGGTGACGGGCGGGGTGGCCTTCGACGGCGTGGGCGGCCCCTACACGGCCTATACGGACGTGACTGTGGGTGGTTCAGAGGTCAGGCCGGTGCTGACCGACCACATCAACCTGGTGCTCGACGTGCGAGATCGACTCCGAGACATCCGATACACCTGGCTGGCCTACCGGACGCACAGGTACATCGGGACGCTGGCTCGAATCGCAGCCTTCGACGCGGCCTTGCCGGTACGGCTGGAGGAACGCGAGCGGGCGATGCTGCTGGAGAGCACGGCTGGAGAGGCGACGGAATGAGTGGGCTGACCGAGGAGCAGGTGACCGAGCGGCTCAAGGCAGCGGGCATCGACCCTAGCGCCTGGGGCGCAATGGGAGGCCACGGCCCGCAGACGCCGAAGTTCGCCCTCAGCATCGCAGCGGATCTCAAGAAGGTGTCGGCTCTCCTTCAGGGGGTGGTGGACGAGAAGCAGGTCAAGGTGCGGTCCTTGGAAGAGCAGCTCGCCCGGTTGCGCTACGGCGGGGGTAGCTGATGCCCGTCGATGACAGAACTGGCCAGTGGGGGACTCTCAGCCTCACCATCCCCGACTTTCTTGCCGACGTGCGGGACGCGATCAACGACTTCGCGGAGCTGCTCATCAGCGTCCTGGAGATCGCCAATCAGGTGTTGGAGTTCGTGAAGGCGTTCATCCGGGGCTACATCGACCCGATGGTCATCCTCATCGAGGCCATCATCGACGAGATCACGGCCATCCTGACCGACCTGCGGGAGATCGGCCTCTACATCACCGGGGACTGGGCCTTGCTCGGCTGGCCACCGGAGGATCTGCGAGGCGGCTTCAGCGAGTACGAGCGTCGGATGATCGCCCGGTTGAGCGACCGGACCGACCCGACGCGACCGGACTTCTCCAGCAAGGTGAAGGTGCTGGGGTTCTTCGGCTACCTCTCGGTGGACCCCAGCGAGTTCGAGCGGCTCATCAACTTCGTCACCACGATCATCAAGATGTTCGGGTTGAGCTTCTTCCCGGACACCTCCGGGCTCCCGGTGCCGACCATCCAGGACACCCTGTACGGCCCCGACACCGTGGCGGTCGGGACGGCCTTCCAGTTCGGTGCGCTCAAGCAGGCCCTCACGACCTCCGATGGGACGCCCCCGGCCAGGTGCCGGGTGACCTGGATCGCGCAGCCCGCTTCTGCGAAGCACCCGATGAACCCCTTCCCGGTCACCGGCCCCTCCGGCTACATCGTCACCGTCTCCACGCTCCCGGACGGCATCGCCCTCAAGTACGCCCGGCCGAAGGCGAACACCGACAAGAAGGCTGCTGGCGGCGACCCTGACAAGCTGGCCCAGCCCCGTGAGTCCGGCTCCGTCCTCGACTTGAACGGGACGCCCCTTGTGCTCCACGGTGGGGCCGAGATGCTGGCGTTCGAGGACTCGGGCTTCGGCTACAACGAGCACATGGACGACGGCATCCCCGAGGACGGGAGCTGCCAGGTCTTCGGGCTGCTCGACCCGTCATCGAACGAGATCATCCCGCTGGAGCTGCTCGGCAACGCTGACGCCCTGGGGACGCCTCTCGACGGCAAGGGGGAGGACTTCTACCTCCAGCGGACGTTCCTGGTGGGGGCAGGGGTCGCCCTCGCTCAGTGGTTCTCTGGCGAGTACGGGGCGGTCTTCCACATTGACGACATGCCCCGTGCAGCTCGCTTCGAGAAGCAGTCGGACGGGACGTTCGACCTGGTGGATGACGGCCCGGCGGTCAACTACTACGTCCGGGTCTGGGCGACGGGCAAGGAGGTCGCAGAGGCTACGAGGGTTCCGCAGTGGGACTTCGAGGCCCAGCAGGCCAAGAACAACGCCACCACCTCCGGGCAGCCCTTCGTCGTCGGCCTCAAATGCGGCCCCTCCGGCATCGGGATGCCCTCTGGCCCTCGCAAGATCACCTTCGTCAACGCCAACACGAACGAGTACCTGCACGCCCTGGAGACCGCCTTGATGGTGCTGGTCTTGAGCCGGTCGGACTTGCCGTTGCTGGATGAGCTGGTGGGATCGAAGCCAGAGGCCACGGCACAGGGCTACCGCGACGGCAAGTGGGCGGGACAGGGCTTCGCTCTGACGGCGACGGGTCTGGAGGACTCCAGGCACCTTGTCAGCCTGATGTACCCGAACACCAAGGCGCTGGAGAAGCCGAACCAGCCGCTTCAGGCGTGGCGGACGGTGCTGTTCCAGAAGGTCCGCCAGATGGCGCAGGACATCTACGAGCAGACCGGCCCGATGCCCGATGTCGAGAAGATCATCGTCGATGCCACCACAGAGCTGCGGACGGTCACCTGGGATGCCTTGCTGGACGCGGACGATTCAGCGGGAACCTCCGGCCGTCTGTACGTGGCGAACGTAGAGGCTGTGGGCGGGGAGTCGCCCGCGATGTTCAAGGCACTGGACCCGGCGAACCCCGTGGCCGGGATGTCGGAGTTCGGTGTCGCCCCAAACGTCATGTCGATGGGTGTCGCTGCGCAGGACGTGGAGACGTTGTTCTTCGACCCGGCCTACGGCGGTCGGGGGCCGCTTCGACACCGGGCCAGTGACTTCGTGCTCTGGGACGGCGGCAGCATCGAGATCGTCTACGAGGAGTCCGACCCGGGGAACGTCAGGGCGCTCAAGGCTAGCTCGCCCGCGAGCCTGGTCCGCATCTACGACAAGTTCACGGACAAGGACGGGAAGCTGCTCATCCCCGAGGACTGGCGGCAGTATTTTCAGGCTGTCGAGGCACAGGCGAAGGTGGTGGGCTCCGCTGACAAGTCCCCAGTCTTCGTCTCTGGAGCCTCGCAACTGGTGAAGTACACCAAGAACGGCGTCATGGTCGCTGACTGGCCCGGAGCCCTGTTCCTGCGGGGCCTCTTCCGGCTCTACGAGAACGGGCTCATCTACCAGCAGGCGGCCATCGCTCTGCGGGTGGCAACGGCGGCATCGAGCCGCGCACCGGAAGACGGCGAGTGGATCGCCATGCGGTTGTTCGACGCCTTCCCGGAGCTGGAGACGTTCTTGAACGCGGTCGAGAACTGGGTGAAGTCCCTCGCGTCCGCCGCGCAGTCGATGGCGGACGCCATCATCAAGTACATCGAGTTCGTGCAGGCGCAGATCGTGGAGCTACAGCAGCTCATCGCCCGCATCAACGGGCTGATCCAGTCGTTCATGGCCTTCAGCTTCTCCCTGCCGGAGTTCAGCGGCTTGATGCTCCTGTCGGACGGCACGGACGGGGTGCTGTCTGACCTGGTGACGGCCAAGAACAAGCCCTCGGACAGCCCCCTGTCCTACGCAGCGGGTCTCGCCCTGGTCATCCCCTTCGGCCCGTCCTTCATCTTCGACCTCATCGCTCTGGCTGGTGGGGAGGACAACGAGGGATCGACCCCCAATCCCGACCCCAACGTCACCATGACGATGATCGGGGCTCCTGACCCCATCGGCATCGAGCAGATCCCGCCGGGTGCGGGGCCAGCTCCGACCGATGAACCTGACGTGCTGTAGGAGCTGCAATGCCGTCATTCACAAAGATGGGCAGCTTCCCGGTCGGGTACTTCCGGGCGACGACCGCATGGCTGTTGCGTGAGCGGCGGGATGTCGTGACCCGCATCGCTACGTTGCAGGCAGAGATGGCCCGCATCGGCTTCGTCACCATGAACTACCGGAAGGTCACGGTGGGCGACAGCACCAAGGCGACGGCAGAGCGGCTCGGCTTCTCCATCCCAGAGGGCACCACCCTCGCCCGGCTGGTGCAGGCGTACATCGCCACAGGCGGCAACCCGTTCAACATCTCCGGCTTCTTGCACCCGAACACCACCGAGGTCTCTCCGCAGGCGGACGGTGGTGTGTCCGTGGCACAGGACTACCCCGGCGGTGGTGCTCCGGGAGCGCAGTCAGTCGCCTACGACAACCCCCTGCCCGAAGGTCCAGAGGACGGCAGCACGAACCCGAACAAGTCCGGCTACGAGGCATACGAGGGCGGCTACATCGACCACCCCGGCTACAAGCCCGCACGGATGGGTGGCCGGATGGACCGTGGTTCCTGGGACGACGCCACGGTCGTCCGGGTCATGCACGACACCCGCAACTGGGCGAACAAGGAGATCAAGGCCCGGCTCCAGAACAGGGAGTGGCAGATCATCAAGCTCTCCGATTGCTGGGAGCAGCTCCGGGTGGAGCGTGACGAAGTGCTCATGGAGGCATTCGGCGGGCAGCTCATCGACCTGCCGGGTCTGGACGATGAGACGTTCGATCCCAAGCGGCTCTGCCAGGTCATCATCGCGGACATGTACTCGGTCCTGTTCGACGTGGACGACTCTGGCATCCCCACTGGGTTCAAGCCGAACCCAGGGCTCGGGCTCCTTTTCTTCGCCTACAAAGACGTGCCCGCAGACGACGCAGGCCCCATGGGCTGACGGTTTCGGGCCTATACCTCGCCAGTGGTGAGGCCCTAGGAGGTTCATGTCCCTGGAGTTCCAGCTCGCGTGGCCCTGCCCCCATCTGACGGTGGAAGAGGTGGTGTCCCTTGGAGACGATCGGAGGTCGCTGAACACGCGACAGCCGGTGGCGTCCAGTGGACAGGTGCGCGTGCTCGCCAACGACGACTTCTTCATCCCCCGCGAGGGGGTGCTCTCGGCGGCCGTGCTCTCCAGCTCCGTTTCTGGCCCCTTCGACATCATCGAGAACGAGGACACCCTGACCGTCGAGGCCAGTGGCGGTACGGCCACCCTGTCCTTCGGGGCGGTGGGGACCATCCGGCTGACCACGGATCAGGTCATCCAGCGAATGACCATCGCGGCCTGGGAGCACGTCGAGATTCGCAACGACAACGGCTACCTGGTCTTCGTGGACACGAACAAGGTCGGCCCTTCGGCCTTCGTCAAGGTGCGGGGCACGGTGGCATCTGCCCTGGGCTTCGGTCAGCCGACGCTCTCGGGCCGCCAGTGGGCTGCCTACGGTAAGGAGGTCTACCCCGGCTGGGACCTCTACCTCCGGCCCGACACCATCACCAACCGCTTCCCCCGGTTCCGCAAGCCGCTCCGCTTGAACCCGATGCTCAAGGTGACCTACTCGGTCCCGGTCGCTCGCTGCCTGCGATGCCAGGCCGGGTTCATCGAGAACGACTTCCGGTTCGACGCCAGCGGCAACATGCTGCTCATCCAGAACGAGGACCTGCTCTACCAGGCGGCCCTGAAGATTCTGCTGACCGACAAGGGGAGCAACCCCTTCTTTCCGTGGTACGGCACGACCATCCGGGAGCGCATCGGCAGCAAGGCCCTGGCGGGCGTCGCCTCAGTCCTCAGCGAGGACGTGCGGAAGGCCCTGAGCCGCGTCCAGTCGCTCCAGACGGAGCAGGCGAAGTACCAGCAGGTCACGTTCAAGGAACGGCTCTACAGCGTCCTGGCGGTGAACGTGAAGCGGCACACGCAGGACGCGAGCACCTACCTCATCGAGGTCACAGTGCAGAATGCGTCTGGGGAACCCATCTCCCTGAACATCGTCTTCTCGGTGCCAGAGGTGGTGGCCCTGATGGGGAGCAACGGTTTGATGCTCGGTACTGAGGCGGCAGGGCTCGGGACCACAGAGGCTCGTCAGCTCTTCAAGAATGACCGCAACCTGCTGACCGGAGGCCAGTGATGGCTGCTTACCCAGAGTTCCGAGGCCCGGACGGCACGCTCCGGCAGAAGTTCATCCTGTCCACGACCCTCCCCGACCAGGTGTTCACCGGGACCATGCCCACGGACACGGTGGACATGCAGGTCTCCGTCCGGGGTGGGGCGTTCACCAGCGACCCGGACTACATCACCTTCGAGGGGACTGGCTTCACGGTCCCGAACCCGTCCGCCTTCCCTGACGGTCTCCAGCTCCTTCCGGGTGGCAACGAGATCAAGGTCAAGGCCATCCTCTCCACAGGGGCGGTCACGCAGGAGGCGGTGCTCCAGGCCAACCTCTCGCTGGAAGCAGACATCGGGGAGCTGGCCGACCCGCCGACCGGCATCTTCTTGGAGCGGTTCAACTCGACGGTGACGGTGACCGTCGAGGGTCTGACCAGCTCGACCGTCGCGGGCTACCACTTCTACGCCTCCACTCAGCCGGGTGGCGGTGACGTGGGGTACTTCCGCATCAACCCGTCGCTGGTCATCTCCGGCGAGGTGGTGGAGGCCACGGACGCCCTGGCGACCCTCTCGGTGGACGCGAGCATCGTGCTCGACTCCGAGGGATTCCACGCGGCCGACCCCTTGAACTTCCGGTTCAAGGGCACGCAGGAGGACGCGGACGACCTGGTGCTCGGCACGAACTTCGATGAGCTGCTGGAGGTCCCGGAGACGGCCAGCAAGCTCCGCATCGCGACGACCATCCAGACGGTGCGGGAGACGCAGCAGTACAGCTTCGAGCACGACCGTCAGGCATCGCTGGAGAGCGCCAACCCGGCCCTCCCACACGCTGACCTGGCCACGGTGCCGGAGACCGACCCGCTCTACTACGTCGCCACGGCCATCCACATCATCAACGGCGAGGAGGTCGAGAGCTTCTTCAGCCCGGAGGTGCTGGGGGCTCCCCTGCGCATCACCCCGACCGTGGGCTCATTCCCGCAGGTGACCCGTCAGCAGATGGTCAGAGGGGCGGTCCTCTCCATCTACCGGAGCCAGCCGCAGGTTCGGGTGGACCCGGGCTCAGCTCTGCGGGACACGTTCATCGACCCCTTCACGACCGAGACGGATCGTGTCCGGTTCATCGTGGACTTCTTGCACAACGCGATGAGCTTCCCGACGTTGCTGCTCATCGACGACCCCGGCTTCACAGGCACGTCGATCCCCGTCGCGCAGTCGTCGTACAAGACGGCCTTGCGGGAGGCGTTCTTCCTGACCTCGGACGCACAGGTCCAGACGATCATCGACAACGCCTTCGACAAGCTCGCCAGCAACTACGGCGTCATCCGGGACGGCGGCAAGCGAGCCAGAGGCGAGGTCACATTCTTCGTGACCAACCGGCCCACGACCTCCATCACGAAGACCATCGGGACCATCTGCATCGGCGGCGGGGTGAACTTCCGCACCACATCCACGGCGGTCATCTCGTCCACGGGAGCCTCCCGGAACTTCAATCCGTCCACGGGCCGCTACTTCGGCCGGGCCTTCATCCAGGCGGACGTGGCTGGGTCGGCGGGCAACTTGTCCGAGGGGCAGGTCTCGGTCATCTCCAACAACACGTTGAACGTCCAGGTGACCAACGAGTCCCGGACCTTCGGCGGCACCGACAGGCAGTCGAACCGCGACCTCGCCCTCGAAGCCATGCGGGTCATCGCCTCCGTGGATTCCGGCACCCGCATGGGGTACGTGGACACCGCCATCAAGACGCCCGGCGTCGAGCAGGTGAGCGTCATCGAGGCAGGCAACCCCCTGATGATGAGGGACCGCACGGATGCCGGACGCCACGTCGGCGGCAAGGTGGACATCTACTTGCGGGGCAGCTCAGAGGCCAAGGTCACGGACTCGTTCGCCTTCGGCTTCCAGACTCGTCAGGCCCAGCAGTTCGAGCCGGTCGGCGACCTGGCGACTCTTCGCTTCAGGGCGGTGGACCCGGCCCTCTCCGAAGAAAACCCGCTCATCGAGATGCTGGACCTGCCCAGCATCGATCTGGTGTTCGAGAACGCCAGCAAGAGCCAGGTCTTCGACCTGACCAACGTGGTCTACGCCTCGTTCGATGAGATCCAGCTCGACACGACCCTCAACGACCCCACGATCCACGACCTCGACGACGTGTACCAGGGCAGCTACCGCTACCGCACGTCCGACAAGTTCGTGATGACCCGCCAGCCCGTCATCTCGGTGACCAGCTTCGTCGGTGCGCAGACCGGAGCACTGGTCGAGGGCGTCTACGACCTCTTCCGGGCGTCTGACCCGCTGGAGCTGGGCCGCTCCACGAACGCAGGCGACTACGTGCAGGTCACGGAGCCCCTGACATCCGGGGCCACCATCCCCTCATCCACGCCGATCACGGTGCCCGGCGAGGCCCACACGATGCTCGACGGCATCGAGTACCTGGGCAACCTGGGTGCCAACTTCTTGACGGTTCGGGTGTGGAACACCGAGCGGACCATCGAGTACAACGGCCCGCTTTCCACGGCGACCCGGGACTTCACCATCATCGACGGGGATGAGACGACTCCGCTCGGCCTCCAGCTCACGGACGGCAGCCGCATCGTTGAGGGTCAGTCGGTGCTGGTGGCCTACTCGCACGACGAGAACTTCGTCATCGAGTATCTGAGCAACGCGGTCGTCCGTGTCGTCCAGGAGAACATCGACAACGACTCCCACATCACGGCGGACGCCATCGCCAAGTGGGCGGTCGATGTCCCGGTGAACTTCACCGCCACCATCGTCCTGCTGGCGAACACGGACGCCAACGTGGTGGACGGGCTCGTTCGTACAGCCCTGGCTCGCCTGTTCAACACCTTCGGCCTGGGCACGGCCGTCCGGCAGTCCGACGTGATTCGCGCGATTGATGCCGTCGTCGGGGTGAGCTACGTCATCACCCCCTTGACGCTCATGGTCCGGGGCGACGGAGCCCAGATCGTCCGCGAGGTGGTCACCACCGATACGGACACCGACGCGACGCTGGTGACGACATGGTCATCTCCCACCGTCTCCGTCTACCTCCTCGTCAACGCTCTGGACGCGGCAACTTCAAACGCAGGTGGGCTGGTCAAGGAGTTCAGGGGTGTTTTCCAGGACGAAGTTCGGCTCATCCACCACGAGACGGCCCCGAACGTCAACGGCTTCCCGCTCCGGGGCTCCACAGGCGGCAGCTTCATCATCGGCAAGGACGGGCTCAACATCCCCGGCATCAGCGACGACACGACCATCACGGCCGACAACGTCCTGCCGACCAACCCCGACGAGAAGGCCGCCGAGATCCTCCGCATCCGCAAGGCCCTGACGGCGAACCGGGTGCTGGCGAGCTTCGTGCCTGGTGGCGACATCCCGGACAGCCCGAAGCAGCACGACTACACGGTGACCTACGTGGTCAACGGCGACACCGGGGTCAAGAACATCGAGCCCGGCCCCATCGAGTACCTGGTCATCGGTGACCTCAACTTCGTCTACGACGAGCGGACCTGATGGCGGACAAGCCGACTACCCCGACCCTGCTGCCGACGCTGCTGGAGCAGAACCCTGCTCCCGTGGGCGGGTCGGGCCAGGACCGGATCACGACGCGACGCGAGCAGGTGGACAGCATCATGTCTGTCTTCATGCAGGTGCTCCCGTCGAACTACGTCGCGCAGGTGCAGGGGCCGTTCTACACCGTCCAGTTCCAGGCAGCCGCAGAGGCCATCGCCGACTTCCAGATCACCGCGCAGGAGGCCTTCAGCGACTCCGACTACGACTTCATGCGCGGCGAGTTCCTGTTCCAGCTCCTCGGCTCCCTCGTCTTCCCCGATGCGTCGAGCGACGGCTACCCCACGCTCAAGGGCGACCTGACCTACCGCGAGTTCCTGAAGCGGATGGTGCTCCTGCTGCTCCAGGGAGCCACCAAGGACACGGTAGAGAGTGGCCTGGAGCTGCTCTCGGACGCGACGTTCGCGGTCATCGAGAAGGTCATCGCGGCCCGGGACACCAAGAAGAGGGTCTTCAACGAGGCCACGGGCTCCTACGACGTGGTGCCCGGCTCCGCGTGGGGCCTGGACGACCAGTTCGAGTTCGAGATCAACGTCACCCACGTCGATCCGACCACGGGGCTCCAGCGGTTCCCCGAAGAGCCCTTCGTCCTCTCGGAGAACGTCCGCATCGTCATGCGGGCTTTGAAGCCTGCCCACACCCTCTACGAGTACCGGCACCTCTTCACAGAGGCATTCGGAGCCATGTTCGACGGCTCCGTGTCATGGGATCTGTCGAGCTACTACTACGCCGACTTCCGCCGCTTCTGCTGCGGGGCGAAGAATGTGACCGGGACCACTGGCATCACCTGGGCTGACCGGACGCTCTTCAGCGATTCATCCCGCGAGTTCGACCAGATCAAGGCCGGAGCTGACCTGGTGGTCACGACCGGGCCGAACAGTATCCACGCAGGCGGGACCGAAGGCACGGTGGCGTCCACAGACCGCCGCCACATCGGCCGCTACCGGGTCAAGGACGTACTGACCTTCCCGGTAGGCACGGACACCACCGCGAGGGCCTACACGACCTCTGGTGGCCTCTCAGGCACCGCCACGGTGGTCGGGAACGTGGTCGAGGACACAGCTCAGGACTGGAGCCTGGCGGCCAAGGGCGCGACCTTGACGTTCACGGAGGGGCCGAACGCAGGGACGTACCGGCTCAAGGCTGTGCTGGGGAACTTCGGAGGTCCCGTGGGCGAGGCTCCTGGGCCAGGGACACGGGTACAGGTGGCTTCGAGCCTCCTGCGAATCGAACGACGAATGAAGCAAGCGACATCGGGTCAGAGCTACACGGTGACGGTAGACCGTCTCGGTGTGCAGGAGCCCCATGCGGTGACGGGGGAAGATGCTTCCATCTACTTCGTCCTGTAGCTGCCAAGAATCAGCCTATACGGCAGGAGAAGGTGAGGGCCTCGTGCTCCAACGGAGGATCGAATGCCTGCGGTAATCGAAAGCACCCTGTACGAGTCTCCTGGTGGAGCGGTCGTCGCAGGTTCCACACAGCAGAACAGCCGGGATGATCTCCGGCTGGGCTACCAGGTCACGTTGAACTCGGTGCAGGCGGGCACCACGTACTCCTGGACGCTCGCCTTCGCATCGGACTCGCCTGGCACGACGGTTCCGGGCACCCCGTTCGACGGCACCGACTCCGCGTCGTCCCTGCTGCCGCCAGAGGGCAGCACCAGCAAGACCGCGAAGTTCAACGTGGACTTCGAGGGCACCTACCTCATCCGCCTGACCGTGGACGCCGGGCTCCCGACAGAGTCATCGCAGTTCGTCCGGGCTCGGGTGCTGACCCTCTTCGGCTCGCTCAAGCTCATCGCGGCTGGCGAACGACGGGACGAGAACGGCGTCATCCCGGTCGATGCGACCCCAGAGGGCTGGGCGAACGACCAGAACGCGAACATGCAGCGCATCGGGCTGCTTCTGCGACGGCTCTCGCACTCTGGCCGCATCCTGTTCGTGGACAGCAACCGTGGTCGGGACTTCACCGAAGACCAGGACGACTACGACAACGTGCTCTCCCTCCCCGGGCCGGACACGGCCCGGCCGGAAGCGACGGGCATGAAGCTGCGGGCGATGGCCCACGGCGACTTCTCGTCCATCAACTCAGCCATCGCCTACGCGGCTGCTGCGACAGCTCGCGGCGAGGCGGCTCTGAGCCAGGAGCAGCCTTACGTCATCGTGGTTCGCGAGGGTCTGTATCAGGAGGACCTGAACCTCACGTCCTTCGTCCACATCGTCGGGGACACCGACACCTTCATTGACATCGACCAGGGCGCGGCCGGGTTCAACACCCTGAAGGGCGGGGTCAGCATTCGTCCGGCCCACGTTGCCGGGACTGGTACCCACAGGTTCAACCCGCTCCAGAATGGCGAGAACGCGGAGTGCTACCTCCTGAACCTCGTCCTGATCGAGATGTCGAACACGACCCTGCCGCTCCTGGAGCAGTTGGGCGGGGCGATGAAGCTCTCCAACTGCATCGTCATTTCGTTCGGTGATGCCGTCAATCAGGGCGAGGCTCTCCGCTGCGTCGTCTCCAATCCGGCTCACGCCCCCGGCCTCCGGCTGGAGGACAGCTATGTGATGACGCAGGCCACCACGGCGGACCGGGTCGCTCTGCGGTTCGATGCGACGGGTGGCTCCTGCTACCTCGATCACAGCCAGGTGGTCGCCCCCCAGTGTCAGGGCGTGCTCGTCAACGAGTCGCTCTACGAGGTCTGCGAGTTCTACGCTCTCCGTCAGACGGAGCTGGGCGCTGTTGCCCCGTACATCGGGTACGCATCCCACCAGTCCTTCCAGGACAGCGTGGTTGACCCCTTCGGTGGCGGGAACCCCGCCATTGACGTGAGTGCCTTCGGGGCCGGACCTGGCAGCAAGCCTGGGGATGTCATCGTCGGGGTCAGCGGATGCACTCTGATGGGTGTGGTCTCCTTCGAGACGGCGGCTGCCGTGGGGAACACCCAGCTCATCGGGGCGGGCACCAGCAACGTGCTGGGTGTGGGTGCCGGTGTCCCCCACATCGTCTTCCCGGATGCTCCTGGCGACATGCCGGACGGCTACGTCGCCATCTTCGATTCGGAGACGGTGAGGTACGAGCCCGCCCACGCTGACCCCCTGAAGGGACCGGGTGGGGCCGCAACCATCCCCGGCCCCAACCAGCTCCCGAAGTCGAACGTCCAGGAGGCCATCGACATCCTGGTGCAGGCGGTCTTCCCCATCGTCGGGAGCCCCTTCTACTCGCTGCACTCGGCCTACTCCGGCCTGGCGACCCTCAACCCGCCCACGCTGGGCACCGGGCTCGGCCGGACCATCATCGCCAACGGTGGTGCGGTCCAGATCACCGGGGGTGTCGCCCCGTTCGCTCTCGACAACGAGCGTAAGGACGGCGGGCTTCAGACCGAAGGCGTCGTGGACATCGGCGGCCTCATCGGTGGGCCGGGCACCACCCCTCTGGGTCTGGTCGGGCACTCTGAGATCAGCCTCAACCCGAACATGATGGGCGTCGGCCCCGTCATCGCTCTCGGGCGGGCCGTATGGACCACTGGTGTCAACGGTGGCGACCGGGGCTTCCCCGGTGCCGTCATCCGTGCGGACTCAGCGACAGCTCCGGCACTCCCGACGTTGTCGCCCTACCACCTCCACCTCCGCACGCTTTCGGGGCTGAACTCGAACACGGGTCAGCTCGGGAACATCTACATCGCCGCAGGCAGCATCGGCGACCCCGCCAGCCCCGACAACCCGGGCCATGTCCACATCAACGGCGGTGGGAACGTCAATGTGGGTGGGAGCACAGGCGACATCTGGCTCGCTCCTGGTGACCTGTTCGGGGCGGCTGGGTTCGGCAAGGTCTGGTTCGCAGGCACCAACGGCACCCCTACGGTGCTTGTGGCGGGTGGCCCCTGGATCGGAGGCGTAGGCGGGAACATCGCTATCGGCACGCCGAACGGCGTGGAGTTCTTCACCTTCACGGGTGCAGAGGCCAACATCGCGGCAGCCATCGCTGTGTTCAACGCAACGGCCAGGGCGTTCATCGCGACAGTGGGTCCTCCGGGCACCATCGCGCTTGTGATGGCCCCCAGCCCGGCCAACGACATCGTGTGCCTCGGAGACGACGGCAGCGGGGTGAACGTCAACCTCGGTGACTTCCTCCCGACATCGGCGACATTCACGCCAGGGGCCTACGGCGATCTGGTCTCTGTGGACGTGCCCCAGAACGGTCGTCTGCGGGTGGACGGTGACCTGGAGGTCACCGGAGCCATCATCGGAGTGATGGACTCCGGCTACAAGTTCATCACGGCCGGGATGTCCCCGTTCAGCACGACCACTGAGCACCTGATTCTCGGGGCACAGCTCATCGCTACGCAGGACATCGACATCATCTTGACAGCGGCCTACCCCACGGGGGTCAAAGTCGTCATCAAGGACGAGAACGGCATCGCCAGCGCCTTCCCCGCCCCGATTGGGCAGAGGGTTCACATCACGGACTTCGGCGGGGCACTGTTCGACGGGGCCGCCGCGTTGAATCTCACGACCAACTTCGCGGCCGTGACGCTCTACAAGAACAGTGCGGGCAACTGGTCGCTCATCTAGGCAGGGGTACGGTGACGAATGGCTTTCACGCCGCCAACGAACCCCGAGGACAGCTACGCACTGAGCCCCTTTGGGTTCGGTCCGTTCCCGCTCCCAGGGGAGTCGGTTGACGTAGCTCCTCCGCACCCGGTCGGAGGCGGCTACGGCGGTGTCGGCTTCTTGTCGGCGGGCGATCTCCCGGACAACGGCAGCCCCTACGGCCTGGGCTCCTACGGCTCCCGGTGGTTCAGCCGTCCCAAGGTCAACATCAGCGGCGGCTACGGTGGTGACCCCTACGGCCTGGGCGGCTACGGCAGCACAGAGGTCACGCCCCCCTACATCTCATCGGCCATCTCGCTCGACGGGTTCACCATCGAGATCTTCTTCAGCGAGGAGGTGGACACCACCAACCCCGCGTTGACCGACCCGACCAGCTACACGCTGGAGCCCATCACAGGGGCAGCTCCCGCGACGGTGCTCTCGGTTCACATCGAGAAGCTGGGGTCACTCAATCTGGCGGCTGGTGACACCATCGTGGGGGCAACCTCCGTCGTCATCACCCACACAGGGACGACCCAGGGCGGGATGTACAAGGCCCACGCCACGGGCCTGACCGACATCGCTGGCAACCCGATCATCGACGCTGACGCCCCGTTCCTGGCGAAGGGTGAGCCCCCGACCTTCACGGTCAGCCTCCCGGCCCCGGATGCGGGCAACGAGCTGCTGGTCACCTTCAGCCACCCGATGTTGCAGAATGCGGGTGGCTTCCCGGCCATGGGCAGCTACGACTTCGCGGTAGCCGCCAGCAACCCCTACCCCATCGACCTGGTGCCGACGAGCATCGTCGTGGTCAGTCCGACCCAGGTTCGGCTCGGGGTCAAGGGCATGACCTCGTTGAACTACGACCTGACGGTCAGCGAGGCGTTCGCCTTCGCCTTCGACACGACGCTGGGGCTCCGCAACTGCACCATCTACGAGCAAGGGGCCGGGACCATCACGGAGTCGGCGGGCTACCTGGTCTGGTCAAGGCCGAAGAATGCGGGCTCATTTGGCCGAGAGTGGCGGGACACCAGCGGCACCATCACCCCGCTGACATCGACCCTGCGAGGTGACTGCACCTTCGACTTCAGCAACGCGGCCTTCGACCCGCCGATCTCCATGTTCCCGGCCCCGGAGATCTGCGGCATTGCGATCCAGGACGGTGTGCCAGGCAACGGCATCGCCGTTTACATCACTCTCCAGCAGAGCATCACCGGGGTCGAGCAGATCCGAATGCAGTCGGGCACCTTCGACATGACGGTGGATGCCACCTGGTCGGACGCGGTTCACACGATCTCCTTTGTGCGGAACATGCAGGCGGGCATCGTCACCTTCTTGCTAGACGAGCAGCCGCTCACCTCCACTGCGATTGCGAACGTGGACGGCCCGGCAGATTCCCAGGCGGCCATCCGCTTCGGCTTCTACGGTGGCGGATGGGACATCAGCGGGGTGCGGCTCCACAGCGTCATCCTCACCAGCTCCACGACGGTCTTCTCGTCTGCTTGGAACTTCCTGCACGGCCAGATCGGTCAGTTCCTTGGCTCCGACGTACTGACCCGTGACCGACTGCTGACGCAGCGAGGCCCGCTGGTCAAGGGCTGGGGTGACGCGACCCCAGCGACCGAAGCTGATGTCGCTGTGGTCATCAACGGCACGGCGGTCTCGGTAGCCGAGGTGAACCCCTACATCGGCGGCATCGTCATGGCGGTCCCGGTGCCGCTCCTCCCGCTAGGCGACCCGCAGAGCAGCGTGGCGGTGGACTACAAGTGGTTCAAGAGCCCCGTCATGGAGCTGGCCGGGTTGAACACCCTCGGCCTGGTGCTCAACAAGTTCGACTGCGCCCGCAGAGGCCACCACGACCCGGCAGCCCACGGCGATCAGGTCCAGGTTCTTCCGGGACAGCCCGACTTCATGGCGAATCCCGGCGAGCCCAAGGGAGCCGTGGACATCCACCGCTTCCCGATGAGCGTGGTCCTCGGGCCGATGAGCCGGAGCGAACCGCTCTACATCGGCCACCGCTACATGGGGTTCGAGCGGGCGTACTCAGCTCTGACCAACAGCCCGACCACCCTGCTGCTCAACCAGGCCCCAGGGCGCGTCTCCGTGCCCGGCTTCGAGCGGGAGGTAGCAGGGGTCAGTGTGGCCTACGAAGGGCTCGTGAAGCCCGTAGACGCCGCTCCTGCGTGGGCTCTGGATGGAGCTGACTACGGGGCGGTGGACCACGATGCCGACGCCGGGATCGACCTTGGGACCTACACGATCATCGACCCCATCGTGGGGGATGCAGGGCCGACCGAGACGGCAACGGTCTACCACCGGGGCCTGGATCTCACATACCCGTCGAGCATCAACCTGGTGGCCCGCTTCCAGACGGCAGCTACGGCCTTGTTCGACACGGACCACGTCGCCCCTTCCCCGGCTCCGACCGGGCTGGTGACGGTCCCCACGGCTGATGGTGTGTTCACGGGGGTCGGGTTCGGCATCCACGACAACCGGCACCTGTACTTCTGCGGGGTGCTCCTGATCAACGGTGTCGAGCACGTCGGCCTGCTGCTCAACCCGAAGCGCATCCACGAATGGGAGTCCTGGGCCATCGGGCCGAAGTCCATCCTGACGGCCTCCTCGCAGAGTCGAGGGGTCTTCCCGTCCTCGCAGGTCCCCACGGGGTTCAAGGTCGGGTCGAAGTTCCAGCGGCTCACGGGCACACAGGTCGGGGTCTACACGGCGACGAGCGTTGTGGCTCAGAGCGACGGCACAACCACCGTGGATTTCACGCCCGAACTTCCGTCGCCCTGGGACATCTACGGAAACAAGTACACGGAGGTCGTATTCGAGACGCGGGCGAGCCTCAAGCCGTTCACCTATCGGCTCGACCTCGACACGGACCAGCAGGTCGCAGAGCTGCGGATCTCCGGGGAGACGCGGGGGGTGGTCACCCGCATCGACGGCAACGTGCCTCCGGTCCCCGTGGCAGCTCAGACATCGCTCCTGCTCCCGGAGGAGATCGTCGGCCAGGTCTTCTGGGGGTCGTTGAGCAGGCAGGCGGCGAGCAGGGCCACCTGGTCCTTCATGCGCTACGGCCTCGTACCCGACCAGGTGTTCATTCAGGGCCACGCGGTCGTCAACAACACGGAGATGTCCGATCTCCCCGAGGACAACCCGGCGGCCGGAGGCGGTCAGTGGTGGCCGTTGCAGACGTTCGGGACGGCAGAGATCCTGCCGAACGTGGACACCTTGCTGCTCAAGGCCACGTCGGCGAGCAGCGTCTACGACCTGAACTACGGCTACGTCCGGGTGGAGCCATTCTTCACCCCGGACGCCATCTTCGACTACCGGGCAGGCATCCAGCTCGACTCGACCACCATCGGGGCGGGTGGGGCAGAGCTGCTCCTAGACGACACGCAGCGACAGACCGTCATCCGCAGCCTCATGGTGCTGGAGAACCTGTCTGCTGACCCCACGGCCTACCGGGGCCTGGTGTCGCTGCCGCAGGTGAGCCACACCGGGCTCTTCCCGCCCTCCGAGATGGGGTGGGCGGTCGAGTCAGGTGCGACCGTGGTGGGGACGCACGAAGGCGCTCAGATGGTGGTGGTGCAGAACGCCACCCAGCGGGGCCGATGGACCAACAACCTAGTGTTCGACGCCACCGACCCCAGCATCGTCGATGCAGATGAGGGGCGGGTCTTCGAGGCACGGCTGGAGGTCAAGGCCCGGACGACCAACGCCAACGGTGACTCCGGCATCGTCTTCGGCGGTCAGGTGCAGGGGGCCGGGGCGGTCTTCGCGTACATCCGGGTCGAGCTGGCTGGAGCTGTCGGCAGCGAGGTGGTCCGGCTGCGGACGGCTACTGGTGTGCCCATCGGGGAGTACACCTTCGACTGGACGGGGGAGGCCCACACGTTCCGGCTCCTCGCCAACCGGGTAGCGGACACCGTCACCCTGCTCATCGACGACGTGGTGCAGACCCCAAGTGTCGCGTTCACGGCCTTCTCCGGGGGCACGAACAACACGGAGGCATTCTTCGGCTGCACGGGTCGGGACGCTGCTGATGTCTTCGACACAGCTCTGACGGCCACGGTGGAGTGGCATCACGTTCACGCCCACGTCCAGGCTCCGGCAGGTGTCGTGCGGACCATCGGTGTCCTGCGAGGGGTGACGGCCAACGCCTACTCGCAGGACATCAACGACTACGAGATCCCCCGCACGGACTCCTCGACGGCTCCGAACTCGTGGGCGACCGGGCCGGTCATCGAGTGGTGGGACTGGCGGCAGCCCATCGAGCTGCGGGTCTACCGCGATCCCGGCTGGGGCGTCACGGTCTTCCGGCCTGACCTGCCCTTGCCTCCCTACTACGTGCCAGAGGACGGCACGGCCGGGGTGGGCTTCATCACGGAGTCCAACGAACCTTCGGCGGGCTGGATCAACGTCGAGTACAAGAACCTGCCCCCGACCATGGGTGAGCAGCTCGGGTTCGTGGGCTTCGGCAGCCTGATCCCCGACGACATCAGCCAGGCCCGGTGGGACTGGGTCCGCTACCGGATGTTCAAGCACCCGACCGAGGACCGCATCGCCCCTGAGCACATGGTCCTCAACCAGTTCAACGTCATCACGAGCGGGGAGCGGACGCAGGACGTGACCCTGGAGTCGGTCATCGTTCAGACGATGGACAAGACGCGGCTCTCCTTGCTGCCGACGCACCTGTACGCCGAGTCCATCTACAAGATCATCGACGGTGTGACGATCTGGACGCGGGATTTCTGGACCTTCGATCCGGCATCGCAGCTCGTCACCCTCCAGCCTGATCCGCTGACGGGAGCCGCACGGGAGTTCTCGGCAGAGCACGCCAACGTCACGGTGATGTTCACGCCCGGCCTGCCGGTCACGAACACCTACCTGGGTCTCCAGCCGCTCCTGGACGGGGTGACGCTGCTCAACGAGGGCACGCCTCCGATTCCGATGAGCCAGACGGCCGAGAGCGAGATCGAGACGGTCTACGGCTCGCATTTGAACGACCCAGAGGACGTGCTCAACGACGACCCGGACTTCGTGCTCAACGACCCGCACAGGACGATCCGTCACAACGACGTGGACGGCTCGCTCTACGAGGCCCTGGAGTTCATCGAGGTCAACAACGGCGGGCAGACCGATCTCCTCGCAGCCATCTGCGAGCGTGGTCCCGGCACAGGCTTCTCCGGGCACTCGCCCACCGAGGGGGAGGACATCTACTCCAAGACCGGCGGTGGAGCAGATCTCGGTGGCGTGGGTGATGTCGCTGACCTGTTCGCCACGGGCGACAAGGTCGGGATGGCGGTCGGGGCAGAGGTCTTCGACTTCAGCGGGACGATGTTCTGGCACGACACGGCCTTCTTGCCCCAGCCGGACTGGCAGCAGAAGGGCGGGATGCCTGGCGGGATGCTCTTCGCCTCGGGCGGCAACTTCGTCAACCCGGTGGTGGACGCGAACGGCGACATCATCCCCGGAGCTGTCGTCGCAGGTGGCGGCACCCTCGGACCAGGCTCAGCAGTCCTGTTCCCCACCTTCCCGGCCAGAGGGCCTGTGGGTGGCGACCAGGGGCGTATCTACCAGCGCACGGACTGGTACATGAGCCTCCGCTCTGTGCTGGCGACCGGCTCCGGTGGTTCGGCAGGTTCGGCAGGCTCCGCAGGTTCGGCAGGCTCCGCAGGTGGTGGTGGTGCGGTCGAAACTCCGCTGGACGAAGACTGGACGGCATCCGGGTGGGACACCGACGCCCCGAGCGGTCCCGACACGCAGGTCGTCAACCCGACCGGGGTGACCAATCCCCTTGGTGCGGCTATCGGGTACATGCTCGGGGCAGGCGACTACTCTCGCTACGGTCCGTGGGGTGGTCTGGGTGCTCTGTCGGCCGCCAGGGACAGCGGGAGCTTCGTGTTCGTGGTCTCGCTCGAAGAAAACGACCGGGTCATGCTCTGGAACCGGACCACCCTCAGTCCACATCCCTTCGTTGCGAAGGCGGTCCCCACGAACCCGAACCACCACTTCCAGCGAGGGCCGAACGAGCACATCGCCCTGGCGAACGCCATCAACGGCTCCAGCATCCGTGGCGACTACTTCGCTGTTGCGGGTCTGACCCTCAGCGGCCAGCTCAGCGTCACGGTCTACACGCTCGCTCCGGCTCTGCCGAACAGCAACCCGGACACGGCGGTCATCGGCACCAACACCCTGAACATCGCCCTGGCCGACACCCTCCCGACCGAGAACGTGGCCCCGCCGGGCTGGACCCTTGGAGTCCCCTGGGGCGGCTCGGGGCTCCAGCAGTCATCTCTGCTGGCTGGTGGGGACCAGACCATCGACCACTTGAACGCCTACGACGCCCGCTTGGGTATCGTGGCGAACGGCGGCCAGTTGCTCCCCTTGGGGTCGAGAGTCAAGTTGATTTTCCAGCCAGCTTGACCCGGTATCCAGCCTATGAGACGCGGAAGATGAGCAACCGGCCTTGCCCCGGGAGGAGCTGATGCCCCAGTACAGCGAGCAGATGAAGCGACAGCGGCAGCAGGTCAAGATGGGCCTGGCGTTGCAGTTCGCTGATGCTCCCCTTCGAGCAAAGAAGGGCACCTTCATCTTCGACATGAAGGACGCGGAGACGGGCGAGCAGCTCGCCTACTTCGAGAAGGACAACATCATCACCCTGGACGCAGGGATCGCCGGGGCTGCCCACTTCAAGGGCGACATGACCGGCGGGCTGAAGATGCTGGCCATCGGGACGGGTGCGACGGGCAACCTGCTCTCGCCGGATGCCCCGCAGAACACCCAGCGCAAGCTCAACAACGAGATTCAGCGCAAGGCGTTTTCGTCAACGACGTACCGCACGGCCGAGGGTGTGGCGGTCAGCTACCGCACGCACATCGTTGACTTCACCACGACCTACGGCGAGGCCGAGGCGGTGGGTGCCCTCAACGAGATGGGGCTGCTGGTCCCGGCATCGATCAACCCGGCGACGCTGAACCCCATCAACAACGGGCCGTCCAACTACGACGCGAGCATCGACGTGGCCGGACTGGACTTGATGGTCAACTACCTGACCTTCAGCGTCATCTCCAAGCCTGCCACGGCGGTCCTCGCGATCACCTGGCGCTTGACCTTCTAAGGGGCTGACGATGGCGGTCAAGGACCACACACAGCACTTCGCGGCTGTCCAGGCGTCTCCCACGCCTCCTGACAACCAGGTGCCGAACACCGTGTCCCGCTCGCCTGGAACTGGTGAGCGTGCGTTCATCGGTGTCGTCGCTGAGTCCGGCAAGCCGGTCCTCGACGCTGAGCTGAACCTGCACCAGAGCGCACAGTGGATGGAGGACTTCCTCCTCCGTCGCTGGCAGACGCCTTCGGGCTGGCTCCGGGGCCGCACACACCTCGACGCCTACTGCGACTGGAGCCTGGAGACGGCCCCTGCTGGCGTCACCGACGACTCCGGCCTCGTAGACCCCGGTGGTTCCGGCGGCTCCGGCGGTTCCGGCGGCTCCGGTGGTTCCGGCGGCTCTGCTGGTGGTGGCAACCTCATCGCTGACGACGGAACGCTCCTGGACTCCGTGATTCTTCCGAGGCTCGAAGCCACGGTCGCCGGACATCCGGTGGTGGTCGAGTACACGAACACGAAGACGCCGGGCTACAACCTCATCGGCCTGACGCCCGCGAAGATCTACGACGGCACGAACGCGACGGTGAAGCGCACCGACATGATCTTCCTGGAGGTCTGGCGGGCGCTGGTGGCCCCCTCGCCCTTCGCCACAGGTGCGATCCAGGTCAATGACAACGGGTCGGTGGCCCCAGGCGACTGGTTCCGCATCAATGGCATCTCCCTAACGGCGACGGCGGGTGTGCCTGCTCTCAACCAGTTCACCATCGGGGCCACGGCCGACATCACAGCCGCGAACATCGCCGCCGCGCTCAACCTGGCCGCCAACTCGTTCGACACCATCCTCACGGCCAGAGCGACGACCAACGTGGTCCTCCTGACTGCTGACCTGCCTGGTGCTGGCGATGTCATCAGCCAGACGGGCAACTTCATCACCTTGCTGGTCCTGGTGGCTACCCCGGGCTCGATGGTCATTTCGGGAGCCACGCTGGTCGGTGGTGCTGACCGTCCGAACAAGCCGGAGAGCGAGCAGGACAAGATTTTCCGGCACGGCAACGTGCTGTCCCCGAGTCCCGTGTGGCTCGATGACGAGCTGGTCGATCCCATCATCGCGGTCGAGAGCAGCCAGCGCATCCAGCTCCACTACCGCATCCGCACGACGAGCGATGCGGAGGCCCTCAACTACAAGAAGCACCCGGACGGCTTCTCGAACCTCATCGCAGGTGGTGGCCCGAACGACGCGGCCATCTTCGCGCAGGGCAACCGCAGCGTCCCGGTGTGGGCTGGCAACGGCGTGGACACCGTGTCCTACCCCTTCGTCCCCGCCGACAAGACGAAGACCTGGCTCCAGTCGTCCGCCGTGGCCTACGGCTGGGAAGACGACGGCCTGTACGTCGCGGGCGACGGGTCGGCTACCGCAGCAGCGAACCTCGGAGCCCTCGACGGCTTCGTGTTCGCCATCCCCATCGCCTTCGTCCACCGGCACAACAACGTCAGCGACATGCTGGCGGGCTTCAAGGGCTTCGACCCGGAGAGCAACGCCAACGGTGCCCCGAAGTACGGTCACACCGGCTACGTCGGCCCGCTGGGCAACATCCCGGCAGGTGACTCCGACCGCCCGGACGGCGAGTTCTGCAACGTCATCACGACCAACAACCTGCTGGACCTCCGCAGGCACGTCATCTTCCCCGGTGTGGATCTCGCGTCGGAGCTGAAGTATCAGGTCCAGAGCCTCATGGACGGCACCTTGCGGAGCTGGTCGGTGGACACCGCCAGCAAGCAGACCCTCGGTGGTGACTCCGGGGATGTCTCGACCCGCTACCTCATCTGCAACGAGGTCGGCCGCACGGAGTCCGAAGGTGCGACGCCCCCTCTGGCGGGCGAGAACACGGAGCGGGGCGAGCTGATCCGCAGCTACGACCACATCTGCCGAAGGTTCGCTGACCAGCCGGTCATCGAGCGGGTGCTCATCGCCTTCTGGCCGGGCGACCGCAATGGGGTCCCCGTGCTGCCCGGTACGGACAATCCCGGCAAGTACATCGTCAAGGACCCAGCAGACGCGGCCACCTGGTACGAGGGCGACGTGCTCAACCTCGATCTGGAGTTCCTGAACTCCACGACGCTCGGTGGTCTGTTCGACTCGCGGCCGGGTGCCGGGCTCAACGTGGGCTCCGGCACGGGCATCCCGGATCAGAACTTCCTCCAGTTCGCTCCGGCGGGCACGGTCATCACCGATGTCCTGAACGCCTGGCACGACGACGGCCACTACAACCAGGTGACCAACCAGAACGTGCAGCTCGGCATCGTCAAGGGCCTGGGCACGACGCACCTCGAAGTCACCCTGGATGCCAACGACACGCTGACGACAGAGGGGCAGCCCATCGGTGTCGAGCACAAGATGGTCGGTTCCGGGGCGCTGGCCGGAGCTGAGACTTTCGGCTCTCCGAGGCGCATCTTCTTGGAGGTCGAGATCACCTACCCCATCGGGGTGGGTACGACCGACACGCCCGACCACGAGATCACCCCGGACACCGATGTCTACACGGACAGCGTCCTGACGGTCACTGGCCCCGGTCCGCTCATCGAGAACGACGTGCTCCAGCGGCCTGCTGACTTCGAGAACCTCCTGGCAGCTCGCTACCGCAGCGGCTTCCGCGAGGTGCAGACGGAGTACGTGGCGAACGACACCATCAACATCGCGGCTCCCCTGGCAGGTACGGCCATCGGGGTCGCGACGGTCGAGCAGATCGTCTCGACCGACCGGAACACCCTCCGGTTCCCCCGCCGGGTCTACGGCGACAAGGTGGCAACGGGCCTGTACGTCAACGACGTGCCTGGTGGGGTCGTTCAGACGGTGAACCCGACCACCTCAGAGTTCGGCTCTTCCAGCCGCATCGTGGAGCTGGCCGGGGGCGGGGGCATTCCCCTCTCTGGGGTGGGCCACACGCTCTGCGACATCCGGTACTTCGCTCAGGACCCGATCCCGAACTACGGGGTCAACGGTGGCGGCTACCAGGTGGCCTACTACTTCCGATCGAACTCGCCCCAGACGGCGGGGACGAAGGAGGGCGACATCACCTCGACGGGCGACGGCACCTTGCCGACGAGCCTGCTGGTGGAAGCTCTGCTCGTCAGCCCGAGCATCTGGACCGGCCAGGTCGGGATGGGTGGTCACGAACTGGCCTTCCCTTACGAATCCCCCCTGGACCAGATCCCCATCAACGACGGGACGCTGGTTCCGGCGGGCTCGCAGCAGATCAGCGGGACGACGGAGGAGTGGTACTTCGCAGCGACCGCAGAGGTGGCACTCGACCACTTCGATGCGGACACCGGGCTGCTCAACCTGCACGCCTTCGTCCAGATGGATGTCCAGGACGACTTGAGCTTCGGCGGGTCGGACAACGAGCACAAGCCTCGGAAGGACGCGGAGTTCCGGGCCTACTACCCGTTCGCGGACGACGAATCCTACCGGCCGACGCTCTTCGCGCAGCCGCTCTTCGGGGCGACGCGGCACAAGTCGTTCACCCCGTTCCTGGCGAGGGCCGTGGAAGACGTGCCCGGAGTCGCTGGTGGTCTGCTGTTCCGCAAGTCGGAGCTGCTGCTCATCGTGCTCTCCCGGTTCGCGGAGCTGGACGATGACAACAACGTGCGGTTCATCGACCCGCAGAGCAGCAACAGGACGCTGGCGGCGGTCTACCGCACCCGCAACCTTCTTCTGACCGTGGGAGATCGCACATGCCTCGGATCGTAAATCCCGGCACCCTGACGACAGGGCACGGCAAGGCGGCTCCTGACGAGATCGCCAAGCGCCCAGAGCTGACCGGGGTGGCTGGCCCTGTGCCGAACATCGGGGAGATCGAACAGACGATCCCCTCGCTGCCTGGCCAGCTCGCCGTCCAGTCGGTCATCGCCCACATCGACGACCCCAAGGAGGCCCACACCGCCTCTGCCATCGAGCACGACGGTCACCCGGACATCCTGTGGTCCAGCAACGTCGAGGGAGCCCTGGACGAGCTGATCGGCACGGTGCTGAAGCGTCCGCCCATGCTCGGCGAGTGGTCGCCGGACACGACCTTCTCGGGCATCGCGGACTGGGGCTTCCTCAAGCTCCGTGATGGTGGTCTGGAGAACTACACGGGCTCTGGCCTCACGTTCACCGACGCCACGGTGCAGAACGACGCGAACGTCTACCCCTACTTGCAGACCTTGACGGGACCGCCACGGGACACTGAGTTCGCCGTCCCGATGACCGACCCCCGGACCGACCACCTGTTCAACTGGGGCATGGAGTCGCTCGGTGAGCCCGGCATGGGCTACGGCCGGACTCACATCGGGGCCTACACCCGGACCGGCCACATCGCCGTCCCGAATGCGGCCATCTTCCGCACTGCACGGCTCATTGCCCGTCCGGCAGCGGAGGCTGCGGGCACGGGACGCAACGAGCGTGTTCCGGTGACCATCTCCGGCACCATCTTCCCGGCAGACCGGGGGGTGCTGGCCCTCATCCACTTCGTCGTGCCTCGCGGCGAAGACCCATCGGACGTGCCGATCTCGTTCCTGGCACAGCCGCTCGTCACCGATGAGACCAATTTCATGGCCACTCAGGGACGGGTGGTCGCGGCCATCCTCCTGGGCAACGGCATCATCGGCGACAAGTGCCAGGGGGTAGACCCCTGTGACGATGCCCACCTCTGCGACGGCGACCCCGGCGGCATCTTCGGCCCCGGTGTGGATGCGAGTGGCAACTACGACCCCTTCCAGTTCCCCGGCAGGGCGAGCGGCCAGTACGACCTGCTGGAGCTGCACCTGGGCGTCAACTCCGATGGCGACGCCCTCAAGACTCCGTGGGACGACCTCGACGGTGACACGGTGGCAGGAGCGCAGCGGACGCCCACGGCGGTCATCCCGGCTCCCGGCCAGGTCCGCCTCGGCACCGACCCCGACGCAGCTCCCCTGCTCGCGGTGGTCCCGAACGGCATCCCCATCCTCGGTGGCACGGTGGACTGTTTCACGGTCCCGCCCATCGCACAGGTGGGCAGCCTGACCCTCCCGATCCACGGGGATGCCATCGTCCGATCCTCGAACTTCTTCCGCTACCGCCTGCCGGTACTGAAGGACTACTCGCCTGCGACCGGGTTGAAGTGGACTCCCAGAGGCGAACTTCCGACATCCACCTTCGAGACGAGCAGGTTCTTCGACGTGGCGGCCCCCTCGTCAGCCACCTACGAGGACGGCACGGTTGTAGGCGCGAGCCTGCGGTCGGCAGGGGTCTACGACGACTTCGACGAGGACTACTGGGTCTGGCAGATCGCCCGCTACCGGCAGACGTTCCTGATGCCATCCCTCGCGCTCAAAGACACACGCGAAGAGGCGGGCACCTACATGCTCGTCCACTTCAAGCGGGAGACCGACTTCGAGTCCTTCGTGCGTGACGCCAGCTTCCCGTGGGACACACCGGCCCCCTACGAGGTCTACGGAGCGTCCATCGTGGATCGCCCAGAGTCGGTGGACAACCTGGCGAACGACTGGCCCGCAGCGACGGTCCCGGTGGCCCCGGACGGTCCGGCTCCGGCCTACGGCTACGCCGCGAACCCGTGGCACAACATCCGCAACCGCATCTACCTGGACCCCCTGGGCGCGGCCGTCCCAGCCCCAACCTCATCGGCCCTCACGTGGACATCCGCATCAGCTCCGGGTGGGGCGACGGAAGAGGTCATCTGGGTGTCGGGCATCGCCTACTTCACCCCCCGTGACATCGCGACCGGGGCGTCCAGCGTCACGCTCACCGCCTGCGACATCGACCTGCCAGCGGGCTTCTGGACTTCGTACCGCACGGACTACGCCGACCTGGAGACATGGCCGACCACCGGCCCGGCTGTCGTGGCTTCGCAGAACCCGGCGATGGTGGCACTCGCTCAGTGGGGCTACGGCCCCGCTCCCGGTGGCCTGCCGCTGAGTTCCCTGACCGTCCCGGTGGGCGTTTCCCCCGGCGGCTTCATCCCGGCGACGACGTACCAGGAGCAGTTCCGAATCGAAATCCCGTTCACGCACTTGGGCACCGCTGGCGCTGGCCCGTTCAGCGACATCAATGCACCGCTGGAGATCGACCCGGCATTCTTCACCCTCACCGGAACCATCGTCCTGCTGGGCGATGACACGGACCCGTCCTTCTCCAGCAACGCGGTCGCGCGGGTTCACTTCCGCCGCCCGCTCAACCACACAGCCGTCGCCTCTGTGAACCTGCCGTACACGGCGGTAGACGGTCACGGGCAGCTCTTGACCCACACGACCCCCGGCCCGGTGCTGCTGCACACGACCCGGTGGTCCGCTGCGACCCTGGTGGGCGACTACGGCAACTTCCTGGTAGGCGGCCTAGGTGCGGTGGGGTTCAACACGGCCGCCAAGGACTACACAGAGAGGTTCCTGGACGAGGGCCACCGCTACGTCGCCCTTGCTCCAGGGGGCCTCATCGGTCACGGCCCCTACACCGCAGCCACCCTCGTAGCTCTCGACGGCCCCGGCATGGGCGGCTGGGCCGGTGGCCCGGTGGAGACCCCGGTGCGGATCTCGCTGGCAGCAGCAGTAGATCAGTGGGATGCCTCATCGTGGCTGCTGCAAGGACACAACCTCCTCGACCTGTCCGGTCCGACCCCGAGCCACGACGCTCTCCAGGTGGCCGGGCTGCCTGACCGGAACCCGCAGATCAAGGACGTGAACACCGTCCCGTTCCCCTCGGCAGGGGTGCTCATCTACCCCCGGACCGACTACTTCGGGGACGGCTACTTCCCGGACAACACCTTCATCACGGCCAACCAGTTCGACTACAGCGCGGCGGCAGGGCAGCGCAGCTACATCCGCTGCTTCGATGCGGCCTTCTCCAACCACGCGACCCCTGTGGCCGTGGCAGGGAAGTCGGATCTGGTCATCCGCCTCGATGGCATCACCCTTGCCGACATCACCTACGCGGCTCCTGGCCCCGGTGGTCTGGCCGTCAACCGCCCCGCCGTGGCCATCAAGGTGCCCGGCCTGACGACGTGGATGGACGCAGGGCGACAGGATGGTGCTGGCCCGAGCAAACAGGACAACCTGCTGGACGGTGCTGGTTGCCTGGTGTTCGGGAGCGAGACCTACACGTTCACCGACCCGGTGACGGGCTACAAGGGCTGCTACCTCAAGATCAACGTCGGCCCGGTGGCAGGCTTGTTCATCAACCCGGCCCTGTGGTCGAGCTACACCGTGGGTTCGCCTCTGGGCGAGGCTCCGGTGCTCGTCAAGGTGTCGATGGATGCCGGGGCGCTGTCCTACAACTTGGAGCACCGGGCCACTGGCGTCGGTACCTTCGAGGCCGGTGTGCGGCCCGGCGGCGAATCCGACCAGGTACGAGGTCTGTTCACCATGCGGCTGGTCCACCCCACCGACACCCTGATCGCGTCCGACTGATGCGGTGGGGAGCCTATAGCCACGCAGAGGCAGACGGAGTGAAGTCTGATGGCTGATTACCCACTGACGAAGCTGGACAAGGCGCTCGCACGTCGAGCAGCCACGTCATCGTCGAGGACTGCCTGGCAAGAGCTGATGGAGCGGTACGACACCGTGCCGTCATCCAAGTCGATTCAGGCTCCTGATGCCATCACGGGCTTCAGCGGCTCGTGGGCGGCCAGCTACGACCTGGGCGGGGCGCTGCGGGACATGGCGATGGGCGAGAGCCCCGCGCAGATCCAGCGACGCACGAACTTGCTGGGCCAGCCCGGCATGGCCGAGATCAACTTCCGCCCCTACGACCACGGCACCAACCGGCACGGCAAGTACGGCCCCTCCCTCCTGGGCCACCCCATCTCCTTCCAGGTGGTCGGCCCGACCGCCAAGACTCGCGGCCTGGTCCACCAGTGGTGGATCTCCGAGGCGGGTGGCATCGACACGTTGAACCTCGACGTGAGTGCAGACATCAACTCGAACGGGGGCTCCCCCAGCACCCTTCCGGCGGGTGCGGACACCATCAATGAGATCTACGGCACCGGGAAGATCCCGGATGAGGGGCTCTACCTCGTCGTCTCGATGACGGGTGCTGAGGGCGTCGTCACCGACAACGCCGATGGCTTCGGTGGTACGGACGGCGGACTCGGTGATGGGTTCATCGGTACGAACCCAGGCGTACCCGGCGGGATGGCCGCTCGTCTGGCGGTCGTCCCCCGCACGGAGTCGGCGAAGTACGAGATCTTCCGCGTCACGGCAATGACGGCGACGACCCTGGTGCTCGACAACGCCAAGCGGCTGTCCACCTACTTCGACTACAACATCGGAGCGAACGCCCCGGTCATCCGGGCCATCACCCTCATCCGGCCCGCAGCGACTCGGCTGGTGGCGGTCCCCGGCTCCGGCAGCAAGCAGGGCAGCGAGCAGACATTCGCCTTCGTGCCCCCGGCGACGGCCCTCAACGCGGACTGGCAGCCGGTCTACTCAGAGATCACTGTCGCGGGCCTCGTTGACCCGTGGACCAGCGGCAAGAGCATGACCGCGAACCCCGCGTGGGGCTTTGCGGCAGATGCCAAGGACTACGACCAGGCGGTCGCACTCCCGATCCCGGCCCCCGTCAACCGAGGCTCTGGACGGCTCCAGGGCATCAATGGGGAGACGCCACAGCAGCTCCCGCTCGGCCGATTCCGCCTCATCCTGGATGCGGCGAGCTACTTCGGCAGCACGCTCGATCTCGGCAAGATCATCCGCATCAACGACATCCGGCGGGTGCTGGGCGGCAACTGGGAGACCTTCGACTCCGCTCCGGCGACTCATCGAGGCCACCCCCTCCTGGATCGGATGCTTGGGTACTTCGAGATCTACAACACAGGCAACGGCGATCAGGGCGTCGGGGCGAACAACTTCTACGACCTGAAGTTCGTCACACAGGTTGACCCCGACACGGGCGTCCCCTTCCTTGGTGGTGCCTCGACCTTCGTGATGGCGACGGGCAGCGGGGCCGGGGAAGAGGTCCGGTTCCAGTGGACGGTGCATGAGCCCATTTCGACTCTGTGGACTGGCACCTACCTGCACCCGACGCGGCTCGACTCGGCCCGGCTGAAGAACCTCATCGACCCCCGGTGGGTCAAGCCGACCTTGAAGGGCCGGGAACTCGACGACATGGCCGGTCACACGGCGTTGCCGGACCGGGCCATCTTCGACACGAGTTCGAGCAACGACGGTGCTGCGGGCAGCAACGCGAATCCGGGCAACCTGATGGACCTCGGTTTCCGGGTGGTCCTGTTCCCCGGCAAGCTCAGCGATGCTCCCGGCAACGACGTGATCCCGGACTTCGACAACCCCATCGACGCGAACGAGGTCATCCTCGACCCGACGAAGCTGGATGAGAACCAGTTCATCGAGGTGGACTACTCCGCAGGGCTCGTCCACCTGTCCCACCCGCCTGTGGTGGGCAGCCAGCTCGTCCCGGTCGCAGGAATCCTGACGGCGGACAACAACCCCCGTGGCGAGGCAGTGTTCTTCGCGGCCTGTGTCCCCTTCAGCCGCGAGCCCGGCCAGATGGGCGTGAACCCCCGCCTGACGGCGGGCCGGAGCCTTGACCGTGCGGGGAGCTTCTGCGGGCTGGACAGCCCGGAGCCCGTGGATGTCTACGGTGGCCGCATCTTCTGGCCGGGAGACACCGATCCCACACTCCCCAGTGGTCCCCAGGGCAAGATCCTGCTGAACGCGGAGCTGTCGCCCATCGACCTGCCCCTGACGGGCTTCGTGGACGTGCTGATCGGGGATCTCAACCCGGCGGGCGACCCCCTCTTCTCCAACAACGCAGAGGAACGGCTCTGCACCTTCGGCTACAGCACCGTCAACTACGCCGACGCGGGCCACGGTTTGCGGACGACCCTGGAGGGGACGTTCGGCGGTGCCGACCCCACGGCGACCTATGCGGTCGTTCCGGGCATCACCCCGGTCACGGTGGTGCTCCGCAAGAACATCGTCATCCCGAACACCCCGGACGGGCGTGCTGGGACCGACTACCAGTTCGACACGACCTACGGTCACGCCAAGCGGCCAGCGGCCCTGCGCTTCACGCATGGGGGCCTGACCCCTGAGCACGACGGCACGGTCAGCATCTCGACGAAGGACCCCCGCACGGACGCCCATGAGGCGCTGTTCAGCGAGCTGTTCTCGTCATGGTGCATCAGCGGCGGCATCAACACGACGGGCTTGCCTATCGGCGGCGACACGCTGCACTTCAGCTCTGCGGTCGTGCTCATCCAGGGCATCCGTACCGTCATGCCCGAGCAGGATGTGACTCTCGCGGTGGCCCCGAACTCGCGGTACGTCTACATCGACGGCAGCACCCCGGCCTGCCCGGTCTGGGCCAGCACGGACTTCTTGCCCCTGCCCACCGACAACGACGTACTCATGGCGTCGTACACGCACGCAGGCGGGGGCATCCAGACGCTCATCGACCTTCGCGACCCGCTCGTGGACATCGACAAGCGGCTGGAAGTCACGGTCGGCAACCCGCAGGGCCACGGACAGCCGGGCGACGCCCACTTCAACGAGCTGGCCGATGCCGTCGCGTTCGTGACGGAGACCTACCGGGCCTTCCAGATCTCCGGTGCTCCCGGTGAAGAGGGTCGGGCTCGCCGCATCAAGGTCATCGGGCCGACGCGGGAGGACAACGCCAAGCTCCCCATCTCGCCTGCTGGGCTCAACGGGATCATCATCGAGGGTGCCGCCAGGGCTCCTGACGACACCGAGGCGAACCCTCTGTCGATCACCTGGGGAGGCGACGGAGCCCCTCCGCTGTTCGACCTCTCGGATGTCGCGGGCTGGACGTTCCGCGACCTGGCCTTCCGCTTTGTGCCGGACGGTTCTACTTCGGCGGTGGTGGCAGAACGCTGCCTGTTCATCACGCGGGATGGCTCGACCCGGAACTGCATCTTCGAGAACATCTACCTTCTCGGGAAGGCCCACGGCTTCTACTACTGCGACGACACGACGACCCCAGGTAGCTCGGCCTACGACAACCTGCTGTTCCGCAACTGCGACGCTGGTGAACTGACCGACTTCGCCCTCCGGGTCGAGGACAACATCGACGCCAGCAACGCCGACGTGATGAAGGTCGAGGGCTGCGACTTCACGGTGTCCAAGCTGGGCTCCCGTGAGCTGGACGCGACGATCACCAATGGGGCCATCGTCCACATCGGGACGACCCACGCGGATCGGCTGACCCTCCGTGATTGCAGGCTCATCGGTGGCAACCTCGGCGTCTTCTCGGCTGGCGAAGGCAACGTCGTGGACGGCTGCCTCATCCAGAACACCGATCTCCCGGCGATCTGGGCGAAGTCGCACTTCTGGGAGATCAACAACAACGACATCGTGCTCGTCCACACTGAGCCAGCAGCGTCCGGGCCGTTGAACCCGGCGAAGGTGGCCGTCTACATCGAGGCAGCCGGGGCTGCGAGGAACGAGATCCACGTCATCAACAACCGGATCGGACTCAGCGCAGGCGGTGGTCACGTTGACGACGCAGCCATCTACAGCACTGGCACATCGATCAACTGCATCTTCTCCGGCAACTTCGTTGACTACAACATCGAGACTGCCACGGCCGTCCACGTCCTCGACAACGACATCGCGGTGGGCGATCTGAGGCCGGGTGCCGGTTGCACCGTCCGGGGCAACGCCGTGGTCGGCAACATGACCCCCACGGCGGGTCTGTCCAACATCAGCAACAACAACGTCGCTGGCCTGCTGCTGGGTGCTCTCGGCATCAACTGTCGGTACAGCAACAACTTGTTCCTCCAGGGCGACGACAACCGCCACATCACGGGAGCGGGCAGCACGTTCCACGGCGACTGGTTCGGAGACCCCACCGACGTATCCTCGGGTGGTCGGGTCTCTCGTTATGACGACAACACCTTCGTCGGTGTTCACTTCGCAGACGGGTTTGACGACGCTGATGCCACTCGGAAGGACCGCAACATCTTCGATGGCTGCGAGATCAACCTCTGGACCGACATCACGATCATCGGGAACTCCACCGTCTTCGTCGGCAACATCATCCAGGCCCAGGACGCCGATCAGGACATCTACCTGAAGGGCAACGACAACTCGTTTGTCGGCAACCAGCTCACCATCGACACCCTGTTCCTGGAAGGTCTGGGGGGTGACCCGGACAGCATCACGGTGGTCGGCAACCACTTCCACCAGAACCCGATCGACCCTGGTGGCCTCTACCTGCTAGCCGACCAGAGCACCGTCAGCGGCAACGTCATCGAGGGCTGGGAGACCCGCTCCGGCAACCCGAACAAGTTCTCCATCTTCGTGGAGGGCGACGGGAACGTGGTCACGGGGAACCGCTGCAACAAGGGCATGATGCTCTCGGGCAGCTCGAACATGGCTACCGGGAACCACGTCGTCACCAACCTGTATCTGGACATCAACGAGAACGCCACGGCGTTCAAGGCCAACACCGTCGATGGTACGGTCACCATCAAGGGTGCGGCTGCGGTGCTGGAGTTCAACGACAACCACGTCGGCGGGGCCTTGGCCTACGACGCGGTGGGGAGCTACCTCAACGCCTCGACCTTCTGTGGCAACCGCATGGGGTCCACCACGATCTTCGCCCCAGACGCGGGGCTCACCCCCTCGCTCAAGGACACGGTCGTCAACGGCAACCACTTCAACGACTTCTCCGCTCAGGAGTCCTTGGACTGCACCTTCACGGGGAACCGCTGTCTCGGGAACGTGATCTTCACGAAGGCGGCCGGGCTGCTCTGCAACAACAACCGCATCGGCACCAACGGTGCTGCGAGGAACCTCGGCGTCACCGACAGCGACGACTACGTTTGCAACGGCAACTACGTCACGGGCGACATCGTGGTGGACGACGCGGGCACGGTGGGCACTGGAGCGGGCATCCTGGTGGGCAACCGGGCGGAAGTCATCGCACAGGGCGGGGCTCCCCGCACGAGTCAGGTCGCCATCGGCAACCGGACGACCGACGACATCAGCAACACCATCTTCAACACTGCACCGGGCACGGGCGAAAAGGGCATCGCCACACCCTCCAACCTGAACGTCGAGGTCTAGCCAAATGAGAATCCTCGTTGACCTGCGCAGCCACCTGTCGGATGCACCGGAGATCATCCAGGTGCAGCGGGTTCCCGTGGAGGGCTCCACTGGTGGCGAGACCATCAACGGGAAGTACGCCATCCCGGTCCCGTTGAACATGGAGTTCCCCATCGACGGGACGAACTACATCCTGGACGGGGCTGGGGAGATCGACGGCGGGGACGTGGTGAGCATGAGCTACGCCCACCTCCTCGCCCTCTACCTGCCCTTCGAGAACGTCTACTTCAACCCGCTGCTGACCAGCGACCACGTAGGCGAGCTGGTCCTCGACCAGTCGTTCCACTTCACCGACCGCAGCGTCTCGCCCCCCGTCCAGTTCTTCCCCCGCTTCCAGACGGGACGGGAAGAGGGCGTCAGCGACGACGGGCAGATGCCCACGCACACGGCGATGATGCCCGCGAACGCGGCAATGACCCCGGAGCGGCCGGGGCTCATCATCACGGAGCCCATCGACATCGGGCCGTTCACGCTCGACTGCGACGACGTGGCGGTGGGTGCCGACGAGTTCATGGTCTTCTGGAAGCTCTACGACTTCACCATCGGGCACGACATCGCTGGCAACGGGGGTGGGGCACACGCGGGCGTCAACACCCCGGCAGCTCGCCTGCTGGAGGAAACGGATCAGGAGCCCGACGACCTCTCTGTCTTCATCAGCACCGACAACGGGGCCAACTGGTGTCAGGTCGGCCTGCTGGAGCCCATCGCCTTCTGCGACAAGACGACCACAGTGCGGCTGGCGTTTATGAACGACTCCCTCACGGACAAGCTCTTCCTCGCCAGCTTCGCGCTGCTGTTCTGAAGGTAGGAAAATGGCACTCGACCACGGAACCGGCGTCTCTCGGACCTTGAGCCCTCTCGACAGGGCCTACGCATCGGTCATCTGGCAGAAGGGCAAGCCGCCTCTCGATGCCGAGCTGAACCTCATGTCCTCGCTGGACCAGGAACGGCTGCGTGAGTACGTCGCGGGCCTGATGCCCTCCGGGTTCTTGATGGACCCGACGCGCTCTGAGTTCGACTTCAAGTTCGATCCGCTGTGGGTCAACCACTTCCACCTGGGCGTGCCCCGGTCTGCCACCGGCAGCCTCGACGCAGACGAGACGCAGCCGGTCGTGTGGGCCAACGTCAACGGCTGGATGGTCCCGGTCGCTGGAACGGACATCACTGGCACGGCTGATGTCCACAACGTCGTCAAGCTCTACCCCGCCCCCGGTTCCGATACCCGCGTGGACTTCGTGTTCCTGGAGGTCTGGAACTCCCTGGTCCAGCCGAACCCCTCGACGCTGAACAAGCCCACGCTCTCGACCGTCTGGAAGTACGGCAACGTCCAGCACGGCGGCACGAACATCACGGACGACCTCGAAGACCCGACCATCGGCTTCGAGACCAGCAAGCGAGTGCAGGTCCAGTACCGCATCCGTGTCTACGGCCAGGGCCTCGGCGGTGGAGCCAGCGTGAACCTCGCTGTCCACCCGGACGGCTTCGGTGACCCGAACATCCTCGGCCGTGGGGCCAACGTGTCCGCCCCGGTCGCCGGGATGCAGTGGGCCAACATGCGGGAGCAGCTCGGTGACCCCTCCCTGTGGCGAGCAGGCGACGGCGACCCGAACAACGCCCTGGGCACCATCGACGGCTACACCTACGCCATCCCGATCTGCGCGGTCTTCCGCCGGAGCCGCGAGACCTACGTGGCCGTCAAGACCAGCGGCAACCCCACGCAGAACGGAGCGACCCTCCGCACGCCTGGCGTCTACCTGCTGGTCGATCCCCTGACGGGTGCTGTGCCCCTGCTCCAGGCGTCCCTTGGTGCGGCTCTGGGGCCGGACGACGGCAAGCTGGCCCCCTTCACCATCGCGGTAACGAACATCAACGGGTCGGGCCTCGAAGACACGGCCCACACGCTGTCGAGCATCTACCTCCAGATCGAGGATGAGATCGTCGGCATCTCGGCTGTGGACCTGGTGGGCAACACCATCACCATCCCGGCAGGTGGCCGTGGACGGTGGGGAACGGCTGCTGCGGGGCACGCGACGGCGACCCCCATCAACCAGTTCAACACCCGCCCGGACGGCCTGTACGCGGACGAGGTGGCCTCTCAGGACGTGCTGGACCTCCGCAGGGCGGTGAACCCGGGCGACTGGGACTACAACCGCATCCTGTCCCACAACGTCGCAGCTCTGGCCAAGGGCACGCTGCGGACGGCGTGGAAGGAGAGCAACCCCGGTGACACCGAGGGTCCGGTCGTCCACGAAGTCGTGGACATGTACGCCGGGGACGAGACGCACCCGAACCACACCGACGCGGCGGACGGCTCTGACGGCGTCCGCACGGTCTGGTCGGACGGAGCCACCATCCAGCCGGATGTGACGCTCCTCCTCAAGCACGACGCCACCCGCGACGCGGACGGCATGGTCGGCTTCACGAACACCGGGTTCGATGCCCTGGTGGAGTGGGATGTCGGTGCGAGCTTCAACCCCATCGGCTTCCTGAACACGGGCGGCGGGGCGACGGGTTGGTACAACGGCTCGTCGGTCCACCTGTTCATCGGCGGCACCACGGGCGAGCTGGGTGCGCGGGCGACCTTCCGTGCCGCCAACGTGCGGGACGTGCGCTTCGTCACGCCGGGCGAATACTGGAAGACGGGCTATCCGGTCGTTGACCCGAACACCGGCAACCAGCACCCCGTCTCCCTCCGGTTCATTGCCGAGAAGAGCATGGTGGCCCCGCCGTCCTCCCTGGCCGCAGCCGACAAGCTCATCGCCCCCGGTCCGCAGTACCCGTGGCGGGAGGAGTCGTTCGAGCGACCCTTCATCGTGCTCGGTGGGCTGCTGCACAGCAACCTGCGGATCACGGCTCTCGATGTCAGCGCCCTGACCATGGCGGTCGATGCCTACGGCACGACCCGCTTCTACCTCGACCTGACGAGCAAGGGCTTCGACTTCGACGCGGCTGGCGGGTTCAACAACGCCAGCGGTGGTGTGTTCCCGAATGACCCGTCGCAGGTGGCGACTCCGTTCCTGCGGGGCCAGCGCACCTTCTTCGGGATGCTGACCGATGACGGCCGGGACCAGACGGGAGCCTCTTCCGAGGTCTACCTGATGACCTTCGGTGACCCCACGGGCCGCAACAACAACGGTGCCTTCAAGGTCATCGGTGCTGGCACGGTGGGCTACACCAACGTCCCCGGCATCAACGCCGGAACGCTGGTGCTGGAGCCCCGGTCGGCGGACTTCGCTGGCTGGTCGGCCACTGGCTCCGGCAACGAGATCACGGTGGACTTCCGGTCGCAGTTCCACAACGCAGACGACATCAGCACCTACGCAGCTCGCATCGCCGACCTGGCCATCGTGCTGACCGACATCGGTGGCGAGTCCGGTGACGGAACCCCGTGGGACCTGGCGAACGTGGGCGCGAATGCTCTGGCCCAGTCGGGCGGTGCGTACTACGCCCCGAGCAAGATGGTCCTCTCGACCACGCTGCTCTACCACCCCGGCCGTTCGGCAACGACGCGAGTGGCCGACGAGTTCGTGCGCTTCGCCATGCGTGGCGGTTCGGAAGAAACGCTCGGGACGTACCTGCGACGGTCGCCGTCGAGCATCGACACGACCTTCTCGGCCATCGGGACGGCAACGGACGAGACGTACTGGCCGACCATCCACGTCGGCACCTGGAACCGGCTCTCCGGTCTCGGCTGGCACGCTCCCCTCGCCCCGGCCTACGGCGGCACTGTGGTGGGCTTCACCGAGCAGGACCGCGAGGCCGAGTGCTTCGTGGACCGTGGCAGCAAGACGGCCATCTTCCGGCCGTTCCGCAACCGGGACATGACGCTCCAGGCGCTGACCTGGCCGGACCCGGAGATCCCCGCAGGGAGCTGCCTGCTCGGTCCGTATGTGTACCCGGCCCCGGACTCGTCGGAGAAGGATGCTCTCCAGATCCTCACGGGCAACGACGGAGCCCCGCACGGCACGACGGGCAAGCGGATGGGCTTCATGGTCCCCCGCGAGTTCATGCCGCGCTTCGGTCGCCAGGACATCCCGTTCCGCCAGCTCAACCCCGGCACGGCCCCCACGGCTGCCGGGTTCATGCCGGGCATCAACCACCTGTTCACCGACGTGACCGACCTGACCAACCCGGTGTTCAACATCATCGGTGGTGAGCGGAACGCCGGAGGCGCGGAGGTCAACTCCCTGTTCATGGTGACGCGAGCCAGCGAGATCGTGTACGGCCACGGCAACAGCAGCTACGGCCCGAAGAACATCGGTGCCTACGGTGCTCGCAAGACGACCGACATCAACCCGGCTCTCGGGCCGAACCCTGCTGCTGTCGTCGCTGCGCTCCGGGCGGTCAACTCGTCCGACCTGGGCCGTGGGCTCAAGGGCATCCAGCTCCCGCCCTACATGGGCATCGCCCGGCTGTACGGCGTCTACGAGTTCGCGGACTACACGGCCAAGGGCGGCACGGCGTTCAAGGTCAACCGCTACGAGATGGAAGCGGCTCCGGTGTCGATCAACCTCCTCCGCGAGGATGCCGACCAGCAGACGCTCTTCATCCTCCAGGACGGTGCGCTGGACCTCACGGGGGCCGTGGGTGACCACACCTACATCATCCCGTCGAACGTGCTCGACCTGTCTCGCATCCCGACCTACACCGCTGGGGACGCCTTCGAGGACTACGACTACGTCGTCGAGGCGACGGTCTTCTTCTTCGCCCGGGGCTTCATCAACGAGAACAACGTGGTCCTCGTGCGCAAGCGGGACGGCTCCTACGCCCTCAACACCGATGGGGACGACGCAGAGCTGGAGAACGTGCCGATGTGCATCCCGTCTCCGGCGGGCATCAACGACCGGCTCTACAGCGCCTACAACCGCACCGTGTACCAGGGCGACCCCTACATGACGCGGGACGGCTCGACGCGGCAGGAGGCCGACTACGAGAACCGCTACGGGCGGCTCAAGCCCTCGCAGGCGTGGCTGCTCCGCACGGCAGTCCAGCAGTTCGACTCGGCGGGCGACTTCGTCCCGCAGATGGACAACGAGCGTGGCTTTGAGGTGCTCGCCTCGATGGACTTCTACACGACGCTCGGCACGGGCAAGGTCGGCGGGATGCTGTTCCCCGGCACCCCGCTCGACGTGGGGCACATCTCCGACACGCTGCTGGCCTCCAGCCGGATGCCGCTGACGGAGACCGCAATCGACTGGCGGATCGACGTTCGGGCCTTCACCGAAGGTCAGAAGATGAACCCCAGCCGGGCAGCGGCCTCTGTGGAGATCCTGGACGCTGCGTCCATGGCAAACGCCAACGAGCACGGCCGTGCCTTCCGCGTTCGGGTGACCCACCTCGACGCCACGGAGACGACCCTCTACGGCATCACCGCTGCACGGAACGGCGTGTTCGTGGCCAACCTCGTTCCGGCGGCGGACATCTTCGAGGTGGACGCCGGGGCCGATGAGCAGGCCACGGCGGACAACCTCGCCGTGCTCATCAACGACCACGTGGCCCTCTACCGCACGCTGACGGCAGCCGACGACGGCACCCCGAAGGTGACCCTCACGGCGATCCCGACCGGAGCAGAGGGCAACGGCATCCGGGTGACGGTGGATCTCGTGACCGTGGCTGGCGTAGGCGACCTGGTGCCTGGCCCCCCGGTCGAGACGCTGGTGCAGGAGACGCTCCGCATCGAGGTCCCGCACGACAACATGGTGGTCACTCCGCACGTCACCTCCAGTTTCTTGCTGGGCGGCATCGACGTGCCGGTGAACGCGGGCATCGGGACGAGCCAGATGGCTCTGACCGGCATGACCGAGCGCCTCCCGCTCGGCGTCCTGGTTCAGGACAGCGACTTCATGTGCGAGAACCCGCTGGGGGACGAGGCTTCGGCCATGAACTCCAGCCCGGCTCCGCTGCGGCCCATCCAGACGCTCATGCCGCTCATCGGTGGCGAGGAGTACAGCCGATTCATGGGCGCTCCCGGAGAGCTGCTGGCCCTGGCTGACGTGCAGATCGCCCCGTACTCCTGGGCGGCCTGGACCGACACGGCACCGGACGGTGCGACCCGCAAGTTCCGCATCTACCGGGGCGGTGCTGCCGCCTACGTGCTCTCCGGGGACAACCCCGGTGGCCCGGTGGACTGGGTGAGCGAGAGCTTCCCGAAGTCGGCACAGCCGGTCCTCAAGGGCGGCGTGCTGGCCTGCAAGGCGATGCTCGTCCGCAACTACTACGAGGAGGCGTTCGCTGGTGGGAGCCTCGCAGCCCCGAGCCAGGGCGACGAGATCCAGATGGTCATCCTGACCCACGCCCACCTCGGCGATGGCCTGACCGTGCTCAACGGGGTGACCCTCGACGGGATCATCAGCCCCAGCGGCTACGGCGAGGGCTACTCGGCAGCCGACCGCTACCGCTGCATGGGACGACCGATGTTCCGTGGGTACAGTCGCGTCATCCCGGACCCGGCCACCGTCACTCTGGCGGTGTACCCGGAGGACCAGCGAGGCGTCTGATAGCCCATGCCCTTCCTGAACCGACGAGACATCGCCCTCAAGACGAGGACACAGGCTGAGAAGGACTACCGGGTACAGCTCCGGGCGGCCCTCTCAACCCCTGGTCTGCCTGCTGAACAGCGGGTGGAGATCCAGCGTCGGCTGAAGAGCGTGGGGAAGCCCCGCGTGTACGACGCCAACTCGCCAGCCCCTCCTGGGGCCATCGAGTTCACTACCCCGGAGGTCGCCACGGAAGCGTCCCTGAAGGGTCTGACGAAAGCAGCTCTGGTTGCGCTCGCTGGAGGGCGGGGACTTCCCACCTCTGGCACAAAGGCCGTTCTGGTCGGGCGTCTGCTGGGTCGCTGAACCAAGGAGGCAGCCATGCGCTACCTGACACTGATCCTGCTTGCCCTGTCGCTGACCATCGCGGTCCCCGCATTCGCAGAGCCCACCGAACCCGCAGTCGCAGTCGAGCCCGCAGACGATGACGACTCGGCAGCCATCCCGGAGGCCCCGGAAGCCGACGACGACGATGCTGTCCCGACAGTCGATGACGACGACTCGGCAGTCGTCGCTGTCCCTGAGACCGACGAAGAGGCCATGCTGCTCATCAGCAAGCTCCTCGACGCGGCCAACAACGGGCACTGGACCGTCTTCGCGGGTCTCCTGATCCTGCTCATGGTCTTCGGCATGAACCGCCTGGGCCTCGCAGCGAAGATCGGCGGCAAGTGGGTTCCCTGGGTCACCCTCGGAACGGGTGCTGCGGTCGCCATCGCAATCGGCCTGGCCACGGGTGCTGGGGTGGGCGAGTCCATCGCAGCCGGGCTTCTCGAAGGCACCGTCGCCATCGCTCTGTGGGAGCTGCTCGCCAAGCACGCCACCACCAAGAAGGCGGACGGCACCGACCGCGCCTAGCCCTGAACGTCTACTCGACTGGCAACGCCTCCCGAATCGGGAGGCGTTGCTGCTTGGGCTCAGACGACGTTGTACCGCTGGACGAGGTCGACGACCCCGCCGACGCCACCAGCGAGGATACTGAACCAGCAGGCGTAGTAGAGGAGGTTGCTGAACAGGATGATCCCGCCGGACTCGCTCACCACCTTGCGCTGGGCGTTGATGCGTCGGTCAGCTTCAGCGAACTGAGCATCGAACCCGCCACCGAAGAGACTGCCTCGTGACGGGCCACCCCCAGCCGGGTAGACCCGGCGACCGATGACGACATTCTGGGTCCGGGGCGGGGGAGCCCCGGCTTCGGGCTTCGGGGGCCGGAGCGAGGCAGCGACCTTGCTCTGGATGATGGAGCCCGCGATGAGCTTGATGAGCAGCATCCCGATGATGCCGCCGACGAAGAGGCCGATGGAGAGGTAGAAGAGGTTCGGGTTCGCTCCGGTCAGCAGTTCGTTCACGGTCGTTTCTCCTTCAGGACTTTGTCGTAGGCGGCTTCGGCCTGCTCTTGGGTGGTGGTGATGCCCTCGCGGGCCTGTATGGCGATGATGTTCCGCACCATCAGCCTCCGGCGAGTGACCGGGTTGGCGAGGATGGCCTTGATGTCCACGCGGCGTCTCACAGTCCCACCCCTTGCCGGACAGAGCGTTCCGTTTCGCGTCGAAGTCGCTGGGAGATGGCCTCCAACTCGAACATGGTGAGAGGCGTGTCGTTGTGGGGGACGAAGCGGGACCTCCGGTCGGGGTGCCACTGGATCGACCCGATCTTCGTGGAGCTGCCGTCGATGACCCCGCCCTTGGCCGGGTTCTCCCGCATCACGTCACGGGCGTGGGGGTCAGCCGTCATGTGGAAGGCGAGCTTGGCCATCAGGTGCGGGCCAGGGTGGGATTGCTCGCCTCGACTTCCGCAGCACGCTTGGCGTCGTACTCCTTCGCCCGTGCCATGCCAGCGACGCGAGCGTCGTACTCAGCCTGCTGCTTGGCGAGGTAGGCGGCACGGGCGTCGCGGGCGACCTGGGGGTCGATCTCGAAGGACCAGCCGTTCGCTTCGACCAGGGCCTGTGCGGTCTTGTTGATGGCCGGGCCACCGCCGCAGTCGAACTGGTTGTCCCGGTAGTGGTAGCCGCAGTTGCCGCAGCCGGTCGGCATGATGGAGTCACCGCAGAGTGCGCAGTAGGTGGTGGGGGCTCCGCTGATGCGGTCGTTGGCTCCCTTGACCTCGGCCCACAGGAGCCGCTGGCGGCTGTGGATGATGAGGTCGCAGTCGGCCTCCTCGGCTTCCCCGTTGCTGTGGGTCTGGCGGTCGTTCGGCCCCATGCCGACCTTGAACACGAAAGCGAGGGCGGCGACGTGGACGGGGCGACCGTCCTGCATCCCCTTCGCGACCGGCTTCGGGGCCGGGTCGGCTCCCGCCTTGACGGCGTAGTGGTCGGGCCGACGACGGCTAGGGTCCATGACACTGTTCGCGCAAAACCAGCCCCAGCGAGGCTGACGGAGACCGTGGCCCGCCGTGGGGTCGATGAGCTGAGGGTCCACGGGCCAGGTGCCCGGGTCGATGTGCTCGCGCTGCCAGGCGTGGGCCTCGGCTCCGAAGTCGGGGACGGTCTTCTGGCCGATGCGGAGGTTCGAGCAGTAGTCGCCCGTCATCTTCGATCCGTGGTCGGCGGACCAGGACAGGTTGAAGTTGTAGACGGCCCCATCGACGTGAACGCCGGGGACGGCGAAGTACCAGCCGCGATGCTTGGTGTCCGAGATGGCCTTGCCGATGGCCCTGACCCGCGCCCGGATGTCGTCCGGGATGCTCGCGTCCAGCGTCCGGTACCCGTTGTCCTTCCAGAGCTGCTGGGCCTGGGCCTCCTGCTCGTCATCCAGGTCGGAGAGGATGGCAGCGACCCCTTCCGGGACGGGCGCGACCCCGTTGATGATCTCGTCGTACTTCGCGGCGATCACGTCGTCCGGGATGTGCGGGGTCACTGCCTGCACCTGCTCCAGGGTCGGGTTCAGCACCTTGCGGGAGGCGATCAGGATGGCGACGAAGGGATGGGGCTGGGTCATGGGACTAGACGGCTCCGTTGAAGTGGGCGGCGACCAGCGTGACCAGTCGCGGCTGGAGGCTCATGGAGAAGACCGTCCAGCAGCCGTTCTCGCGGTTCCAGGTGCGGTTCCGACCGGGGACCAGGGCCTTCAGTTCGGCCACGAACTTGAAGTTGCGGCGCGGGGTGTAGAGGTCAATCACGTCCATCTGACCGTTGTTCCGCACCCGGAGGATGGTGGCCTTCGGAGCGGCCTTCGAGGCGACCGGCTTCGGGTCGTAGGCGGCTCGGAACTCGTCGCGGACGTTGTACCAGGTGGCCGTGTCCATCTTGACGACGCGGCTGGGGTTGCCAGCGATCATGCCGGGGACCGTGACCCACTGGCCGCCGAAGTCCTCACCGAGGATGGCCCACACCAGGGACTTGCGGATGAGGGGGAAGCGCCAGCCGTAGGTGAAGCGACCCTCACGGGCGACCGTGGTGGCCTCCTTGACGTTCCGCATGTTGCGGCGGACGTGGGCCTTGCTGCGGCAGCGGACGATGTAGAAGTTCGCGTCCGTGGGGTCGCGGCTGATGATCACGTCGGTGTTGCGCTCGCGGAGCCGGTCACCGAGACCGACGAAGCCGAGAGCGGTGACGATGCTCGCGCAGTCGAGGACGACCTGCGTGTTGTCGAGGTGGGCCGAGGACCACCAGATGAGGATGTTGCAGAGGTCGCGGGGCTTCGACTTGAGACCCTTGGCGGCGATCTTGACCAGCCGGTCCAGCTTGCTCGCCTGGAGCAGGCCGAGGGCCTCCTCGAACATCGCGGAGGTGATGTCGAAGTCGATCTCGTAGTGCTGGCGGGAGCAGTCCGGGCCGATGCCTCTGGACACGCTCACGGAGTCGCGCAGTGCGGTCCCGCAGCAGGTACAGCGGGTCGCGGTCAGCGTGAAGACCTTCTGCCACTCGCGGATGATGCCGAGTGCGTCAGCAGCCGAGTGGGCTGCGCTGGACGAGGTTCCCGTCCCGGCGGCGATGACCACCTTGGGGCTGCGGTTGGGGCCAAGGTCGGGGGCGTCCAGCAGGGCGTCCACGTTGGCGATCAAGCGGCCCGACGCGGGGTTCGCGCTCGCCGGGGGGGTGCTGGTGCCGAATGAGGCAAAGGCAGCTTCGATTTCGGGGTCGGTTCGCATCGTGTTCTCCAGTCGATCTGACTACTCGCCAGTCTGAGTTTCTGAGCCCTAGAAGTTCCGGCAGAGAGCATGGCCGACACGGCGGCGGGCCTTGCTGGCACCTCGCTTGCCCTTGCCCTTGCGGGCATGGCCGTAAGCCTTGGACTGCACCATCAGGCGTCGCATCGCGGTTCGGGTTTCCATCGTGTTCTCCATCCTTCACCCCTACTACGGGGCACGATGCGGTTCTGAGCCCCCAATCGCAGGAATCGAAAACGCCTGCGTTTCCGCCCGCCTGGGGAAAAATCTGGATTTCTCAGAAAGGGGGCTCAGAACGTCGAGGCCACCCGTAGTAGGGGTGAGCGAGAGAACCCTGAACGACAGGTGGCCACGCCACCGGGGCTCAGACGACAAGCCCTTCCAGTAGTAGGAATGGACGCACGACGGAGAGATCATCATGGCGAAACTGACACTGGCAGATGCCCGCAGGACGATGGGCAAGGGCCGACCCTGGACCTTCCGACTGGAGTTCTACGGGCAGACGGCCGCAGGCAACCCGAGCCAGAAGTTCTGGCTCTGCACGGGTCGAGCCCGCAACGAGCCGGTCGAGATCCACTACGGGGCCATCGGGGCGAAGTCGCAGATCCTCGTGAAGACCTGGGACTACGTCGAGAAGACCGCCCCGGAGAAGATCGCCAAGGGCTACGACTACGCGGACACCCCGTTCGTTCGCATCCGCAAGGCAGTCATCGACACCTTCGCCATCGGCGGCATGGTCGCTGCCATCGCCTACGGAGCGAAGACCCCCGCGAAGCCACGGCACACCGTCCAGAACACTCCCCGAAGGCCCGCCCAGGCACCAGTGCCTACCCCTGCCAAGCCCAGCCCAACGACCTGGCGATGCAACACGGGTGGGGTGTCGATGCGGATCAGAGGGTCGAACATCGAGATCACGTTCGACAAGTTCCCCGCCGACTGGCAGGGGGCCGTCTTCGGCACCTTCAAGGGTGAACTGGCCGACTTCTGCACGAAGCAGATGGGACGCACCATCAGCATCTACTGGGGCATCGGCAGCGAGAACTTCGCCGTCCAGAACTGCCCGGACAAGGGCTTGTTCCAGGCGCTCGTGAAGTGGCTCCAGAGCCAGATCGGAGCCGCTGCGACGCCGCTGGTGCCCCCCACGAAGCTGACCGGCCCCTACGCCTCCATCGTCATCGTCAAGCCGATGGGCAAGGGCGTGTGGGCTGCTCTCAACGGACTGGGCAGCAAGGTGCTGGACCTGACCGCCAAGGGTGCCCGAGACCTCGTGGCCGACTACCCGAGCATCAAGGTGGCCGGACTGTGAGCGTCTACATCATCGTCCTCTGCCAGATCGACGACTTCTACTACTACATCCTCGACGAGCCCAACTGGGACGCACTAGGCGACGGGCCGCTCTGCGAGAGCACCCACAAGGTCGAGCTGCTGCACGAGCCGGACACCCTCAAGGAGGCCTTCGATCTCGTGGACATTCACGGATACGAGGTCGAGGGAACCGGCCAGGGAGTCATGTACTGATGGACCTCGACGCACAAGTAGCCTTTGCCGACGCCGTGCGGGCGCTCTTCGAGGGCGTGCCGAACAACGAGGGCAAGGAGCCCGAGATCATCGCCCTGATGGACAAACACCTCGGAGGCCGCATCAAGGCCGCCGGGCTCATCGACGACCTCTGGCCGTTCCTCGGCATCGTCAACGACTACGAGAGCCTGCGGACGCGAGCCCACGTCGAGGAGATGGAGGCCCGGCAGGTGGAGTGGCAGGCCGAAGTCGCCGCCCGCAAGGGTGAGGTGGACCCCCTGGAGGACGCCTTCCGAACGGGCTGGCAGCGTGGCCGGACCTACGCCAGGGACCAGGACGGTGACGCCGAGGACGACGAGTGGTCCGCGATGGAGCTGGACGGCCACGTCCTCGAATGGAAGGCAGGAGAGCAGGGCGACTGATGCGGTAGCGTGCCTATGAACCCGAAGGGGTGGAGGCACGATGCACCGGATTCGCCTGACCACGCACCACGGCCTGATCGTCGCCCCCGACGTTGCAGACGCCATGCGTGCGCTGGAAGTGGCAGCCAGCAACAACGGCAAGTGGCGAGTCCGCTTCACCGCCCCCGACCCCCAGCCCTACAGCCCCACCTCCCTCCTCCCCGCTGGCCGTGAGGTCACCTTCGTCTTCGAGAAGGACGGCGTAGACCCGCTGGCGGCTCTGCACGCGGCCTGGGGTGCGGCCATCCCGCTGGGGTTCACCCCCCGGCTCCGCGACCCCCTCATCGAGCCCGGCTGCACGGTCTTCAGATTCTTCGGTCCCTGGCAGTCCCTCTACGGGAAGCTCCTGGCCGAAGGTCGTGGGCACCTGGCATGGCCATCCGTCTGTGCGGCTGCACAGGTGGACGTGGGCGAGTGGAAGGGCGACAAGGAGGAGCCCCGCTTCGTCCAGGCCCAGCTCCACCGCATCGGCAGGAACCCCGGCCCCATCGACGGCATCATCGGTCAGCGGACGGCGGCGGCCATCGAGAGCCTGACCGTGCCCCGTGGGTCGCTGACCATCGTGGCGGACCACCTGCGGACGGCCGAGGGCCACAAGAATCTGGACAAGGTGACGCGGGGTCACCTGCACATCCCCGGACAGCAGCTCGTGGTCGAAGGCTACGGAGGGGTCAAGGCATGGCCGATGGACAACGGGGCGGGCTTCGAGGTGACCGGACCGGGTCGCATCGTGGTGGACGTGCGCTGATGCGGAAGCTCAAGACCAGCTCCAGAGCTGAGAACGCTCTGATGGAAGGGGTCGGCAAGGCCCTGGACTCCAAGCTCACCGACATCGGCCATGCGGCTGTGCGGGAGATCGTCACGCAGGGCAACCACCTGTCGGTCAACCCCAAGCACCTGCCCTACGTCTTCTGGGCCCTGGCCAACAACGCGGGGCTCCCCCGGCTCGGGCAGAAGGAGCAGAAGGCGTTCGACTTGATGATCAGCATCATGGCCCGCACTGGGACGATGCCGCCGTACCAGGGCAGCTTCCAGCCTGGCTCCGATGACGCCACGGACTCCGCTATCGACGCCACCGCTACCTACATGGGCCGCTGGGCCATGCGAACCATGTTCCCCGCGCTCCTGACGGCCTACAAGGCAGCTCTCACCTCGCAGGTGCGGGACGTGCCCAGGGCCACGAACGGCCAGGTGTCGCAGGCCAAAGCCTTCGACTTCCTGCGCTTCGCCTTCCGCTCGACCGTGGACATCTCATCGAGCATGTTCCGCGATGGCGAGCTGCTGCGTAGGGTCGTCCGCGTTCTCCCGATCTAGGGGACTCATCGTCAGCTTGATCGGGTAGTCCGGGGGCATCCCTGCGGAGACGGCATGGCAGACGATCGAGTAGCGCGAGTCGCGGCAAAGCTGAAGGCCATCCGATCGCGGGAGGACCTGAAGCTCAAGCCGACGCCCCACCTCAAGACGACCTTCACGGACTTCTCCGGCAACGAGAAGGAGCTGAAGATCCGCTACTACCAGGTGCAGGGAATCCTCCACCTGATCTTTATGAAGCGGTTCCTGCTGGGCGATGACACCGGCCTCGGCAAGACGCTGGAGAGCATCGCAGCCCTTTGCTACATCTGGGAGAAGGACCCGGGCCGCAAGGTCATCGTCCTGACCACGAAGTCGGCAACCCCACAGTGGGCCAAGGAGTTCGCGAAGTTCACCAAGGGCGTCCGGGTCATCATCGCCTCTGGCACTCGCAAGCACCGCGAAGCGGCCTACGCGACGTGGCGGAAGGGCTCGATGCCGACCGTCATGGTCATGGGCTACCGCTCTGCCGTGAACGACATTCGCAAGCTCCAGAGGGACGAGGGCTACATCCTCATCTGCGACGAGGCGACGGCGTTCAAGAACCCGAAGACCCAGGTGCATCAGGCCATCCGGCACATGAGCGAGATGGCGGACCGGACGTGGGCTCTGACGGCCACCCTCATCAAGAATCACCTGATGGAAGGCCACGGCATCTACCAGGTCGTCGTCCCCGGCCTGTTCGGGACGGCCAACAACTTCATGTACTACTACTGCATCGTCGAGATGATGCAGATCGGCAGGGGTCGCAAGGTCCCCCGCGTCGTCGGCTACTACCCCGAGAAGGTGGCCGAGTTCCGCAAGCACATCGAGCCGTACTACTACGGACGCCCCAAGCACGAAGTCGCCAAGGAGCTGCCCACCCTGACCCGTGAGCTGTTCGAGGTCAGCCTCACACCGGCCCAGGAGAGCAAGTACAACGAGGCCCTGACCGGGTTCCTTGAAGTGGGGGAGAAGCGAGCAGAGGGGCCGGAGGAGAAGGAGGTCACCAAGCTCACGGCGATCTCCTACTGCCAGCAGATCGTCAACCACCCGTCGCTCATCGAGTGCCCCGGCGGCTCCGGCAAGCTGGAAGCCCTGCTGGAGATGCTGACAGAGGGGGACCTGGCGGGCGAGAAGGTCATCATCTTCAGCCGGTTCAAGAAGATGGTGAACCTGCTGATGCCCGCCCTGAAGGCCAAGAAGATCATCGCGGTCAGGGTCACCGGGGACGAGAACGAGAATCAGCGGCAGGCGGCACAGGACGCCTTCCAGAACCCGGAGGACGACACACGGGTCATCTGCATCACGTCGGCAGGTGGGGAGGCCATCAACCTCCAGGCGGCGAAGGCCATCATCTTCTTCGACACCCCATGGTCGGCGGGCGAGTACCTCCAGATCCTCGGTCGGATGATCCGCATCGGGTCAGCGCACGCGGCGGTCCTGGCCATCCACCTGGTCACCAAGCTCAAGACCGGCAAGCCCACCATCGACCAGCGGGTCATGGACGTGATCGGCAGCAAGATGAAGCTCATCGAGGCGGTCCTTGGGGAACGCCTCAAGGGTACTGAGAAGGTGAAGGGCAAGAAGATCGAGGTCCGCAGCGAGATCAACGACATCTTCGATGCCTTGCGGGAGGATGCGAAGCCCAAATGAGCAACAAGAAGGACAACCGCCCGGACATCAACCAGGACCACCCCCTGCTTGACTTCCCCCAGGGCAACGGCGACCCCGATTGCCCCAACTGCAAGGGCCGGGGCGTCGTCCCGGTCATGGTGGACCTCGGCGGCGGGAAGATGTGGCCCGGCGGTGGCACGCAGAACTGCGACTGCATGTTCAAGCGGGACCTCATCGCCAACGTCAAGCGGGTCTGGAAGGTGCTGCTCAACGTCGAGTCGGCGGAGGAGTCCGAACTGCTCGGCATGACCAACCAGAACCTCTGGATCACGGCGTCGAACTACGACATCCGGCGGCACCTCCGCTACGTCGCCTTCCGCATGGGAACCCGGTGGGACGCACGGGTCATCGCTGATGCCACCCTGGTCACCGCATGGCTCTCCAGCGTCAAGGACGTGTACGACGCCGACGTGCTGCTCGAACGCGACGGGTTCAACCGGGAGCGGCCATCGGAGCACTACTTCACCCTGGTCGATCTGGCCGTGCCCTTCGACCTGCTCATCATCCGTCTGGGCGTGAAGGCAGCGAAGAATCGCGAGATGCCGAACGTGCTGGCAGAGGCCGTCAACGAGCGGGAGCAGCAGGGCAAGCCGACGTGGATCGTGGACTCCCCCATCAAGCCGCTGGCTCCGGGGCACATTTGCTACAACGATGCCGTCGTGGAGATGCTCGATGGCTTTCGCCGGGTCATCCTCTCGGACGGGGTACACGTCCCCGCTGGCGTGAAGACAGCAGCACAGCAGTACAAGGCCCCCAGGACCGCCAGAGCGACCGCAGGGGCGGCTAGTGCGGCTCCTGCCTCGCCGTACACCCGCCGCAAGGCAGGGATGGCCCAGGCGGCTCCTACGACCGCTCCGGCAACCCCACCACCGGAGCCAGTGGGCAACATGCCGATGGACGACTACGAGGGGGACCCCTCAGAGGTCTCGCTGGCGGACGATGACGAGTTCAGCGTGGACTCCCTGCTATCAGACGCCCACACCCCGCACCTCACGGATGGCGGTGAGGGCTTGCTGCCAGAGGATGAGGTCAACGTGGAGGAGCTGTTGTCGGACTTCCCGACCGCTGGTGAGCTGGGCGGCAACGCGAGGGAGCTGCCCTCGTTCCTGCGTGGTCCGCTGACGAAGGAGGACCGACAGGCCAAGGAGAAGGCGGCGAAGCGGCAGAAGCGGCGGGACAAGAAGTTCGGCCCGAAGGGGGGTGGACGATGAAGTCCCTACTGCGGTCCCTGTTCATCGGTGACGCTGGCGACAACGGGCAACTGCTTCTGAACAACTACCAGTTGTTCAACGGGTCGGGGCTTGGGTTCGACGTGCCCGAGTACAACGCGATCTGGAAGTACATCCAGGAGTTCGTGCGGACGCACAACCACGTCCCGGCCATCCTGACCATCCGGTCGCACTTCGAGTACAGCAAAGAGGACAGCGTCCTCGACCAGCTCAAGGCCCTGGAGGGGCTGAAGGCCCGAACGAAGGGTGACTTCCAGGGCGTCCTCGAAGACAGGGCGAACGACCGCCGCCAGCGGTTGTGGTCGGAGGCTCTCAAGGAGGCGTCGATCATCACCTCGACCGGCATGGAAGTGCAGGAGGGCCGGGAGAAGAAGCTGCTCATCGGGCCGGTGATGTCGGCCCGGTACCTGATGGACAAGGCCCACGACGTAGTGGCTCCGACCATCGGTGGTCGGCTCTCCGGCGAGGTGACCAAGGACGGGGTGGCGGTCAGGGAGGAGTACGAGCGGGTGGAGTCTGACCCGCTGGCAGGCATCGGGCAGTTCTCGTTCCTGAAGCAGATGGACGATGCCCTGGGTGGGGCGAAGCGGCATGAGCTGTGGATTCACGCGGCCTTCACGGGCGGCATGAAGTCCACCCTGATGCTGAACTGGGCCTACAACCAGGCCGTCCTGTACGGCCACAACGCCCTGATCTTCTCGCTGGAGATGCCGTACAGCCAGTGCCGTCGCATCCTCTACGCCATCCACTCGATTCACCCGAAGTTCCGTGAGATTCGGATGCGGTTGGGGCTCCAGCAGGACTTGGAGTCGGACGTGGGGCTGGCGTACACGGAGATCCGTGACGGCAAGCTGAGTGGCCCGGCCAAGCGGTTCTACTTCGACTTCGTGATCCCGGACTTCAACGGGACCGACGTGGTCAAGCACCCGTACATGGACTGCGACTACGGGAAGATCCACATCGAGGTAGCCGATCCCGACAAGGACGACTTCACGATGCACGATCTCCGGTCGATGGCCGAGATCATCTACTCCAAGGAACCGTTCTCGATGATCTTCGTGGACCACTGCGGGCTGATGAGCCCCCGGCGGCACCGCAACAGCACCACCGAGAACTTGAACGAGGTCATCCGGGACCTCAAGAAGCTGGCCCTGGGGTTCAACCGGGGCATGGGCATCGCCGTCGTGGGCCTCTTCCAGATCAGCCGCGAGGGGTACAAGAGCGCCCTCAAGGCCAAGGAGAAGACGGGCAAGGCGGGCTACAACCTGACCCACCTGTCCTACGCCAACGAGGCAGAGCGGTCTGCCGACGTGGTGACGACGACGTGGCTCGACGACGACCTGAAGAACCAGAGCAGGGTGCAGTTGAACTGCCTCAAGTCGCGCGACCAGGCTCCGTTCGACCCCTTCATCGCGCGGGTAGAGTGGCCCTGTCGTCGCCTGTTCTCCTGCTTCGAGGTGGCACGGACCCCGGAGGAGAACGCCAAGATGGGGGCCGAGATCGACAAGGCAGGCAAGGAGCTGGACGACGACTGATGCCGGCCCTGACCACCATCCACGTCGCCCGTAAGCCCCTCGACGGGACGGTGGCAGAGAACGCCATCAAGCACGGCACTGGCTCCCTCAACATCAAGGAGACCCGGGTCGGCTACCAAAACGAAGCGGACATGCGCCTGGAGACACGGGGGGTCCATGTCGGTGGTGCCTATGAACATCCAGAAGGCACTGCGTTCAAGAAGGAAGTCAACCGCGTAGCACCCCCTGATACGGGGGGCCGCTGGCCCGCCAACGTCATCCTCCAGCACCTGGCCGGCTGTGAGCGGGTGGGTGAGCGGGAAGTGACCTCCGGCAACGGTGCCGACACCATGACCCCCACCACGCACGAGGGGCCGGCGAAGTTCGGATACAGCCCGGAGCGGCACCAGTTCAACTACGGCAAGGAGACGGTCGATCACTGGGACTGTGCAGACGGCTGCCCTGTGGCCGATGTCGATGAGCAGAGCGGGGTGTCGAAGGGGACTGGGGGCACTATCTCCGGGCAGACGGCTTTCGGACAGAACCTGGGCTGGAACCCCCACCAGAACCGACCCACACCTATCGTCCGGCAGAACGACGAAGGCGGGGCCTCTCGATTCTTCAAGCAGGTCACCACAGATGAGGATCTCGACATGCCGGCTTTGAGCACCGTCCACATGGCCAGGAAGCCCCTCGAAGGGACGGTGGCCGCCAACGCCCTGAAGTACGGCACCGGCTCCCTCAACATCGGGGCGACCCGCATCGGCAGCTCCGGGGGGACCAAGCGAGTCGGACAGGCCACCACACCGACACCTCAGGGGTGGGCCAACATGGGCGGCCACGACATCGCATCGCTGCCTGATGGCCGCTGGCCGGCGAACGTCATCCTCGAACACCTGCCTGACTGCCAGTGCGACGGGACACGGAAGGTGAAGGGCGTCAAGGGTGGGTTCACCCCCGGGAGCACGGGGGCCTTCGGCCACAACTCGACCTACGGCCTCGCAGAGGGGGTCGAGGGCGACCCTGCTGAGGGCACCGGGTACACCGACGCAGAGGGCAACGAGGAGATTGACCACTGGGTGTGTGCCCCTGGCTGCCCCATCGCTGACATCGACGAGCAGAGCGGGGTCACGGTCGCCAAGAAGTCCATGCGTGGAGTGGGCTACTCCGACAGCGATGTCTACGGTCAAGGTGACGGGGAGTTCGACACCGTTCGGGGGTTCGACGACCAGGGGGGAGCCTCCCGCTACTTCAAGCAGTCGCAGTACGACCTGATCGAGTACCTCCGGGCGATGATCTCGACCCCGACCCACCGGGCCTTCGTCATCGACATGGAGACCTACCCCCTCTGGCCCGGGGACCAGCTTCTCGCGAAGCCGGGCTCGGTGGTCGGCCTGGTGGTCCGGGGAGCCATCGAGCAGGAGCACGTTGACGAGTTCATGCGCCTCCTGCCTCCCGGCGGCCACGTCCTTCTCATCGCTCCCGACTCGCAGCCCACCGGACACACGGGGGCGATTCTTCTGGAAGATGGCGGCTTCGAGATCCGGGACGCCATCCTTGTCGTTCGAGGCCCGGGACGAGCGCACTACGTCGCGAAGGCCGGGCGAAGGGAGCGGGAGGCCGGCTGCGGGCACCTCAAGGGCAAGGCCGGGCACGAGGCCGTGGAGCGCAAGGAAGGCTCCGCTGGGGTGGACAACCCCAGGGCAGGAGCTGGGCGGACGGCAGAGCACGTCAAGAACTTCCATCCGACCGTCAAGCCCATCGCGGTGATGGAACGACTGCTCGCTGATGTCCCCGAGGGTGTGACGGTGCTCGACCCCTTCCTCGGCTCCGGGACGACGGGGATCGCCTGCTCGAAGACCGGACACAGCTTCATCGGCATCGAGCGGGAGGCGGAGTACCTGGAGATCGCGGACGCCAGGGTGAGGCACTGGGACCGAGCCCACGTCGGCTGGCAGGGGGCGGACATCGAGTCGGACCACAAGGTGCCGGAGGTCGAAGTGGAGCCGATGGACCTGATGGACCTCTTCGGATGACAAGGGTCAGCGACCCAGGGCCATTCTCACTGATTTCTCGGGGTCGGCTTTGAAGTCTATTTCCCACACTTCCACTACAGGGACACCTTGAGCAGCGAGGAACGCGAGCTTTCTTTTGTACCTGGAGGCGGTGCGCTTCTGCGAAGAGTATTTGGGGCCGTTGGGGTAAGCGCGGGGGTCGGCGTGCCAGAAGGTCCCGTTGAACTCCAGGGCGGTGTTGATGATGGGCAGGTAGTAGTCCACCACAGCCGCGAATCGTCCGTGATCCCCCCTCATCCGATGCTGTGCCTGGTACGTGACGCCGAGCTGGTCGAGAATGGGGGCAACCTGCTGTTCCAGCTTGGACACGCGAGGGATGCGGCCCTCGCTGATAGCTCTGGCGACGGACAAGGAGATTTTGGCCTTGGTCTCCTCTGTGTGGGCATAGCGGCCCTCGGCTTTCCTCCGGGTGTTTTGCCTGATCATCCGCAAACCCTGAGCTTGTCGGGTGGCCTCTGGGACGACATAGGGCTTGGTGACGACTCGCTGCACCAGCCCAGTCGATCGGGCCTTGTAGGCGCAATCGGGGGAACACAGCAAGACATCGGTCTTCGACCTGGCCACCCGGGATGGCGGGCGGGTCACAGGAACTCCACAGACTCCACACGGTTCAGTAGATGAGGTGGACTTGTTGGAGGCCCGTAGCGAGTAAGAGCAGGTACGAGAGCAAGTCGTCTGCCGGCCATGTTTGAGGCGGGTAGGGTCGGCTTCGTAGGGCGTCCCGCAGACGGGACATCGACGTTTAACCAAGGAGCACCCCGTGGGTGAAGGAGAACACAGCCGTAGGGCGCAGGTGATCCGGCTCCGACTCGGAGATTGCATCAGGGTGCTTCGTCACCTCGATGCAGAGTCGGTTGATGCCGTGGTCACTGATCCGCCCTACGGTTGACCATACCTGGACTGGAGTTCATGGGGAAGGACTGGGACGCCCCCTGGAAGCTCGGGGCCGGGATGATGAAGCCTGGCATCGGCGACCGGGACATCCCCTGGCCTGCCTACGGAGCCCAGAAGTTCGGGGGCTCGAACCCCACCTGTCAGACCTGCGGCGGTCGGGCGAGGGGCAGCAACAGGTGTTCCTGCGAGGAGCCTGACTGGCACGTCAGCGGGAAGCCCCTGTCTGACGACGTGAACGACTCTGCCAGCCCGGTAGTTCAGCGACAGCGGTTCCAGGCCTGGTGCGTCCTCTGGCTGGTGGAGGTCTACCGGGTGCTCAAGCCTGGTGGGGTCATCAAGGTCTTCGGAGCGACCCGGATGTTCCACCGGATGGCGGCGGCGATGGAGGAGGCGGGGTTCTTCCTCCCGCCTGAGCACAGCCTGGAAGCCTGGATGTATGGGTGCCTGTCTGAGGACACTGAGGTATTGACCGAGGACGGGTGGGCTCCCTACCATAGAGCCACGGTTGGAACGCTGGTGATGGGGTTCGACCCTGTGACGGAGCGGTTCATCCAGCAGCCTGTGGAGGAGACCTTTGAGTACCCCTACGACCGAGAGGCTTTCCGAATCCACGGAGACGGAACTGACCAGATCGTTTCCGTCAAGCACCGCTGTCTCGTCGGGCGAGACGGTAAGTGGGAGGTCGTCGTCTCGGGCGACCTGGCGGAAACTGAGACAATGCCCTGCCTGCAAAGCGGAGTTCATTCCGAAGGCGTCGGGTCAGAAGGCATGTGGGCGCTCCTGCTCGAACCGGCTGCGGGTCTACAAGAAGAAGCCCTTGTCCGAGCGGAAGGGCCGGATGGTGGCCTGCTCGGTCTGCGGGACCGAGAAGTGGTACGCGGAGGCGTGGCTGCGGAAGGGCATCAAGCAGCCGACGTGTTCCAGGAGGTGCAACGGAGTGCATCGGGGGCAGGACTGGGCGAAGCACGGGCACAAGGGAGCGGAAGCCAGAACACCAGAGAGCTACCAGCGTGCCGCCCAGAAGATGACCGGCTCGAAGAACCCGGCATGGAAGGGCGGGGTGACGTACGTGTCCCACAGAGGGAACTACAAGCGGACCAAATGCGTCCGTTGTCCGCCGGAGTATCGGTCGATGGCTCGGTCGAACGGGTACGTCGCAGAGCACAGGCTCCTGGTGGCGAGGGAACTGGGCCGAATGTTGACGAGGACCGAAGTGGTTCATCATGTGAACCACGACTCTCAGGACAATCGGCTGGTGAACCTGATGCTGTTCGCCTCGAATCGGGATCACAAGCTGTTCGAGCACCACGGAGCACCAGCCCCGATCTGGTGCGGGTCAGCGCACGAGTCGAGCGTATCCACTACACCGGCACCGTCTGGTGCGTGAGGGTGCCTACCGGGGCTTTCGTGGTCCGCCGCAAGGGCATGGCATTCGTCACTGGCAACAGCGGCTTTCCGAAGTACCTCAACACCAGCAAGGCCATCGACAAGGCGGCTCGTGGGGTGCCACAAGGAGGACCCGACGAGACCAGCCCGAACCACGGCAAGTACAAGACACAGGCCACTGAGGGTTCCCGTGGGTCGGCTGATGTGGGTCAGGGGTACGGTGCCGGTCCAGGGGCCTTCATGCGTGAGGCCGGGACTCTGGTGGACCTCCCGTTGACGACGCCCGATGCAGAAAAGTTCGACGGATGGGCCACGGCTCTGAAACCAGGGTGGGAGCCATTTCTGGTAGGAGTGAAAGCAGAATGAGCGACGAGAACAAGCCGAACGACATGGACCACCTCTGCCCTGGCATCGAGAAGACGGTCCACTGGCTCCAGAGCCACGGGTTCAAGACCACCGACTCCGGTGATGGGGTGAGCAACGAGGGGATGGAGTGCGCCATCGACTTCCCGAACGTCTTCATGGTCACGGAGCCCCAGCACCTCATCCCCGAGTGCAAGAGGCTGATGAAGGTGCTCGCCGAGAAGGGCATCCAGTGTGGGGGCATGACGATGGACGGGGCACCGAAGCCGCACATCGAGGGCTCCTACGACCCCTCGGACGGCAACGCCATCATCAGCCTGTTCTATGTGGACGACAAGAAGCTGTTCGGGTAGGCACAATCCCCGTCCACAGCACTGAGGAGCCCATGCGTCTACGTCCTGATGAACAGCCTGTGTGGAACGATGACGGCACCTGGTCGTGTCGCCGTCACATCCCGCAGCATCGCTACCACGCGACCGCACCCCGCTGCCTGATGGGCTGTCCCATCGAGCGACCGGAGCGGCCTGGGGCGAAGCTCACGGTGGTCCCGGAGCCGGTGGAACTACCCTGGCAGGACTTCGACCAGCTCGACGCAGATGCCCTGGCGACCTACGACATCCATCGGCTGCGGAAGTACGCGGCGAACGTGCTGCTCATCCGGGGTGCATCGAAGATCAGGGGCGGCAAGCCCGTCCTGATCGCTCGCATTCTGAAGCACCGCAGGGCTGTGGCCTAGAGCCAGTCGAGCGTCACACCATGCAGGCGGATTCCGTCGCCTCTGCACCACAGGATCTTCTCTTTCCGCCAGCCGTCCGGCATGACGACCTCTCCGTGGAGCCGGGTCAGAGCCTTGGAGCCGGTCGAGAGGATGCCGAAGTGGTCCCACCCGTGCTTGATCTGCTCGGCCCACATCCGGTCGAAGCGGGCTTGCGGGGTGCTCGGCCCGTTGTGGCGGACGCCCATCCAGACCGTCTTGATCTTGCCGTCCACCCTGGCCCGCCCGAGGTAGATCCTCTGCTCGTTCGATCCGAAGACCTTGAACTGGTAGACCCCACCGACCACCAGATCCTTGACGCGGATGGTGACCACCTTGGGCTTCGCGGCCCTCTCCTTGGCCTTCACCTTGGTCACTTCGTCCGCCGGGGTGTAGAGCGCATGGGCCTTCGACCCGACCTGCTCCAGCCGGAGCTGTGAGCCGTTCTGGCACCACTGGAATGAGGCCGGGATGATGCCGCTCTTCGGGAGCCCCTTCGCCAGCAGGATGGGCAGGAACACGTCTTCCCGCAGGTCCACAAGGTAGCCCTCGGGGCTGACGACCTTCCAGGCCCGACCACCCTCGCCCCGCTGCTCGGCGTCCACGATGCGGTAGCCCTTCTTGGGGGTGTTCTCGACCTCGACGCCCTGCACCTGGGCCAGCTTCCGCTGGTTGCCACTGGGATACCAGTGGATGCCGGAGGACCAGCTCCTCGCCTTCAGCAACGTCTTGCTCTTCGGGTTCCCGGCCACGCGGTCAGACAGGGGAAGGCGGGGGTGAACGTGCCATAGGCCGGGGTGGTCTGAGTTCGCCCACAGAAGACGACGACCTTGTTCGGGATGTAGCCCTTCATCCGGCCTCCTCGTCATCCGGCTGGACGATGACCTTGCCGATGGGTGCCGGGGCCTCGTAGCCCTCCGGCTTTTTCAGGTACGCGGCCACCAGGAAATCAGGGACCAGGAGGCAGTGCTCGATCAGGTTGAGGTTGCGACGGATGTACCCCTGCCGCTGCTCATCCGTGAGCCACGGGCAGCGTCGTGCGAGCCGGTGGCAGTCGCGGAGGAGCCGGTCGATGGCGGCGTGACGGTCGCGGCTCTCGTGGGGGCTGGAGTGCCACATCTGCTCGGTGGCCTCCTTCAAGGCGACCTTGTCGAAGCCCTTGGAGCCGTTGCACGCGATGAGGCGGCACCACATCTCGCCGTAGTCGTGGGTCGAGTCGTCGATGATGATGAACGGGGTGCCGATCAGGTCGTTCTCGATGAGGTACTCACGGATGGGGTGGCCCCCGCCGCGAGTGCTGCTGGTCTGGCCCACCAGACACTCCGGGTTTTTGAAGCCCGCCGCCGTGAACATCACCTTCATCTCGTCCAGCGTGTTCGTGTTCCATGCCGTGTTGAATACGATCCGGGTGTCGAAGCGATGCCGCTGGATGAGGCGTCCGATGTGCCCCACGAGATCCGGGTTCAGCTTCCCGTGGTGCGGGCCACCGTGCTTGTTGCACACCCCGTCGATGTCGAGGAACACCAGCACCTTCGTCGCCCCGTAGCGGTGGTGGTGCGGCGGCTGCCAGGTGGTGAACCCTTGGGCGGGGGTGCCGGGTGGGGGGGTGATGATGGGGCTCACAGAGCGTCCTCTGGACCGAGGCAGAGGGAGCCTCGGAGATCGAAGTTGGCGTAGAACTCAGCATCCGGCGAGCAGGAGACGTAGCCGGGCTTGAGTCCGGTGCTCTGCAAGCCATACGCCCCCAGGGTGCCCAGCAAGGCCCCCTCGTTGCGCTTCAGCCAGGCGATGACCAGCGGGACCGTGAAGTCCTTGTGGGTCAGGACGCGGAGGGCCGCGAACAGGCGGTCGAGCTTGATGGTCTTGAAGGGCGGGTCGAAGACGATGAGCTTCGGCTTGTAGGACAGCGGCTCCGGGTGGTGGATGTCCCACACCTTGAACCACGGGGCTCCCTCGAACCGGGTGTCGATGTCGAGCACGGTCGGGGGGCGGACCTTCCGCTCCTCGGCCATGTACTCGCCGAGGCGGGGGCAGCAGAGGGCGACGGCATGGTCGTACTGCCAGACGAGCTGCCCGAGGCGGGCCAGGGTCGGCTCATCGAACCAGTATTGCTCTCGCTGGTGGTTCTCTTCCATCAGGCCACCAGCCGGAGAGGCTTCAGACAGTGCTGGAAGTAGTCGCGGTACTTCTCACGGCGGGCCTTGGCGGCGGTAGTCGTTACGTCGTGGACGACGTACCAGGCCCTGTAGGTCATCTCACAGAGGGTGGCTCCGAACACCGCCTCCGTGGTCCAGACAGGGTTTTTGTCGTGGAACCCACTGGTGAGCCCGGGAACCCGCCTTCGGATTTGGACGACTTCACCGGAGCCGGTCTCCAGGGTGACAGCTTGACCCTCCAGGGAGACCCAGGCGTCCGGGCCGACCTTGCTCCAAACCGCCATCGTGGAGCCTCTGGAGGAACTCCAGCCGTCGAAGACCTGGAGCGAACTGCCTACGGGCAGCGCACGGAGACGGTCGGGCATGGTGTCGGCCAGGTGGATGCGGTCTTCCGTGCAGGAGGGGCAGCCCTCGCTCGGGTCGTCAGTCTCGTGGTCGCAGTTGCGGCAGATCCAGCCCATGACTATCCCAGGACGATCAGTGGTTCGTGCGTGGGCATCGTGTCGCCGTTCGACATCACCTCGATGATGGAGTCGTGGACTCCCTCGCCGGGCTCGCACTTGAAGTTCGGGCTGGTCGATCTCATCAGCCGCATGGCCAGGTCTTCGTCGGTGGCCCAGACGATGCCCAGACTGGGCGTGCCGAAGATGGTCCCGTGCAAGGCGTAGAGCGTCATCGGCAGGGCGACTTGCTCGGCGTTGCGGACCCAGCGGTCCCACGTCAGGGGGGAGCAGTTGCCGAAGTCGGGGCCTCGCAGCTTGTCCATCCGCTGCCACCGGACGGAGAGGATGGTGAACTTGCCGTCGATGTCCATGAAGTCGATGGACTTCACCCGGCGGATGCTGCCGTCTAGGCGCTTCCACACCTGTCCTGTTCGGGGGTCAGGCCTCATCGGGGGCCTCCGGGGGGACGATTTCGGCGTTGCGAGCCCAGCGATCCCACGTCTTGATGGAGCACTCGCCGAAGCCAGGGCCGGGGAGGATGTCCATGCGCTGCCAGTGGAGGTCGGGCCATGATGGGCTGCGAGTCTCTGACATCCGCAGCACCTTGCGGATGGTGCCGTCCTTGTGCTTCCACACCTGTCCGACTGTGGGGTCTGGTCTCATGTCAGCCCCCCAGGAAACCGAGGATGGTGATGGCGGCAACCGTGCAGACGACGGCTACGCCTGCGACGGCGAAGATGATGTCGGCCATGCCGCTCATGCCGCCCGTGCCGCTGCCGCCGCCTGTCGGCTGGCAGATGAACCACACGACGACGGCGATCACGATGGTGATGACCACTCCGAGAGCCGGGAAGGCGAAGGCTGCACAGAGGCTTCCCAGAATCGCGGCGACAACAGCGATCCTTGGGAACCACTTGCGAAGCCTTCGGAGCCCACGCTGCTCGACCGTATCGAACTCGGTGTTTCTCGCCATCAGTGGCCCGCCAGGGCAGCGGCTTCGGCGGCTTCGCCGATGGCCTGTGCGTGGCCCGAAAGCTGGTCGGAGAGCCAGAGCATCGTGAGGTGGTTGAACACCTCGGCGATGGTGTCGTGGGTGACTCCCAGCACGTCGGGGGAGGCAAGGTGGTCGTTGCTGGTGCGGTTGTCGGTCGTGATGTGGAGCATCCACTCGACCACTTCGACGGGTCCGACGATGCTCGGACGGGAGCCGAGGATGGGGATGGCCTCGAATGAGCCACCGTCGATGACGAGGTACTCATTGCCGAACATCTCGAAGTCGCCGTCGAAGTCCTGCTCCCGGACCTCGATGGTCGGGGGCGTGACGAGCACCAGGGCGAGAAGCGCCGTGTACTCGGCTGCGGTCTTCGACAGGGGGTCCATGCGAGGGCTCATCGGTGCTCCATTCGTCCGTGCGTACTACTGGTGGGTGGCGTCGTCTGAGCCCTGTACGCCCGGATCATGGCGGCCATGTGGTCTCTGGTGACGGTGTAGGCAGCCACGCTCCTGCTGCCCATGACGTTCCCGTAGGCACGGCTGACGATGTTGATCGTCTTGGTCGTCGGCTCGATGCGATTCCAGCCATTGTCCGTGTCGAACACCTTGTCGGCGGTCCTGCGGACCTTGGCGGGGGACCAGCTCAGGGCGGCTGAGATCTCCTTGATGGACATCGCTTCACCCTTGGCGATGAAGTGCTCGACAATCGCTTCCACGGCTCTGTCTGAATCGCTAGGCATGGCCCTGTCTCCTCGTTCACCCCTACTACTGATGAGCACGACGTTCTGAGCCCCAAAGATCGGGGCTCAGAACCGGGCAGGCGTCCGTAGTAGGGGTGCAAGAGAACAAAGCGACGGAGACGACGATGGGCTACCCCGACACGCAGCAGGTACAGGCGACAGCAACGGACGGCACGGTGGTGAACCTCACGGTCCCCAAGTACGTCCCGGTGAGCGACGAGCGAGTCGAGCTGTTCCGCGAGCTGTACCGCAAGCACGTCAAGACGGTGAAGCCGGACGAGTCCTGGAAGGGTGCCTGCTACGCCATCGTCCCTGCGGCTCTGGTCGCTGACATGACGGCATCCATGGACTTCATGGGCAGCATCGTGGACGAAGAGGAGCCCGTCGAAGGCGGCATGGTGCGGCTGGAGAGCGACGGCTACTGGGCGCACGGCTTCTAGGGCTCAGGACGACAGACGGCCCCGTAGTGGCCCCGGACGGAGACGACGATGAGCACGAAGACTATCCACATCTCCTTCGAGGTCCCCGAGACGCTGGACACTCCCAGCGAGGTGCTGGCCTCTGCAAAGGAACTCCTGATCGAAGCCCTCCGACAGCACGCAGAGAACGAGAACTACGACTTCACCGATGAGCAGCGGGCGATCATGGCCGCGCTGCTGACGGAGAGCTAGATGAGCCAGTCCCACCGCGACCTTGAGGCCCTGTTCGACTCAGAGGCCCTGTGCGGTGCCAAGCAGCAGGCTCTCGCCCGGCTGCTGGCGTCTCTCCTGACGACCGACATGAACGGTCGTCCCTTCATCATGTCCCCCGGCGAACTTCGATCAGCCATCCGCATCGCGGAGAAGGCCGCTGATCTGCCGCAGGGCGACGGGGTGCTCAACCACAGGCACGCCCTCCTGCCCGACCCGGTCGTTTCCTGTGCCTCCGAGGACCAGCTCCTCATGCACCTGGAGCATCGGTTCCCCCGCGAGAAGCATGTGGTGGTCTTCGACGGGTTCGACACCCCGGAGCAGGCCCGTCACTTCGCGGGCTGGTACTCCGGCTCCGGCGAGCAGCAGTCGGACATCTGGATGGAAGAGCACGCAGGCCTGTCCTTCGTGGGCACGAACGGCATCAAGCCCGGTCCCAGGCAGGAGGTCGTGGTCACGCTGCGGCTGACGTACCCAGGCTCAGATGAGCCTTCAAGCGAGTAGTAGGAGCACGATGACCCGCCCCCACCACAGCACCGTCGCCGGACAGAAGGACATGCTGCGGACCGCCACAGAGCGGACCGCTGATGTCTGCCGGACCTTCAACGAGATCCAGACCGGGCCGAACCCCATCACGCCCGTCGAGATCCGAGCCCTCATCACGAAGCGTCCGGGCGTCTATGGCGTCCTGGAAGCCCACGCATCCCCCAGGAGCCTCTGATGCTCGCAGTCCTCAGCTACCTGCTCCCCAAGCCCCTCTCGGGTAACGAGTACCTCTCCCCCAAGGGCGAGAGGCTCACGGTGAAGACCATCCTGACCACGACGCGGGGCGTCTTCGTCGCCGTCTCCGGTCGAGGGCTCAACTCGTACAACATCCCCCTGGTGAAGTTCACGCTCCGCTACGGCCGCGTCATCTCGGACCGGACCGTCTGATGATCGTCCGGTGTACCTACTGCCAGGGCAAGTTCGAGTCCAAGGAGGCTCTCAAGGCCCACAACCCCGGAGTGATGGCCTGCAAGGACTCCCTCGGCCCCATCACCGATGACCGCGAGGTCACGATGACCTACGGCGAGTTGCGCGAGCTGACCCGTCTGATTCAGGAACGCAACGAGGTGAAGCGCGTCGAGGGCCATGCCGACTTCGGGACGCCCACGGTGTCGGCCGACATCGGAGGCGAGCAGGTCGAGATCCCCGCTCAGATCGTCTCGCAGTACATGGGACAGCGGCGGATGGCCCTGGACGACAAGATCCGCCTCTTCGGCGTCGAGCCGCAGACCTTCTGGAGAAACGAACGATGACCACCCCCATCCTCGCCTTCCTCGGTGGTTCCGGGCTCGACAACGCGGGCCGCACCTGGGCCAGCTACTTCGACTTCGATGACGCCGCGTGGGAGGAGTGCCACCAGCACATCCAGTGGATGTTCCCGCTGCCCGAAGCATCGAAGATGCAGCCGTCCAGCCCCATCGCCACCCAGGCCGACTACGACGAGATCGCCGGGAGCCCCATCCTGCGAGCCAAGATGGTGATGAGCCTCTGTCGCTACCTCCTGTTCCTGCACCGGACCTCGCAGTGGCGGGTGGCTCGCGACCACAACCACCTCCGCATCACCCGCGTCATCCGCTGCCTGTCGTGGTGCGGGCTGAACGATCAGGCCATCGACTTCTGTGACTACGTGGTCGGCCAGGTCGGGGACATCGTCGGCAAGCGGACGGTCTGGTACTGGGAAGAGGCCCTCAAGCGCGACCCGGCGTGGCTGGACTGATGGAGCCCCGTCGCATCAAGGTCCACGAACTTCGCACGGGGGACACCTTCCGGTTCGACCCGGAGCCCTGGTACGGCTCCGGTGTGCTCCGTGAGCCAGTCAGCATCCGCTACGAAGAGAACCCGGCGGACCCGACCGGACCGACGATCCCCGTGGCTCCGACCCGCCTGAAGGACATCCATCATCCGGGCGTCCCCCACGGCTGGGTTCAGAAGGCCGACCTGGTGAAAGTCGAGTTCGACAACCTCAAGGTCGTCAACCCGCCCGGCGTCAACTACATGCGCTGCGACATCGAGGTGGTCCTCCTGGACCGGCCCCCCATGACGCAGGAACAGTGGCTCAGAGCGTTCCCCGCCCGCGTAGTGACTGAGAAGCCGGTGGACCCGCTGGCCTTTGCCAGCGACCAGTGGACCGTCGAGCAGGCCAAGGACCATCGAGAGCAAGAGAGCGAGCACGGCGGCATGGAAGTCGTCAGGTTCGAGGACACGTACTACCTGGTGTGGAGCGACGAATGAGCAGCCCGACCCCCGAGATCGTCATCACCGTGGGCTACCCCGGCTCCGGCAAGGGCACCTACGTCAAGCCGCTGCTCGCAGCGGGCTACCAGTGCTTCAACCGCGACACGGTGGGAGGCTCGACCAGCAAGACCGACAGCCTCATCTACCGGGCTGCCCGAGCAGCCCACGCCGCCGGGTGCCGCCAGTTCGTGTTCGACAACACCTACGGCACCATCGCCTCCCGCGAGCCCGTCATCGCGCTCGGCAAGGAGCTGGGAATCCCCGTCAGCGTGCTCTGGCTCCAGACGACCCTGGAGCAGGCACAGGTCTTCGCCTCGCGTCGGCAGGTCCAGCAGACCGGCGGACTGCTCCGCAAGGCCGAGTACAAGGCCCACCGTGGCAACCCCAACATGTTCCCGCCCGGAGCGCAGTACGCCTACCGCAAGCGGTTCGAGCAGCCGACCCTGGCCGAGGGCTTCGCCGTCATCACGGCGGTCGAGATCGAAACCGTCTGGGGGCCGGAGTACACGAACCGGGCCGTCATCCTCGACCTCGACGGCACCGTCCGGGTGGTCCCGGACGAGAAGGTCTGCCCGTGGCCCCGCACCACCGCAGAGGTCACCATCCTCGACGGCTGTGGGGCGCTCCTCCAGCGCAAGCAGCGCGAGGGGTTCCTGATCCTCGGTGCGACCAACCAGAGTGGTGCGAGCCGCAAGCCGGACGACGAGAAGTACGTCAGCGAGGCGAACATCGAGGCGTGCATCCAGGCCACCAGCGACGGCCTGGGGGTGGACATCGACTGCCTGTACTCGACCGACCGGGGTGGCCCGCCGTCGAGCTTCTGGCGGAAGCCCTGTCCCGGCATGGGCGTCGTGCTCATCGAGAAGTACAAGCTCGACCCGAGCAAGTGCATCTACGTCGGTGACATGACCAGCGACAAGACCTTCGCCGAGCGGTGCGGCTTCCAGTTCGCCTGGGCCGCCGACTACTTCCGATAGCCGATGGGGGAGCGCACCTACTTCTGCAACAGCAAGGACGGCGGGCTGACCCTCCCGGCGAATGCCGAGTCGGTCCGCCTGATCGAGCACACGCGGGGGATGCTCGCGCAAGCGGCTGAAGCCCGCGACCGTGCCAACACCGTCATCACCGAGTACACGGCTGGGTGCAAGCACCCGTTCTTCTACGACGAGCCCGGCCACCCCCACGACATCCGCCACTGTGCCGCGTGCAACGCCATCATCGGGACCATCTGATGCTCCGGGAGCTGGCCATCATCGGAGGCGTCTGTGCCCTAGGAGTGGTGCTGATGCTGCTAGGGCTCCCCCAGGACTGGTGGGTCTTCATCGTCGTCGCCGTCGTGGTCTGGCAAGTGGTCCGGGCCATCCGACAGAATCGAGACACCTGATGCCGCAGATCACAGTCCTTCGACGCGACGGCAAGCTCTACGTCCGGCTCGGCCTCGTGACGGGGCCGCACGACGGCGAGAACTTCTCCCCGGAGCTGATGGCGACCTTCCGCGAGGTCAACCACCTGGAGAAGGGCATCTGCCCCTCCGTCAACGGCGACTGGTTCACGAAGGACTGGCCGTTCCTCCCCGGCAAGCCCCAGGAGCCCGGTGCCTACTGGATTCTGTTCAGCCACGGCTGGCGTCTGGCTGAGGTTTTCGAGGCGCAGGGGAGCCTCTGGTACTCGAAGACCGGCCATGGTCGCCCCGCCCCGCTCCGGGGCACCATCATCCGGGGCTACCTCCCCATCGAGACGCCCGAGGACTGCTGATGGCAGGTACGACCCTCCGGGCTGGTGACTGCTGGACCTGTGATCGGAGCAGGCCCCCGATCCCCATCGGGTCGCCGCCGGAGTCCTGCAAGACCCAGGAGCCCACGCGGGAGTGGCTGCGGTGCTTCCGCAAGAATCGCCAGCAGAACAAGCCCTGCCCCGACTGGAGACGTGAGTGATGGATGAGCCCGAAGAGGTGAATACCCTCCCTGCTGACGCGACGCATATTGTTCTCGTCTACTACCCGGACCCCCCAGGCTGGATGGATTGCAGCGGCCCCATCACGCTCGTACACGCGAGGGCCGAGTTCCAGTCCCACACCGACAATGGGAAGGCCCTCACAACCCCCGAGGAAGGCACCTACTTCAAGGTCTGGGACATCTCAGACCCAGACCTGCCGGAGTACACCTGATGGCTGGTGAGCCCGCACCACCCCTCCGCATAGGCGACAACCTCGTGGGCTACTGCGCTGGTGTCTTCGGACGTGACGCCTACGGCGAGAAGCGCGTCGAGGCCATCGGCTGCGACTGGGTCATCGCCCGGGAGCCTGATGGTCAGATCCGCATGTACGAGGGACCGCCCGAGTACCTGTGTCAGTTCGTGGTGAAGGGGAAGCGGTGAGAAAGCTGGTCCTCATCGACATGGACGAGGTGCTGGTGGAGTTCGTGCGCCCCTGGATGCTGGAGTACCGCCCGACCCTGCCCTACGCCGCGTTCCTGCTAGACGACTGGAAGGGGGCACGCAACGTCCAGGACCGCCTGGGGATGCCCCAGGACGAGTGGTGGGCTCTGTGCAGCGCCCTGACCGTCGAGTGGTGGGCGGACCTCCCCTGGACGACCTGGGGCCGCGACCTGCTGGATCTCGTGGAGGGCTTCGGGGTGGAGTGGGCTCTGCTCTCGGCTCCGGGCCTCTGCCCGAACTCCGCGACCGGCAAGGTGCTGTGGGTCGAGAAGAACCTGGGCGACCAGTCGAAGCTCATCCTGGCGAACCGGAAGGAGCTGCTGGCCCGACCCGGTGTGCTCCTCATCGACGACATGCACCACAACGTCGATCGGTTCCGTGCGAATGGCGGTCAGGCCACCCTGGTCCCGCAACCCTGGAACGACGAAACCCGCGACCCACTGGAGTGCGTTCGCGTTGCTCTGTGGCAGCTCATGGAGGCCCCCTGTGGCTGACGAGCCCCTTGACGTAGAAGCAACCACCCACCCGCAGTTCATCGTTCGGCTCTACGACATGTTCGATGGCTGGATGGACATCAGCAAGCCGATCCCGAAGGAGGAGGCCGACGAGCTGCTGGCCGAGAAGACCAAGAACGGCACGCAGAACACGAAGTACGCGGACGGCGACTACTACGCGATCTTCCCGGCCGACACGAAGATGCTCCACACGCCGGAGTTCAGAGGCCGCTGATTCGAGGGATCAGAATCCCGAAGTTGTCCGTAGTAGGCATGAAGGGACGACGAGACCATGACCATCCGCATCGCACACGCCAGTGACACCCACAACCAGCCGAGCATCGTTCGGCAGGTCGCGGACCTGGATGTCGATGTGCTGCTCCTGACGGGCGACATGATGGGCAACAAGGTCAACCGGATGTACGGCGAGACCGTGGACGCCATCACCGAGCGGGCGTACCAGACCGGCTGGTTCCGCAAGCACGCAAAGAAGTGGGCGCAGGACCTCAACGGTCGGCCCGTCATCAGCGTCCCCGGCAACCACGACTTCATCAGCATCACCACATGGCTCCGGCACTACGGCGTCACGGTCCTGGAGATCACGGACGAGAACCCGATGGTCGAGTTCATGGGCGTCCGGTTCGCTGGCTTCCGGCAGGTCGAGTACCTGGCGGGTGAGTGGGTCGGCGAGGTCCGGGACTTCGACGGCATCATCGACCGGGTCTTCAACTGCAACCCTCGGGTGCTGGTGGGGCACTCGCCTCCGGCGGGCATCCTGGAGTACGGCGACAACGAGCAGGACCGGCGAGGCATCGGGGCGCTCAACACGGCCCTGTTCCGCACGCGGGACCACAACGTCACGGACCACTTTTTCGGCCACGCCCACGAGTCCGGTGGGCAGTCGGTGACCCTCGGGGGCATCAACTTCCACAACGGGGCCGGACACATCAAGGTCCACACGATCGGCTAGATGCTCCCACCCGTAGCAGTACGGGTGGGGGTAGCCCGACCCCCCAGCGGGTAGCCTTGGGGCATGAGCAAGCGCCTCAAGGACAGCGTCAAGCGGATCAACGAGACGGTATCCATCGTCCAGATCCTCTCGACGTTGGGCTTCGACGTGCGCGAAGACGCGGGCGACCGCGAGCAGCAGTTCCGCTGCGACCTCCACGGCTCCGGCCATGACGACACCCCCTCTGCCCGCGTCTACCCCGACTCGAACTCCTGGTACTGCTTCGGCTGCGGGGTGACCCGTGACGCCATCGAGACGTTGCAGGTCAAGCAGGGCGTGGCCTTCTGGGCTGCCATCAAGATGCTGGAGGCTGCTCACGGGCTCGACCCCCTCCCCATCGACTACGACGCGGACGAGCAGGGGCAGGGGGCTCTCGCAGAGGTCCGGGACAACCTCGCCAGCTACACGACGTTCGCGGACGAAGAGACCCGCACCAGGGCTTCCCTGGAGGCCATGACCAGCGACCGGGAGCTACCGCTCGACCGCCTGCTCTCCTTCTGGGAGGGGTTCGACAAGGCCGTCTTCATGGTCAGAGGCCCCCGTGGTGATGGCGGGGTGTGGGGCGAGACGAAGGGCCGGAAGGTGCTCGCAGGGCTCCGTGACCGCATGGCAGAGGTGCTGCTGGAACATCGCCGGTCGTGAAGCTCCAGCGGTTCACCATCTACGCGGGCTCCCTCGGCGGGACCGTGCAGGTCCTCAAGCCGACCCCCAGTGAGACACGCGACGGCGACACGCTGACCATTGACCCGTGGGGTGACCTGGCTCCTCTGCGGGAGGTGCCGGAGTTCGCCACCCTCATCCCGGTGGTGAGTGGGCCGACGATGAGCCATGCCCTGCACGGGCACATGAGGCCGCTGATGGAGCAGATTGGCCCAGAGCCGAAGCACCAGCTCATCCGCATCCCGGCCCCCTACGACGTGTGCAGCATGGCAGGCGAGTGCGTGATGTACGACGCGAAGCGGTGCCACCCTCGCAGCAAGAAACTGCCGGAGTGCTGGTGGCCTGACGCGGAGGAGGGTGTCCGGCGAGCGATGGCGGTCGTGACCCTGGCCTGGGCTGAGAACCGCTACGTCGTCGTGGTGGAGGGGGACGAGTTCGTGGTCTGACGGGTAGTGGTGTCAGAACCCCTGGACGGAGCGACTGGTTGATGCAAGGACTGTTCGACATCCTCGATGACCGGAAGCAGATCGAGTTCCAGCCCTGGATGGAATCGGGGGACTTCAACTTCATCCTGGTGACCCCCGAGAACATCGGGGAGTGCATCGACGCCTGCATCAACGGGGTGAACGGGCGCTTCGCCCTCGACCTGGAGACGACGGGCATCGACAACCGGGTGGACCGGGCCACCAAGTCCACCAAGGACAAGATCGTCGGCGTCTGCCTCTCCGGGGACGGGATCACGGGCTGGTACATCCCGCTGTTCCACAAGGTAGGCGAGGAGCACAACGTCCCGTGGTCGGTCTTCGAGCCAGAGTTCCGGCGGCTGATGGCTGCGGTGGACGCCAACGAGGCCGTGGCGATCTTCCACAACGGCAAGTTCGACATGGAGTTCCTGGAGTTCCATGGCGGCGAGCCCTTCGGCAAGTGGGACGGCGTGGCCCGCTGGGAGGACACGCTCATCCTCGCCTACCTGCGGCACAGCCGGTCCCGCCGCAAGGGGCTGAAGCCGCTCTCAGAGGCCCCGACCGACGCGGACAACTCCCACGCCTGCGGTGGCCCCGGTCTCGGCATGAAGATGCTGGAGCTGAAGGACCTCTTCCCAGATGACCACCCCAAGTCGAAGTACGACTACTCGCTGGTGGACCCCTCGGCGAAGGGGCCGCTCATCTACGGCTGCTCCGACGCGATCTGCACCTACCTGCTGTGCGACCTGCTGCTGCCGGAGATCGTCAGCCCGAAGGACGGCTTCAGCCAGCTCCAGATCTACCGCGTCGAGAAGGCGTGCGTGATCTCCTGTCGCTGGATGGAGCGCAACCTCATCCCGACGAGCCCCGAGAAGGTCATGGAGCTGATCAAGCTCGGCCAGCAGGAGTGGTTCGACTCGATCATGGAGGTCTACCGGGCCGCCAGTGAGATCCTCGACCGTGACGTGATGCCCGGCTACTACAAGGTGCTGCGGGACAACTGGGTCCACGACGACCCGCTCAACCTGCTGCCTGATCAGGTGCTCCGGGCCAAGAGCCTTCAGGACCGCTTCTACCCGAACCCGGTCGGCAAGGCGGACACGCGGGGCGAGGTGTGGCCTCTCATCTACGACGTGAACGCCCCCCAGAAGCTCGGGATGATGTTCGATGAGATGGGCGTCCCGAACCTGGTCCGCACGGAGAAGTCCGGCCAGGTGAAGACCAGCAAGGACGTGCTGGAAGGGGTCATCAAGAGCGCAGAGGGCCGGTTCCCGTTCATGGGGCTCATCAAGCGGTTCCGCGAGACCAACAAGGCCCTGACGAACTACCTGTTCCCGATGCTGGAAGACGTTGACCCCAACGACTTCACGATGCGGATCAACTTCAACGGCCACAAGGTAGACACCGGCCGCTTCTCGACACCGGCAAAGGGTCGGGAGCTGGCGTCGGCCCGGACGAAGCGCATCGCGGGCTGGCCCGCCATCAACCTCCAGTCGATGCCCGCCACCTACGACCCCCGCCGCCCGGCCTGCATGACCCGGCTCCGGGAGTGCATCGTCGCCCGCCCCGGCTACAAGCTGGTCGCCATCGACTTCGCGGGTGAAGAGCTGCGGCTCGTCACCAACCTGTCCCGCGAGCCCCTGTGGCTGACGGAGTTCTTCCGCTGTTCCGGCTGCACCCGTGCCTTCCCGCGAGGCGACGGCAGCAAGACCCCATCCCCGCCCCCGACCCGCTGCCCGAACTGTGGCTCCGACAAGATCGGTGACCTGCACACCCTGACGGCTCTCTCCATCTACGGGAACGACGCCTTGTCCCGCCCGGAGTGGAAGCAGCTCCGAGGCAACGCCAAGGGCGTGAACTTCGCTCTCTGCTACGGCGGCGGCGGGAACGCTGTGGTCCGGGCCTGCAAGGTGGACAAGAACGAAGGCTGGCGGATCAAGAACCAGTTCGACGGGACGTACACCGGCCTGAAGCAGTGGTGGACCGGCCAGCACCGCTTCGCGAACGAGCACGGCTTCGTGCTGACGGCCTTCGGCCGCAAGTACCCCGTGCCCGACATCTGGTCAGCGGACGGCGGGTTCCGCAGCAAGGCCGAGCGCAACTCGGTGAATGGCCCCATCCAGGGCTCCGGTGCCGACGTGATCAAGATCGCGATGGCCCTGGTCTACAAGCTCTGCAAGAAGAAGGGCTGGCTCGACATCTGCCGGATGATCGCGTCGATGCACGATGAGCTGGTCTTCGAGATCCGCGACGACATCATCGAGGAGGCAATCAGCCTCATCGTCCCGCTGATGACGAGCAACAAGTTCGTGATGGCGAAGCGGTGGCCCGTCCCGCTGACCTGCGACACGGAGATCGGCCAGGACTGGACCGTCAAGTGGGATCTCAACGAGATGCTCAACCGCGAGATTCGGTTCGACGGCGACAAGAAGGTCAAGGAGCCCCGGAAGCCTGCGCTCAAGGACTTCGACTCCCCCGCTGAGTTCAAGGATGCAGTCGTGGCCTTCGAGCAGAAGGCGGCGGACTGGGAGGCGATGCCCCACACCTTCCCGGCCAGCTTGCGCAAGGTGTTCAAGAGCCTGCACGCAGACGGCCACCTGGATGCCCCGGAGCCGGATGAGGGCACCCCTGAGCCGGAGCCTGAGCCGGAGCCTGCACCGGAGACCCCGGAGCCGGAGACCGCAGAGCCGGAGCGGGAGGCCGCACCGGATGAGCCCCTGGTGGCCGAGAGGGTCGTAGAGGCCCCGGCTGTGGAGCTGCCAGCGGCCGAGATGCCGACGTTCAACCCTCCGAAGGGGAACACGCCTGGCGGCTTCTACGACTTCACGTTGCGGGCTTCATTGACCACCATCACGTGCGTCAAGCTGGCCAAGGTCATCGTCGCCTGTCGCAATGGGGGCACACGGAAGCTACGTTTGCTGCTGCCGGACGGTACGGTCCTTGGCGGGTGGTCGGACGAGGAGCTAATCGTCAACGATCAGATGTTCTACTGGATGGCCCAGCAGCAGGGCTTGTGACGCGGGTACGGTGCGACCGTCTTGCATGACGAGGTGTAGCGGATGAGGGCTCTAAAAGTAGGCGAAGGCAAAGACCAGAAGACGTTCATTTGCGTCCACTGGAAGACGTTTCCGCCGCCAGGTGCGGGTGGGAGTGTCGAGCACCTTCGTGCCAACGGCGTCATCGACAGCGGCCAGTACACCCGGTTGAAGACCTGGGAGTCCATGTGCGGTTTGATGGCCATGGAGCCAAAGAAGTGCCTGACCTGCCCGCATCGGCGGATGGTCGGCTGGGCGACGAGGGGTCCGTACCTGCTCTCCCCCGATGGCACCGAGACGCCTGTGATCGACTCTGCACAGAGCGAGGCGTCTCCCCGCAACCGGCACATGGCAGGCATCTTCCGTCGCCCCGGCACCGCTGGTTCGCACCAGACGGCGGCGTGGGCGAAGGACACCGAAGAGGATGAGTGACCACCTCTCTGAGTGCAACAGCGGCGACTTGCGGATCGACCCCAAGACGTTCACGACGACCTGGTGCGACCGCTGCTCGCAGCGTGGCTGTGACCTAGCGGGCTACGCCAACAACGACCCGATGGCGGTCCGCAACGCCACATGGCGGGAGCGTTTCTTCAACGCAGAGCAGGCGGACCTGGGCATCCCGAAGTTCGCGCAAATCGCGAAGCTCGACTTCCCCAACCTCCTCCAGAAGGCGATGAAGCTGGAGATCAGCTCGCGACGAGGCGACTGGTCAGTCCCCGAGATCGCTATCACCGATGGCCGCATCGTTCGGACGGATCAGGACACGGCGGATCAGGTAGAGGATGCCGTCCGGGCTCTCAGCCACCAGCTCGACCCACCACAAGAGCTGGTTCCTGCACCGGAGGAGGTAGAGACGCCAACCGAGGCGGATCGCCCAGAACCCCCCTCTGACCCTCCCCCGCCGCCGGTTAGCCAAACACCAGTAACGACGGGGCCTTCAGAGGTATCCACAGAGGGTCAGCCGCCGTCAGGAAACGCCCAGCAGGATCGGCCCCGGAGCCGGAACACACCTGATCGTGGCGATGTGATGATCGGCGGTGCTCCGGCGGTGAGCGGGAGGGCTCAGCCCGCTCCTGAGACCGACCCGTGGGCACCACCCCCGAAAGCGAAGCATCGGGTGGTCAAGGCCGGAGCGACCGTCCAGTTTGGGGCTGGTGGTACAGCGGAGGTGCTCGATGACTGACCCGACCCAGGTGTTCCAGCAGTTCGCCGAGCAGGTGGCCGACGAGTTCCCGGAGCTACGGAAGATCCTCGACCAGGCCAAGAACGGCAGGATCAGCGAGACCGACGCCATGCGAGACCTGGCAGAGGTCATGCAGGGCAGCCCGGAGCTGAGCACCCGATTCCAGAAGGTCGCCATGGAGGCCCTGGCTCCTCTGCGGCCGGAGGACGAGCCACAGCCCCTCGACCACGACGGTCTGATCATGCACAAGGAGCGGGGCCTCCCCCGGCTCAACCCGCTGGTCGAGGCCGCCCTGATCGAGCGTGCGCAGTTCGACAACGACATGCCGGAGCTGCGGACTGGTGGGTTGCCTCGCGGGGTAGCTCCTGCGGTGGCCGTGGACACGGACGTTCGTGACCCGGTGGCCCTGGGCCGGATGCTGACCGACGCCTCTGACGAGGTGGCCGGGAAGATCGAGGCCAACGAGCCTGCCCGCCAGAAGCTCATCGGGGATGCCGCGACCTTGTCGCTGGTCGCGGCTGCGGGGACAGCTCTGACGAAGCAGGCAGAGCGGGATCTGCTGTTCGACGGCAAGGACGACCAGGCGGATGTCCCGGTGTACCGCAGGGGGGCCGTACCAGCCCCTCTGGTGGTCGTGCAGCCCTCCGGCGCTGCCCTGCTGGCCCTGACGCCGGAGGAGCGCAAGCAGAGCGCCTGGACGTTCCTATCGACCACCCAGGGGCGTCGCTCTGCCGTCACTGGTCTGGTCCAGCTCATCGAGGCGAAGCTGACGGGCGAGGGCTTCGCCGTGACGGTGGAGAAGTTCGACCCCAAGGGTCAGGGCATCCTGGCGTACCACGAGTGGTCGGTGGGCATCGACGGGCCGGGTGCGATGCAGCCAGCCTTCAGCCTCATCGACATCGCGGCGGTGAGCATCGCCAAGGGGTTGACCCGGACGATGGGTGACCGGCGGGGTCGGGTGACCCTGGATGTCACGCCCATCAACACGGTGGACATCCGGTCGGTCGGCTGGGCGGGTCGGTTGCGGTCGGGGGACCCGATTCTTCCGGCGGCGGGGTAGACCAGGCATGATCGACGACTTCATGTACGCCCGTGACTACGCCGAGGACAAGCAGGCGTGGGTCGTTGTTGTGGTCCCGCCTGAGGCGCTCAAGGACGCACAGAACGCGCTGGTGGCTGTGGCCAACGGGCACCAATTCAGCGGTCGGACACTCCGACTCCCCCGTGGGGGCTGCGTGTCCCTGGTCCCGGTGACCAACCAGAGCTTCCTGCCTGACGACCAGCCCTTCCACGTCATGTTCGCGGGGTGGGGTGGGAAGACGACCCAGGCACAGGAGATGGCACGGTGGCGGACAGCAGCAAGCAGGACGGTAAGCCGGGCCGCGTAAGCGTCTGGACGTTCCTTATCCGGGGCGGTGAGCCCTTCGACCTCAAGATCAAGAACAACCTGAGCCCAGCCCTGAACCACGATGGTCGGATGACCCTCTGGAAGATGGTGGGTACTGATGATGAGGCCGCCAGCGTCGAGGCATGGGTCAAGGGACCCCTGATCGGTGCTCGGGTCGAACGTCACACAGAGGTCGAGGACGCAGAGATGCTGGCCATCCGAAATGAGCGTCTCGGTCGGGAGAGCTGATGCCCATCTACGATAACCCGCTTATGGGTCCCTCTGGGTATGGGCACTTGCGGAATCTATGAGATCAGGAACACCCGGACAGGCATGTCGTACCTCGGGTCCTCTCAAAACATCACCAAGCGATGGTGGAGGCACCGTAGGGACTTGAGGTTGGGGGTCCACCACAACCACCACCTCCAAAGGTCCTGGGAGAAGCATGGGGCTCAGTGCTTCACCTTCTCGGTGCTGCTGCCATGTCCGCCCGACTGCCTGCTAGCCAGGGAACAGGAGCTTCTCGACCAGGCCCCAGCGGGCAGCCTCTACAACCTGGCGTTTTTGGCTCAGGGGGGTACGAGGCTGGGTCATCGGAATACCCCAGAGCACAATGCTGCGATCAGTCGCGGGAACAAGGGGAAGCCTGCCTGGAACAAGGGGGGCAAAAACACCTGGGCGCAGGCGGCTGCGAGTTCACGGGTGGCCAGGTACTCGAACCAGATCGTTGCAGAGCACCTGGACGGTAGGGTGTTGAGCTTTTCCCACGCAGCCCAGGCTGCCCGAGAGATGGGCCTGGGAAGAACTTCGGTCAAGAATATCCTCAAGGGGTACAGCCAGAGAACTCGTTCGGGTTGGACCTTCCGGTACGAAGCGAGATAGGAGATCCCCATTCCAATTTACGAGTTCAAGTGCGACGACTGCGGGCACCGATTCGAGAAGATCCAGGGGCACACTCGCCCGAACCCACCGTGCCCCAACCCCTCAGGATCGCAGCCCCCCGAAGCCGTCCAGGTCCTCTTCGATGAGCCTCCGACGGCCTGCGGTGGCCCGTCTGAGAAGGTCATCAGCCAGAGCACGTTCCACCTCAAGGGCTCTGGCTGGGCGTCGGACGGCTACCAATAGCTCATCTATACGGCCCCACAGGTACCAGGGGAGATCCCCCTTACAACCTGTGGAGACACCACGATGAGCACTCGAACGGCAGCACAGACGAAGAAGGGCCTGCGGAAGAAGCTGATCCGCCTGGCACACGACCACCCTGAGAAGCGGGCCTCCGTCTTCCCCATGCTGACGAAGCTGGGCGTGGACGTGAGCAAGCTGGCCGCTCCCAAGACCGCTGCTGCTGCGCGGGTCGCCGCCATGCTGGAGAAGCTGGCCGCCGACGAGAGCGATCCCAAGAAGGCCGCGAAGCTGCTCGCCCGGCTGGCGAAGGGCGACAAGATGCCGCCGGAGCTGCTGGAGAAGTTCGAGAAGAAGGACGACAAGAAGGCCAGCGTCGGCAAGGTCGCCGTCAAGCCGGAGACAGAGGACTTCACGAAGTGGGTGATGTCCACGCAGTCGCCGATGTCCGCGAGCGAGGTCGAGAGCTTCGTGAGCCGGACGCTGGGCATCAAGACCAGCCCCCCGCAGAAGGGCCGGAGTGGTCCGCGCTTCCAGAAGGGCGACCAGGTCCTCGTCTGCGCCGCCAAGCACAAGGGCTCCGGCCTGGGCACCTACAAGCTGTACGACCAGAAGGTCGGCACCTGTGTCGGTGCTGAGGGCGACGACCTCATGCTGGCCATCAAGGGCGAGCCCGCCCCCATCCGGTTCGAGCAGGGCATGAAGGCCCGTGGCGTCGGCGTCTACAAGTACAGCGCGGCCTACGCCATCAAGGGCTCGGCCAAGGTCGAGATGATCTACCACGCGGGCGGCAAGCCCACGAAGGATGCGATCATCGTCGTGGACGCCTACCTCGGTCGCGGACGCGGCACCGAGAAGCGGCAGGGGACCTACTACACCGGCCACGTCGTCATGGCTTCGGTCGGCAAGAATGGCTACTACTTCCGGGGCTACCCCCAGCAGCGGATGGACATCGACGCCAAGACCTGTGCGGGCGATGGCTTCCGCCCCCGCACGTTCAACCCGAAGGTGGGCAAGGTCTTCTACATGGGCGTGCTCGGACACCGCCCGAGGAACTGGAAGGACGACCTGGAGAAGCTCTCGGCGGCTTCAGAGGCAAGCTGACCCGACCCTGACTCAGAACGAACGAAGCCCGCTCCTGTCGCCAGGGGCGGGCTTCGTTGCGTGAAGGGAACGCAGGGGAGGGAATCGAATCCTCCAAGGGCGGGGGCTCCCGGTGGGGTCTGGGGTGTGCTCCCCTCTCCCGGTGTCGGCCACACATCCCGCCAGCTTCCAAACCTGCGTCAGGTCAGCAGTAGATGAGTCGGTCCGCCGTGCGCTGTCGCTCTCGGTACTCGGCTCGCTCTCGGTCCTGCTGCGCGATGTCCTCTTTGATGTGCCTGCGAATCACGGCCCGGTAGGCGTGGTCACCGGCCTGATCCACGGCATCCCGCTTCATCTTCGCCGTGTGCCAGTGCTCCCAGCCCTCTGATTCGCGTGCCGTTCGTGCTGCGTCTCGCGCTGCTCGTGCTTCGGCGTACATCGCCTCCTGCACGATTGCTGCCGCGTCACTGATCGCCTGGCACTGGGCGACGATGCGGTCCAACCACTCCTGTTCCTTTGCCGTCGCCTTGATCATCGCGTCCTCCTGTTCGCCGTGCTGCCTTGAAGTTGAACCCGGTGAGGTTTCCCTACCTCCACCCCATCGTCCTGTTGATGTCCGGGGGCTCTGGTTTTGACCGGCGACTCCGGGTTCAACATCAAGGCAGCACAGCCGTCCTAGTACCCCACCGTTCGCAGGAGGGTCGTTGCGTGTTCCGCGTCGGCAGCCTCGAAGCAGGCTTCCCACGTATCCGTCTGGCTGCACTCGCCCGCCGCCATGAGCACTCGGTCCTTGGGGCCGACGTACTGGTCGAACCAGTAGAAGGTGCTCCCGCCGATGGAGAGGATGATGAGGGCGATCCAGATCCAGTCGTATCGCTTGTCCATGCCGCCGCTCCTAGAAGTAGGTGATGGTGATGTTGCCCGACGCCACGTTCTCCAGCGCCTCCTGGGCCAGCTCTTCCGAAGCGTACTGGAGCGGCATGTCGTCAGCCCACATCTCCGGCTCGCCCCACTCAGAGCAGTCCGGCTCCGGCTTGTGCTCATCGAGGTACTGCGGGCAGACCTCGATGTAGACCCCGTCCTTGTTGCGGGCCACTCGGCCCCACACGCCTTGCTGGTCGATCTGCACGATGTCCGTGCTCACGTCCAGCGGGTAGGGGGTGCCAAGGCCGGTGGTGGTCATCGTCGGTCGCTCTGCCATGTTCGGTATCCGTCCTTCACACCTACTACTGACCCCACGGCCATTCTGAGCCCCCATTTTAGGCTCAGAACACGAATCTCCTCCGTAGTAGATGTGAAGGACGGAAGCATGACCCGACGACGACAACTGGCTGGCCTGACCATCGCGGAGTACCTCGACGACGAGGCCGAGCAGGCAGCCGCCCGCACCCGCAAGGAGCAGGAGGAGGCCCGAGTAGCCGCCTGCCTGTTCACGCTGGAGGAGATCCCCGAGGGTGGTCTGTTCCGCGTCGAGTCCGGCGACAAGTGGGAGCCCTGCACGGTGCTGATCACCAGCAGCCGCCAGAACGCCTTCGATGCCGCGAACGGGTCGATGGTCGATACGCTGCGCGAAGACCGGGTGACGATCCAGGTCTACGAGTCCAAGGGCGATGACTTCGCCCACCTCGCCTTCGTGCGGAAGCCGGGAGCCCGCCGGGCGTTCATGGACCGACACGGGAACACGGCAGCCTGACTGTGCGGGTAGGGTGTCCGACCCTTCATCCTGGAGCACCCGCATGGCCTTCACTCCCATCTACCTCAAGCCCTTCACCTGGTTGGACACCGAGACGACCGGACTCGACGAGAACGAGAACGACATCATCGAGATCGCAGCCGTCCGGCTGAACCTGGACGGGACCGAGTCGGTGAGTGAGTCCAAGGTCAAGATGGAGCGGCCCGACAACGCCCACCCGAAGGCGCTGGAGGTCAACGGCTACACGGAGGAGGCGTGGAAGGACGCGGAGGACCCGGCGGTCTTCTGGCAGAAGGTCGCCGACAGCGGAATGCTCTCCGACTGCATCGTGGCCGGGCAGAACGTGAAGTTCGACACGGGGTTCCTCAACGCGACGTTCAAGCGGCATGGCGTCACGGTCAAGGGCAAGCCCTACCGCGTGGACTACCACGTCTACGACACCTGCACGCTGGCCATCGAGCACCTCTACCCGTGGCTCTCCAGCGTCTCCCTGACGCCCGTGTGCGTCGCCCTGGGCATCCCGGTGAACAACGCCCACACGGCACTGGCCGACGTGCGGCTGGCGATGGCTGTGGACAAGGAGCTGAAGCGAGCCACCAACGCACAGCAGGCAGAGTGGGCCAGGGTCATCCCGGCCCGGCTGGAGGCGTGGGTGATGGCAGACAAGCCGAAAGTCTGGCCGCCGGTCAACTGACGTTTTTTCCGGTTACGAACGATTCTCCGGGTCGGGGGTTCACCTCTAGGTGCGTGGGGTAGAGGTTCTGACTACAGACTGGCAGGGACGACAGTGAAGAAAAATCCTCGCGTTCACAGAGAAATGCTCCCCGCCGACCTGGCAGCGGCTCTCCTGAACGTGCCCTTCGATGCCGAGGTTGCTTCACAGCCGGAGTTCCACCAGAGCATCGGCCAGAGGTTGACCGCCGCGAAAGCAGAGCTGGAGGCCGCCACGGTCGCGGCGAACCAGGTGCTGTCCTCGAACCCTCTGATGGAGATCATCGCGGAGCACGCAGCCCGTCTCGTGGGCCGTCGTGGGCGACCCACGGTGGTCGTCGCCAGCTCCGGCGACGTGATGCTGGAGATTCACTACCTCGCGGCGGGTGACCCCTTGCCGCCTGCGGTGCCGTCCAAGCCCAAGAAGACGAAGATGCCGCCCATCAGCGAGATCCGCCGCGAAGCGGTCCTTCTCGGCATCGACCCGACCCCCTACGGAAAGAACAAGACCCGGCTCATCGCAGCCGTCGATGCGGCCAAGGCGGTCGTCTCTCCTCCTGCGGCTCCGAAGCCATCAGCCCCGAAGCAGAAGCGGATGAAGACGGCCCCGGCCATCACCCCGGCGGTGCCCGTCGAGCTGGTAGGCCGCAAGGTCATCCCGCTGGATGTCGATGACGACGACGACGATCTGTCGTCCTTGTTCGCAGACGACCCCCCGAAGGCCCCCGCTCCGAAGCCACCAGCCCCGGAACCCCCCGCCCCGAAGTCGAAGTCGAAGCCGAAGCCGCTCTCGAAGCCCCGCCCGACCCCTGCGTCCCCGAAGCGGGGCACCCCCGCCGTGAAGGCCGCCGCTCCGAAGCGGATGGGTCGGTCGCTGTCGGCCATCGCCCAGAACGCCGAGAACGAGGTGGACATCGACGCCATCCTCGCCAAGCCCGCTCCGAAGATCCCCCGCGAGGACTAGTTCTCCGGTGTTGAGCCTATACGCCTCGGGAGGTAGAGCATTGCGCTCCGCATCCCAGAGGTGTTCGTGTCTTCATGGTGGGTCAACAACAGCGGTCTGAATCTGCTGAAGGGTGTGAACGACGACACCGACAACCCCATCCGGTTGTCGGACGACTACATCCTCTCGTTCCTCCGCATGATCCCCGCTGCACGCGCCTCCTTCGAGGCACTCGTCCCGAACATGCTCCCTGACGAGCAGGACCGCCTACGGGCGCTGGCTACGTCGGCCGAGTTTCTATCGGTGGACCTCAAGGCCAAGGAAGACCAGTTCCAGTCGGTCTTGAACAAGGCCGGAGTCCGTACCTCGGGCCGCTACGGCGGGACCCGCAGAGGAGGGAACAACTGATGGGCGTGCCGAACGGTCTGACCGAGAAGTCCCCACTCCAGAGCAAGAAGTTCGTGGCGTTCCTGGTCGGCGAGATGACCTGGAAGGTGGTCCTGCTGACCCTCCTGATCGTGGGGATCAAGGAAGCGAAGATCGACTTGTTCATCGGCAGCATCGCGCTGGCCATCGTCATCATCGCCGGAGCCATCGAGGCGCTCTACATCGGCGGACAGGCGGGGCTGGACAAGTACACCCGCATCGCCCAGATCGCGGCCAGCGCGGGCCAGAACTTCCAGATTGGCGACATCGCCAGCACCAACGGACAGCACCCGAAGCTCCCGGCAGTTCCGCCGGAGGCCGTACCCGCACCCGAAGTTCCCGTCGAGTCTGATGAAGACGACGAGGAGGACGGGTAGTGTCTTGCCGTTCAAGCCAGATCCCTTGGAGGACACCGTGAAGCGTCTGATCCTGCTGTTGGTCTCCCTCGCCTTCGTGACCGCCCTGGTGGGCTGTCCGAAGCAGTACGTCGTCCGCGACTCCACGGTCTACCAGACCGAGCTGAACCAGTACGACGCCTGGGCCGTCAACCAGGCCGCTCTGCTCAAGGGCTTCATGGAGTCGGGCTGCCTCTGCGACGACGCTCAGGTCTTCGAGACCAAGGAGTGCCGTGACTCTGCTGACTACGTCCTGACCATCGGAGCACGCGCTCCGTGGCACAAGGCGATGGCGCTCTACAACGCGAGCATCACGACAGAGCGCCCGCCGGAAGTCCCGCCGGAGATCCCGCCCAGCAGCTCCCTCTGCCCGGAGCTTCCCCCGACCATGGTTCCGGTGGCGGCTCCCGTCCCCGACCTGACCCCGACGACCCCCGAAGGCGGTGAGTGATGGACTTCAAGAGCATTCTCGACGGTCTCGTTGACACCCTCGGCCAGGCCGGTGTCGATGCCCTCTCCGACAAGTTCGACGACCTGGCCGGTGACGCCGACCAGCCGTGGAAGGCGACGGCTCTCGCCCTGCTCGGTGATGCCGTGGACGCACACGGGATGGAGGGGATCGACATGGCTCGCAAGGCCATCGACTCCCTCATCAACAACGAGGTGCCGGACATCGACTTCGCCAGCCCCCGTACCGCTTCCGACTTCGTAGCGAAGCTCCAGAACGCCGAGGCCGACGACAAGATCGCGGCTCGTGACTTCGCCGTGAAGGTCGGTGACACGTTCGGTCAGGTCTTCGCGGGGCTCATCAAGGGCCTCATCGCCAACGCCTGAACAGGAGAACACCATGTCGTACAAGCCCCCCGCCTCTCGTATGCGCCAGATCAAGGCAAACGCCCCCGCGCCCATCCCCAATCCCAAACATGCCGTGAACGTCATGCAGGCCATCGAGCAGGCCGCCATCGCGCAGGCTGAAGCAGTCGAGGCTGAAGTTCCCGTCGAGGTGGCCGAAGAAATCCACGTCCCCGTGGGGATCGTGGAGGTCGTCATCAAGCCGGGTGATGACGGGCTGTTCGGCACCGAAGACGACGACGTGAGCATCGGTGCTCGCGACGGCAAGCACGACGGCAAGCACACGGGCCGGGAGCACGGCAAGGACCACGACCACGAGGACCACGGCGAGCCCGAAGTGGACGACGACGAGCCCCTGGTGGCCGAAGCGCCCTCCGTCGAGGACACGCTCGACGTGGAGCCCGTGGACGAGCCCGAAGTCGAGGACGAGCCGGAGGCCAAGGCAGATGTCGAAGCCGAGCCGGAGGTCGAAGAGGACGTGTCGGACGACACCGACGCGGACGAGCCCGCCCCGTTCGATGACGACTCCGACGATGAGGGTGTGGCTGCCGACGAGGTGTCGGAGAAGCCCACCTACGACATGGGCATGACCAAGAAGACCCTGCTCGCTGTCGCCGATGCCCACGATGTCGAGATCGTCGGCAGCAAGTCGAAGCGGAGCATCATCGCCGCCCTCGACGCGCACTTCGCCTAGCCCTCTGGAGACCCGTGCCCCACTCCCGGATGCGGGTTCTCAAGTACATCCCCGAGAAGCTGTACGGCTTCTTGCGGGATGACTCTGGCTTCGAGGTCTTTTTCCACCTGGCCACCTTCCAGTCCGGCAGCGATGTCGAGATTGCTCGATGCGAGGGCTGCCCCGGCTCCCCTCGCTGCGGCATCACGGGGGACCCGCCCCCGCCGATTCTTGGCGAGCTGGTGGATGTCGAGTACCCGGCGGGTGAGCCTGGCGGGAAGGCCCCACGGGCTGACCGGGTGGAACGGGTGACCGCTCCGGTGATGCTTGTCGGAGAAGTTGAGTCGTTCGACACGCAACGTCGGTACGGTTTCATCATGGGAAGCGACCGCGTGAGCTATCACCTCCACGAGAGCGAGGTCGTCGATGGACGGCTCCCGATCTCTGGCAAGCGGGTCATCTTCTTCCCTGGCCTGCGGGAAGGCCGTCCCCGCGCATGTCACGTCCAGGTGTGTCGATGAGTGATGACAAGAAGATCGGCAAGCACGGTGGGGTCAACGTCTTCGGCGGCAAGAATCGCCGAGGGCTGTACGTCCCCATGTCGGAAGACGAGCAGGAGGTCATCCACCGGCTCGTAGAGGCCGAGGACATCCAGCTCATCATCCACGGGTGGGGCACGCTGGACAGGCCCCGGTTCCTTGTGGGCGACCACCGGATCGGCGTCCAGTTCAAGCTGACGTTCAACCGGCCCGCCGCCCCCATGCCGCTGTACTTCCTGGACCTGGAGCTGATCACCCGGACGGGCATCAGCCTGGTCAAGGAACGGCTCCCGACCATCCTCAACGGCCAGCCGGTGAACGTCTGTGCTGGCGTGTTCCTGGACCTTCAGTGGGACATCGCCATGCACAGCATGGACCCCCGCCTGGTGAAGCTGCTCAAGCCCGGAACCCTGGGGCTCACTTCCCGTCGTCAGGACAAGGACACGGGCGAGATGACGGCACGGGGCAACATGAAGCTCGATGCCAAGCAGCGGAAGGCCCTCCAGGAACTGGAGACGGCTCAGGCTGCGAACCGGGCCGAGGATGTGCGGAGGATCGTCAAGGTGACGAAGGACGCAGGCTACGAGGTCAAGAAGACCGACAAGGGGTTCGAGGCTCCCGACCTGGACTAGGTCCGTACCCGAACCCACCGGCAGCAGTCGTCGTACTTGATGAGCCCCGCTCGCTTGAGGATGTCCCGAGCCCGCTGGGCTCTACGACCGTTGCCGGTGTCCTTGACGGAGACCGCCAGCCCCTCATGGATGCGGTGGTAGCCCGTCACAACCTGTTCGCCGGTCAGGGGCTCCCCGTCCACGGTCCATGTCTTGTGCCAGAGCCGCACCAGGAGGGCGTTGAACTCCTTGCCGGACATGGCCGTCACATCAGGCATGAGCGTCCATCCAGCCGTCGATGGACCAGCCGTTCGCGGTGTAGCCACGGTTCAAGGCGAAGACGTGTCCCGCCTCGGCTCGTGCCTGCATCCAGTCGGTGTAGGCCGCGTCGAACTCGACGTTGATGGGGGTGCTGTTGTTGGCGGTGCTGGTCCGCCGGGCGGAACCGAAGGGGAGCTTGGCGTTGGCCATGAGAGCGGCATACGCCTTGTCGAGACGTGCCTTCGTGGTGTTCACTCTGAGCGTGGCCATCTTGTACTCCGTCCTTCACATCTACTACGCAGCGGGCGGGGCACCTGAGCCCGCTAGTCC